GGCACCAGTACTTCCCTGAATACCTGTAGAGCCAACAATACCAGTGGCACCTGTAGCGCCTGCACCAGTGGCACCAGTACTTCCCTGAATACCTGTAGAGCCAACAATACCAGTGGCACCTGTGGCGCCGGTGGTACCTGTACTTCCTTGTGGTCCTGTAGCACCTGTTGCGCCTATAACGCCGGTAGCACCGGTTGCTCCGCGGGCACCGGTTGCACCGGTTACAGAGGCAAAATTAGCATCAAGTTCGCTTGCTGCTACTGGACCTGATTGGTTGGCAAATATATATGGAACAGTCATTTGAATCCTAAGTGTATGTTAACTGATATTTATCCAGTATTTGTGCCAGTAAAGGCCAGAGAGTGATCTGTATTGTCGACCCAGGTAAGAACTTCGCTGTAGTCGTTAACCCATATGATTTGATTAACTTGTGGAATACTTTGAGTAATTGTTCGTTTAGGGAACAACAAATATTTGTTATATTCTGTAGTATTATTGTCGCTATACATGTCAACCGGTGCTGTAAATAACAGGCTATTCTCATCGAATATGGTGCCGAGAGCCGGATCAGTATTAACATCAAATGTAGTTAAGTTTGGACCCGGAGCAGGATTAGCATTTGGTTGTGGGTCCCATCGTTGAGCTTCACGATCCCAGTTCTTAGTTAAGAAGTTATCTAACTCGTAACGGTCAGCTTCAAAATCTACTAAATTAAGCTGTGCTCCAAATTGTGTCGCAATATTATAGGCAATTTGCCCACTTTGACCCGGGTTAGTATAGGCCAAGACCCAGGCACGAGTAAATCCTAAAACTGTTCCATTGTCCTGACGACTCAACATCCAACGCGGTAATACATTACTAACTTGTCCTACTACATCAATCACTTGATCGCGCATGTTTTGTAAACTGTTGGGATAGACCGAATCAATTTCAGTAATTTCGTTTCTGTTAATAGGAAAAGCCAGGACCACTTGTTTATCTACACTAATGTTATCATTGTTAACTAGATCATCAACGACTTCGCTGTAGACTACTTCATAGATCACATTGCCCTGATCGTCACGAGCCTGGGCAGTTTTAATTTGTCCAAGCACTAAATTTTTCCAATAATGATTAAGATTCATACTGGCAACATAGTCATCATAGTTAACGGCTGTAAGTCCATAGGCATGATTATAGATCACACGGCTGGCCACCCCAAAGTTAGGATCATCATTGCGATAAATTAAATTAGGATTAAAAATAGTTGGATTTTGTAATAAACTATTCAACAGATCGCGATCATCCTGCGGAGGCATGGCCTGTATGTACAAATTATCGTAGGGCTCTTGGTAGCGACGTACTACTCGAATTGAGAATGTTTTATTTACATTAACCAGGCCATCAACACTATACGCATTGACTGTGAATACAGCTACCATGTCAAACGTTGTTGGTTCAAGTACAGTATTAAGTCCAACATCAAATGTTGTAGTGCCGCCATCTAAAGCAAATGTATCAAAACTTACACGACCTGCAATATTTCCAGATGTTAATAGTTCTAAACCTTGTGGTAGTCGGCTGGCACTTCCGGACAGTAATTGATACTGTAACGAAATGCCAGAAACGGTAACTGCCTTGACATAAAAAGTGCTGGTAGCTCCGTTATCAATCGACCCTAAACTACTAGGATTTCGGGCTCGCTCAATTGGGTCAGCAGGAGTCAACCAAACAACGTCTGTGTTTATCGGTCCAGTTATAGTTAAACTAAAAGTATATGGAGGACTAAAATTGCTGGCTATTACTCCCCCGGACACATAATTAGCAGTGGTAGAGCTAGCATATGTTACCGAAGTAGTAGTGCAGGCAGTAACAGTATAGCCTCCGTTATACATGGCTGGATTCACATTGGCAACCACAATTGTTTCACCTATTGGATACGGTGGTGTAGGTTGTGCGGCAAAAGTTACTGTGACCGTTGTTCCGTTACCCGATATACCAGTTATAGGAGTTACAAAGTCGTTTGTTTCGGCCGCAATAATATCAAATGTATAATCGGCAGATACTACACCACCGTAGGGTATAAAACCATAGAGCCAGCCAGTGGTAGGGTCAAGTGTTAGACCTGGCGGAAGATCAGTGGTGGCAATAAATTCAAACGTATTGTAGTACGGATCAAATCCAGTAAATTGAAATGCATAAAAATTATCACTACGAGTAGAACCAATGCTACCTGGCACAGTAGTAATGATTGGCGTTTGGATAGGTGTTTCGTCTGCGGTAGGGAATGTCTGGTCTGCCGAGAGATAAAGCTGATTTGGTGGCGGTAGTGGATATGCATTGTCGGCAGTCATTGTTGCACGAGCAAATATCAAAATGCTAAATGTCCTTACATCTGTTGAGGCTCCGTTGGTAACTCTTAACGTAAATGTGTAAGTGTGCTGAGTGATATGTGTAGTAAAATCAGGAGTAATATAACCAGAAATTACTCCTTTGTTAGATATAGTCAACCCTGGTGGCAAAGATCCATCAATTAGGGTTACTACATTTATAGAACTTGGATTAAGGTCAGTATATTCTACTCGAAGGTCATATACTTGTGTTCCATCATTATAAGTGGCTATACGACCAGCCGGTGTACGCCAATTTACAGTAGCTGATCCTGTTACTGTTATTGCAAATGTACGATCTGCTAGAGCGTTTGGTATGGATATTCCAGCGGCAGTGTGTATAGTATAAGCACGTACCACAAATTGACTGGTAGTATCATGTGTTACATCCAACGGAACTCCTTGTACTGTAGCCGGGGTCTGGGGATTTCCTGACAAAATACCAGTTTCGGCGACTTGAATACCCGGTGGCACTCTGCCTGCTATAACTTGATAGTATACTGTATCGTCAGCAACAGCTACTAATGGAATACTATAGAACACACCTTCTGGTATAGTTCCTAAACTTCCAGGAGGAGTAATCCATACTGGCTGTGCCATATGTTAAAGTCTTCCAACAACTATTTCTATTGTTCCAACGTCACCATCAAATGCCTCTAGTGCCTTACCAATTACTGTGCCCATTGCTGGATCAGCTTCGGCACGGGCACGACCATTTCCAGCCGATACCATCATAGCACCACGGGCCACAGGACCTTGAACTTGACATGGTACACGTCCTGCTAACGCTACAGCAACAGCGTGAGCTCCTGTCAATCCAGAATTCATTAGGTAAGCAGGATCGGTTGAAACTACCCCAGCTACTGCGGAGTCGTGGTCCTGTGTGCTGATTGTGATTTCAGCTGAACCGCCAAAACTTACAACAGTACCCGGCGAGTAATCAGCATCAGCTAGATATTTCTCGGCCAAGTCGGCATACTGAGCTGACGTTGCTTTAGCAAACACTGTGTTAAATTGATTACTAACACTGCCAATATTTCCTACTGCATTTCCTGCAGTTGCTATTGACGGAACTGTAAGTACACCGGTAGACGGATTATATAGTAATCCTGGATTATCTACATATATGGTGCTGATATTTCCTGCAAACGCTGCAGCAAAAGCTAGATAAAAATCAGCCGCAGTACTAGTATCTTGTATTGTTAACGTAGCATTAGCACCTGTGGCTCCTACTCCGGTTGCGCCAGTTATTCCTGTTGCGCCTTGAACTCCGGTTGCCCCTGTGGCACCAAGTCCTGTAGCACCCGTGGCACCTGTGGCTCCTTGACCTGCAAAAGTTCCGGGTATACCTGTAGCGCCTGTTGGTCCGGTTGCGCCTGTACTACCTGTAGCGCCGCCTGGACTTCCAGAAGCGCCTGTTGGTCCTGTGGCACCAGTGGCACCAAGTCCTGTGGCACCTGTGGCACCTGTACTTCCTGTTACCCCTGTACTTCCTGTAGCACCACCTGGACTTCCAGTAGCGCCTATTGGTCCTGTACTACCTGTAGCGCCTGTTCCACCAGTGATACCTGTACTTCCTTGTAATCCTGTACTTCCTATAGGACCAGTAGCACCCGTAGCACCCGTGGCACCTGGTCCTGTTGCTCCGACTGGGCCACTTGGTCCAGTAGCACCTGTAGCGCCGCCTGGGCTTCCAGCAGGACCAGTTGATCCAGTAGCGCCCACACCTGTGGCACCTGTGGCACCTGTACTTCCTGTTATTCCAGTAGCACCAGTAGCTCCTACACCAGTAGCTCCTGTTAAACCAGTAGCACCCGAAGCACCAACTCCAGTTGCGCCTGTAACTCCTGTGCTGCCTTGAATACCAGTGGCACCCGGTACCCCAGTTGAACCTGTTGATCCGGTTGCGCCAACTCCAGTAGCGCCTGTAACTCCTGTGCTGCCTTGTGGTCCTGTACTTCCAGTGGCACCTATAACTCCAGTTGCGCCTGTTGCGCCTGTACTTCCTTGTAGCCCTGTACTTCCAGTTGCACCTATAACTCCAGTTGCGCCTGTTGACCCAGTAACGCTTGTGCCGGTGGCACCGGTAACACCTGTACTTCCCTGTGGTCCTGTACTTCCAGTAGCACCTGTAACCCCACTTGCCCCTGTGGCACCAACTCCAGTTGATCCTGTAACTCCTGTGCTTCCCTGAATACCGGTGGCACCGGTGGCACCTACTCCAGTGGCACCTGTAACTCCTGTACTTCCTTGTGGTCCTGTACTTCCAGTGGTACCAACTACACCTGTTGCTCCTATTACACCAGTACTTCCTTGAACGCCTGTGGCACCTGTGGCACCTATACCAGTTGCGCCAGTGGCACCAGCAACTCCAGCAGCGCCAGAAAGATTTACACTCCACGGAGTATGAGCTCCGGATCCGGTGGTTGAGGTTATATTAGTAACCATTGCACCGTTACCTGTGGCATAACTGGTTACAGTACCGCTCATGGTATTGGCAATGTTGTATGCAATAATTACAGGTTGTCCAATGGTCCAGGCTAATCCAGTGTCAACTGTAAACGATTGTGTTCCTGTGCCAATAGTTAATGTATTGGCGGTTGTAGTAGAATATTGATCTCCACGAAGGCCAGTGGCGCCAGTTGCGCCAACGCCAGTAGCACCTGTACTTCCCTGTAATCCTGTACTTCCAGTCGCGCCTACAACTCCCGTTGCACCAGTAACTCCGGTGCTTCCTTGTATGCCTGTGGCACCCGTGGCACCAATACCAGTGGCACCAGTAACTCCAGTGCTTCCTTGAATGCCAGTGGCACCTGTTGCACCAATACCAGTAGCACCAATAACGCCAGTACTTCCTTGCGGTCCTGTACTTCCGGTTGCACCTATACCAGTTGCGCCAGCAGGACCAGTTGACCCAGTGGCACCCGAAGCACCTATACCAGTTGCGCCAGTTGCGCCGGTACTTCCTTGTGGTCCTGTACTTCCAGTTGCGCCTACAACTCCTGTACTTCCAGTTGCGCCTGTACTTCCTTGTAATCCTGTACTTCCGGTTGCTCCATCTGGACCCGTACTTCCTGTGACTCCAGTGGCACCTGTGGCGCCCACACCAGTTGCTCCCGTTGGACCTGTACTTCCTGTTATCCCTGTGGCGCCCTGAACCCCAGTTGAGCCTGTTGCACCAGTTGCACCTGTACTTCCCTGTGGACCTGTACTTCCCTGTGGTCCTGTACTTCCAGTGGCACCAACTACACCAGTTGCGCCAGTTGCACCTGATTGATTAGTCCAATATCTGGTTCCTAACGTATCACTGGCTAGAACTTGTCCTGAGAATGCAGGAACACCAGCATTTGGTTCTGAAACTTGCGTTGATGTCCATTCGTATCTATCTGCCGGAGCATCAGCTGGCGGTGTTGTCTGGACACGTCCTGAAAGTAATTTAGCCATTATGGTATAAAGACTCCAAGATTTTGACTAGCGGTAGATCCTTCTGCCGCCGTCCATACATCAAACACATTATCGGCAGTGGCTTTCACTTGCAATTGATCTCCATTAGCCGTCGCATTACCGGTTCTCTTTAAAAGACTTCTGCCATTTAATGGAATATATGCTGTATCATATGCAGGAACAACAGCAGTGCCAAAATTAATTACATTACCAGATTCTTGTAACAATTGAACTGTCAAGGACTGTTGATTACCACTTTTGTTTACAATTGACAATGGGGTAAGAAAAAATATCTGTCCAGGTACAATTGCCCGTTCAGGAAATAGTGGATCACGTTGTTCATATTGATTTGCAGGATCTGGCACTGAGTAGTCAGGACAGTTGGCACCCGGAATAGTAGTAAATGTACCGGCGGGTACATTGGCTAATACAAGATTTTCTGGATATCCAGTAGATGGTGTACGGCAATAAATTCTAGACATTAATAAAACTCCTTCTTTAGAAACCGCTAAACGCAATAGCGGATTTTGTAGCAATTCGGCTAACAGCAGAATCAAACGGTGGACCGGATAATTCGCCAGTGTCGGCATCAATTCTCATACCGCCAACAAATAGTGCAGATCCTTGATCATCCTGTCCACTGGCAATAACTACTCCATCATTTCTCTCAACAATACTAGCTTCTAGATTACTTCGGTTAAACACTGGCGGAATTTTTGTCAATGCTACTCCGGCCAATACACCGGTCCAGGTATGACTAATAGCTGTAATGGTACTTGGTTGAGTACGTTTAGTTGGAGTAAGCACAGTTGACTCCAATGAAACAACCAAGGCAGTAATAATAGCATCTGATGCAGCATTCACTCCTGGAAGTGCGATCATTTGATCGCGCATGTTTTCCCAGGAGAACAAGAACGCAACCAATTTGTCTGGATCAATTACCGAATCACCGACAACATTAAAAAATCCTTTGGAAAAATTTTCCATTGGAATTTCGTCGGCACTTTGTAATACCCAACTTATACATTGTATAAAATTTGCGGCATCACGCCGTGTGTAGAATTCATCAGTTGGAGTCCATCCTGTTGTGTAGCCACCAGCTACCAAGGCCGCCCACATATTGTTAACAATCGAGGCGCTGTTAGCATCAATCGCAGCACCAGCGGCAAGTTGTATACTCAACGTAACTCCGGTGACTCCGGTTGGATAGATAATTTGTCTTGATCCTTCTGACCATAAAGTAAAATCGCCAAATTGTGTACTACAACTAGATAAAATAATTTGTCCGCCACTGAGAGCCAGGAAATGTTTGTGTGCCCATATGCTGATCGCATTGACCGCATTAACTAGGCCACCATTTTTGGCACAATATCCAATGCCGTTGGCAGTCACAGGAGTGGCACCCCAGGTCATGATGTTTGGAAAAATACTATACTGAGAACAAACTAAACCATCGGCTAGGGCAACGCCAGCGCCACGAGGAAAAAATGGATTACCTGTTACTGGGTTGGTCGGAGGTGGAACATATCCCCAGGTGGGCACTGTTCTAACAGCAATTTTGTGAGCATAGGGAACACGACGAATTACTGCACCTGGACGGAATGAAACAGCAAATCCTTCGGTAGGATTGTCCAAACTGTCTACTCGCCAGCCTTCAAACAGGAATCCTTCAATAAAACAGCCAGAGCCCATACGAAACTGATTACGTTCTTCGTAACCGGGTTCAGGGTATATAATTACACTTCTATGCACTCCGCGAATAATGCAATCATCAGGCATGTCCAAATGACCACGGGTCATGTAGCGACCAGCGCCGACGTCAATTAGGGTTATTGCAGTGGGATCAGCTGCTTTTCTTGCGGTTGCTACTGCTAGAGCATGTTCAATTGTTCGAAATGCGTTTTCCCAGGTGGTACCTGCGTTGCTGTCACTGCCAGTTACTTGTACAAAATAGGTGTTGGCAATCGGATTGTTTGTATTTTGATATAGTTCGGTAAAGTTTTCGTTGGTTTTTTGGAATGCAGTTCGTAACGGGTCACCTAGCCCGTCATTGGGAGAAGTTCCAATATTGATGATCTGCTGTGACATAAAAATCCCTCTTTAAGTTATTTATGGCAAATCCGCTTATAGGATTTTAGAGAGATTTTACAGAATTAATAGGGCGTTCAAAGTACAAAAGATTGTTAACAAACCAACCCATATGGTATCCGCGGTTGGCATATTCAATTAATTCTGCTTCTTTTTCTAGATTTCTCACTAGCCCAGCGGCAGTAATTTTATCTGCCCACTCTTGTTTATCTTTGCAGTTGACGTGCCCAATACCACCTTGTCCAACAGCGGCTGCAGTCCATATGAGTGTACGGTCTACAGTACCAACCACCTGTTTAACTACTAGATCTTCCTGAGCAGGATCTATATGTTCCGCAACTTCCATACAAATAACAGTGTCGGCCCGTTGATCTGTAATGTCAAATAGGCTTAGATATTCTAAATGCTCTTTGCCGTGTACACGATCATCAACATCAATTCCGCGAGCATCGACTCCGCGATCACGCAAGCTATCTACATAAATTCCGGGTCCGCATCCAATGTCCAGCACCGATTTAGGATCTAGCTCGGTTTTAATCCATAAGGCTAATCTATTTGCCCAGGGCTTTTCTTCATCAGCAATGTGATCAAAATTGATACGTTCCGGTCGGGTAGGGTAGGTCTTTTTTAACCAGGCTAGATCACTGCGTCCGGGTGTGGGTTCATACCAGCCGTTGCCAGTGTAGACATTTAACACACTTTGAAAGTATTCTTCGTACATGGGTGCTACTCGGTCAAGGGTAAAGTTTTCCGCCCAGGTACGGCAATTTTGTGGATCAATGCGATCTATATTCTTTGCAGCCCAAACAAATTGATCAAATGTACGGCAACGATAACCAGTAACACCGTGTATATTGTTTTCAGTAAAACTACCCCAGTCTGTAGTAATAGTAGGAGTTCCTGAAAATAACATTTCAATCTGTACACCACCGAATGGTTCTAAGTATTGGCTAGCTACAAATGCCGCTTTGGCATTACTCATTAACTGTTTACGTTTTTCAACGTCAGCATAACCTACAAATTCCACGTGGGGCGGGAATTGAATGTTTTCAGGATTTTGTCCGGCTACTATTAAACGAGCTCCAATCTTTTCAGTAGTCTGTATTGCTATGTCGATGCCCTTGCCCGAATACACACGACCCAGGAACAGGAAGTAGTCGTCTTTTTTGTCATTAAACACAAAGTCGTCAGGATCAAAGTAGTTGGGAATAACAGCATCGTACCAATCTTGTTGACAAGTTCCAACAGCGCCTAGGCCAAGATAGGCATGATAGATAGCATAACTTTCAAAGATTTTCCAACGGGCCCAGTGACCGCCGGCATATCCAATTCCGGGCTCTACACAGATCAAGTCAGGATGCGCATCGCACACAGGACGTACTCCACTACCCCAAAATGGTAAGATAAAGTCGTTCTTTTGTTTGCGTAGGCCTACTTCGCGGATGGCATTTTTAAAAAATGTTTGATAAGCGTGATCGCCCATGTCAAACTTGTAGAAGTTCTTGCGCCAATCGTAGTTGCCATAGGCTTTTTCCAAGTCAGCATTAGTAGTTACTGTAACATGTTCAGTACATTCGAGATCACTATCTTCATGACCGTAGTGAATAATTTCGTGCCCGCGGGCCCGCATCATTCGACCAAATTTGACTACTTTTTGTGTGTAAGCACAGGCGTTGTATTCTTTACTGCTGACTGTGTGAGGTAATCCTAAGATATGAAATCGCATCAATTATGTATGCAAGTCCACAGGTCCTGAAAAATATTATTGTAATTGTCAAATGCTACAATGGCTTCGTCAGCAAGATCTAAAGTTATTCGCTCGTTAAACTTTTTAGCCAAATCACTGCGATTTTCAAATTGGTACCAACGTCCGGTACCAGGTACTCCGCGAGCTATCAGTTTACCACCGTAAAGATCACCCATGTGTCGTACATACACATGAGCAAACAATTGGTCGGCGCGGTCTGACTGTGCCAGCTGATCTAAATATGCCAAGTATTCCTGTGTGCTTGGTAACAACTCTGCTTGATAATCTGGAGCAAGTTCCGCAAGATCCGCTTGCATGTGTTGTGCTCTTGGCAGTTCCTCCATGCCTTCAAACAGGCCAGCTTCAATGGCCAAGCGTTCAAGGTGTTGGTATATGGCAAGCATTTCTGACAGATATACAACATAATCTGGTTTGGTAATTGTGCCACCTAGCAGATACTGTGTAAACGGCAGGTTCTCTACTGCCATGTGTCGCTCGTAGGTAACTTCTCGTAAGACGCTCATGTTGGGCTAAAGCTGGATCCGCAACCACAAGTAGTTACTGCTGTGGGATTTTTAATAGTAAATGCGCTACCATAGTTGTCTTCTTTGTAGTCTACTTCTGCGCCCTGTAAGTAGCCGCCCGACATTGAATCAACTAAAACTTTTACACCTGAAATTTCTAAATCCCAATCGTCTTCGTTTTGCTCTTCATCTAAGGTAAAACCATATTGCATGCCTGAACAGCCGCCGCCCTGAACAAACACACGCAGTTTAAGGTTGGGATTATTTTCTTCTTGAAGAATGTCTTTAATTTTTGCTACTGCTGATTCGGTTACTGTTATCATATTCTTTCGTTACACACGTTCCAGTCAATTATTTTCCAAATATTATCTAGGTACTTCTCTTTGTCCCACTTGTAGTCCAGACTCCAGGCGTGCTCCCACCAGTCGACTAGTACACAGATATCTGTCCTAACCTGATGGTTTGGGATGGTTTTAATCGTGCCCTGTGTGCTAAGATATACCCAGCCCGATCCCTGGACAGCCATGGCCACCTTTTTAAATTCTGCTTTAAAGTCTTCATATGTTTTAAAGTTAGTTTCTATTAGTTCTAGTACGGCACCTCGAGGACGGTTAGCGCCTTTGGGTGACTTTAGTTGTGGAAAAAATTTATTGTGTAAAAAGCTACCGGCACGATTAAAATCAGCATTGCCTTCGCCAGCATTATAGCGTTTAGCATAGCCCTTGGCCAGATGCTCGTAGTGATATTCGATTGTTTCTGCACTCATCACAGGATCTAATGCCTTGTGAGTATAGGGCAGGGGAGTAGTTTCCAGTTTAGCTGGTCTTGTACTTGCTTCTACTAGATTAATTTGATCGCGCATGTTCATACTATTACTTATCTGCGACGTGTAATACGTCCACGGTTCAAATCGTAAGGGCTAAATTCTAGCTCTACTACATCGCCCTGTAACACTTTGATATTGTTTTGACGCATACGCCCGCTGAGATTAGCAAGTACAGGTTTTTCAAAGTTTTCAATTTGAACTCGATACATAGTGTTAGGTAGCACTTCTGCTATAACACCTTCCATTTTAATTACATCTTCTTTGCTCAATTCGGTTTATTATCTCCTCATTTTACTTATGTCTTTTGCTTCTTCGTCAGAGAATACCGGCACCGCATTTGACTTATGCATGGTGCCTATGCCCTTGATTTTGGTGCCAGTGTATTCTTTATCTTGCTGTTTTACGCAGGTAACCCAACCAGTATCTTGGCTAGGTACCGGATTCGTTTCCCTGCCTGGTGGAGTTTTTGGGATAAAGTCTGTAATAGATTTTTTAGGTGCATTGTAGGGTCCTGTACTAAATTTAGGCGCCATCCGTTCAAATTGGATCAACTTACGATCCCATTCGGCTTGCCTTTGTTCTGCTAGTTTTTTGGCTTCAGAACTAGCCCATTTTCTAGGGCCTTTCTTCTTACCAGTTGTGCTTAACCAAGGTCCTTCAAGATGGAATGCCATTATACGAACTCGCAAGTGTTATTCATACTACTATTATAACACCGTGCGAGTATTTGGTCAACCTATTCGTAGAATAAGTGGTGTCCAGTCTTGGTTACAAACTTCTTGGATTTAGCCCAAACAGGGCGTACCGCTGTTGCGTGGAAGTACATAGCACCACCATACTTAAGACGATATTCAGCATAATCGCCGCGGGCAATACCTTCAGCAATGGTCCGGCTTTCCACCCAGCGTTCATCATCAGATTTTGGGTTTTTTGCATAGCCGCCACAGGTCCAACTAAACTGGCATACCGGCACTTGTTCTACTACGGTTTTAGTAGTGATTACTTTTTCAGGTGGGCCAAAATAACCTATCTTGATCATTTCGGTTTGTTTGACTTCGCGGCTTTTAACTACCACGGTGCGGGCTTTGACCACCTCGCATACGGATTTGCCAAAGCGTGGGTCTTGGGCTCGATTTACGGTTACAATACCAACAGCAATTTTGCCTTCAGTTGGTTCGCCGCCCGACTCGTAAAATATGTTACGAGCTAAACACTCAACATCCCGATCAGACAAGAATGGAGTTGCAATTAAATTGACAGTACGCTCAACAAATCTGTTAGCTTGGTCAACAATTTGATCTCTATAAGAGACTTCTGCTGCAGGTACTTCTTGTGCTACAACTACGGTACTGCTTAATGCTACTACTAACGATATAAGAAATTTTTGAAGTTTCATCTTCGTCTCCTCATCGCAATACTGTGCGTGTCAGCGGAGGTGCCCAGGATGGACGCATCGACAGGTGAGATTATGTTGGAGACAGATCAAGACCTCGGGCCTCAGTGCCATACTCTCTAAGCCAACCTTTGTTTCCAGAAGGCTCATACCATTTGTCAATGAAGAGGATTTCCGAAGTCCTCTTTTGTTACCGGACTTGCTTTGCGGCACAAGTCCAATCCGTTTTGGAGTAGATCTAGATTGTAATCCTCCGCTGTTCGAACTTCGACAGCCTGGTTGTGTTTTCTACTCTCTAAAATACTTAGTACTATTCGTTTCATCAGGGTAAAAATCTAGGATTTTTGATAGGTTTCTGCCATAATGTACATACATTATAACAAAATTATCAACTGATGTCAAGCTAATCCATGTTTGTTGAATTCACCAACCAGCCAAGGAAAAACATCACGCCAATTGGTTGATCTACGACGATCCATTTCATTTAAAAAGTTAAACAGGTTTTTGATTTCGGTCAGATTTGGACCTTTGGATCCGGACTGCCGGGCAATGCCGTCAAGATAGCTTTTGCTTGACTGTTGCTCTGGAGTAGCACTGGGTTTAAATTCTAGTGCTTGTTTAAAATCCTCAGCAAAAATATCACCAAATATATCAATAAACATATAACTAGGACTATTTACACTGTTTTGATAGTGATGTACAGTACGGTGTTTGTTCCAAAGCTGTATCTTCTCAAGCAAGTTGGGTAGAGTTTTTACGGTAAGTGGCGTTACAGTCGAACTGATAATCAAATTAATCCAGTCCTGGGCTAACAGATACTCAAAATTCTTTTCCCATTCCACTAGATTTAATGGATATCTTACATATTCTTGTGGTTCTCCCCAGCAGTCTAAACTGGCAGTAATTTCAAACTCTCTTAACTTGTCTTGCTCAACTAGCCGACAAACTTTTTCCACGGTTTTCTGTAGATGCGCTAGACGACAATTAAGATTAGTAAAGATTTGTAATTTAAGTTCGGGTGCAGGGTATTGATCAAACAGTTCTAAACAATCATCTAGTTCGCTTTGATACAAGGGCTCGCCACCAAGTATGTTAAAATTAGTTAAATGCTTTCCATTGACTTTTAGCCATTCAAATATTCGTTGTTTGTTTGAGTCAATATTTTTGCTTTTATTAAATGCAGGACGGCCAAATTTTACATTTTCAGCGTCCCATAGACTGCTAAAATGTGGTCCACAGTACAGGCATTTTAAATTACAAGTGTTATCAAAATAAACTTCAAGTATTCTAGGAGTAACATGTACGGCCAAGGGATTGTTGTCTAGCTCAAGGGGTGCATGAATCCCTGGAAAATTTAAATTTGTTAAGCGATCACTTTGACCACCTGCACGTTCAATATCATGGCAATAGTCACAGCCTACTTCTGGCCATTTGCCTTTGAGCATGCGTTGACGATCGCCTAGTTTACTAGGTGTATTGTGAAAATCAAATGTGTTGGTATCAAACTTATGGTGATTGGTTCTATGACAACTGGCAGTTTCTTCTGTGGTCAAGAATATTGTGCTCCAGTTCCACTTTAATTGACAAGCGGTCTCAGACTTAATTGGAAATATTTTGTTAGATAGCTTAGACGTTTTTTTAAATTGATTGGGTTGATATCCAAATACGTCAATGCATTCTTGTTTAATGTTATCTGGAAGAAATTCAAAATCTGTTTCGGTCGCACAATCAGGCCATGACGGATCTCGTATTTCATTGTAGAATTCTTGCCAAGTAGACATTAGTCAATTGCCGGCGGAGGCATAGCTTTGAGCTTGTCCCAAGTAGCCTGTTTGTCTTTGATATGCTGTTCTAACTTGCGATACTGGTTGCCTAACGCACGAAGTTCTTCCCATTCTGCTTCTAATTCGGTATTGGGATGTAGGATGTTTAATCGCTCTTCAATTTTTTGTATTGCGTCAATTAGGCTCCAGCCGTTGACTTCAATGTCAGCACCTTCACCATCTAGCTTGATTTTTGGAGTAGCATGAGTAACCCATGGATTTGTAATACCTGTTCCAGAGCTGATAGTATACGGTCCGCCGGTTGCCGCAACAGTGTTAGGATAAGTGTACCCACCACCGCTAATAGTTGTATTATTCCACATACTAGTTCCATGTGGCGATAAAGTAACGGTGTCAGTAGAGTATCCACTACTGAGTGTGCCTGACGCGGCTCCAAGATTACTAATGGTAATAGTATCCCCAAGTTCTTCAAGCAATTTATCTAAATCAGTTTTATCTTTTGTAGAGTCCATGTAGCTAATTATACACTAAAACTTGTAATTGTCAAAAAGTTATGTGCCGTTTTGTCCAAGGATCCCAAATGACCACTCGATCCCACCCGTGTTCCCAGGTTACTATAAAAAGGTTTAGGGTATTGTGATCAAACAAGTGCATACGGTTTTCTTCTACACGGGCCGCAATACTTCGACTGGTAGTACTCCACCGGGTCAACAGATTACGAGCGTCCGGGTCACGCATGATTACGGTAAAAAGAGGTTCGCCAGAACGATAAGTGGGTAATGTCATTTAATGTAGAATTTGATCAACAGGTCTTGGTGTGTTGATTGCTTCTACATATTTAACAAAATCTTCATCTAATACCAATCGCACATCGTCGTGCTCCTGGGCCTTTTCGCCTGGCACTCCAAGAATACGCATGACACCACCTACATGAATTTCAGTGATGCCACAGTCGTATAATACCATCATGAGATTAAGTACGGCCAGGCGTATGCTCTGGTCTATTTCAAGATCTTCTAACATAACGATACTTATGCTAGCGATATTTGGATTCGATTTCTTCTATTGAGGAAGGAACCACGTTGGTAGTGATTACCTTGAATTGGAATTTTGGGACTTCGTCTTGGCAAACATCTTCTTTACCCATCCTACTTATCCGACAATCTTGACCGTTGACTGCACTAACGACATGGTCTGTTGTAGTTCGGCCTGTAGTTTCGTTTACTGCTACACTAGCGGCTCCGGTTATCATGGATACCGCTACAGGAATTGCACAACCCGATAATGAGATAACGGTCAAAACCGTTAAGATTCTGACCGTTATCTTTGGCATAACAGTATTACGCTGTTACTTTTTCTGCTTTAACAGATGCCTTGGCCTTAGTTGCCTTGACCTTTACTTCGCCTTTCTTGGCTACTCGGGTCTTTTCTGCAAGTTTGTTGGCTACTGCGTAACCAGCATCACCTTCAGTGATACCAACACTGTGCAAATATTGTAGAGCTTCTAACTTGGTCATTGGCTTTGAGAGCTCAATTAAGTTGATTGCAGTACAACCTGCCTTGTTCAAAATCTTAATACGAGCTACCAAGTCGTTTGCAAAACGAGCTTTAGTAGTGCCATTAGGATTTGTTGCTGTTCCTGCTACTGTAAATAATTTTTCTTGTGACATGATGTTGCCTTTCTAAGTTGCCTATTAAGTTGATTTAAAGTACTACCCACTACAATAACCATTATACTTGATATCGATAAAAATGTCAACCATAATAACTATTTTGGTTTACCAAAACTGCCTTATTTGGCAGCTTCTTTGGTTACTTCTTGCACTTTGGTTACACCATTATCCAGAATCCTTGCAATTCCAGAAATGCCAACGGTGCAAATCAAAATACCAAACACTGTACCTACGATAAAACCTTTCATAATTTTAACTCCTATTAAGACTGTCGAACTTGGCGAATAAGAACATCGCCGTTTGGAAACATACTGCGAACTACATTTTCTGCCTGGTTACTCATGCTACAGTTAACCGGCATAGTACCTTCAGCAAGAACAAAACTATTGTTCTTTTCATATACAATATACTCTACCATAAAAGTTGCCATTATACTGCCTCCTTTGTTTCGGACATAAACACGTCGACTGCTAGTCGTTGCTCAACCGGTAATGACTTGTAATTCCGGACCATCGACTCAATGCCGCCCAGGCTATCTACACCATGGGCTACACTGTAAGCAATAATTTCTGCTAGAGCTTGATCTATGTTCATTAATCTAACCTCGAACAAGCATAAGCACGGAAACCATAATTCTCAAACACTTTCGCGGCCGCTTCTGCACCAGCTTCAAGGGTGTCAATGTTTTGCACACCAAGACCTGCTGGATTCCAAATTGAGTGAGCGCCAGTATAATTTTTGTTGATGCCTGCGGCCTTAAATGCTTTACCAAGGCGAGTGTTGCCCTTGACACCGTAAATTTCAACCCACGCAAATCCGCAGGAGTATTTGTCTTGGCCACCCAACTTCTCTTGGAAGAACTTTTCAGCGGCTTCTCTAGCGGCCTGTTTAGCTTCGTTGACGATGGTATTAACTTGAATGATATTATTAACAGAGGTCATATTAAACTCCACAAGCGGTTAAGAAACGGGTGGTATCAAATCTTGAATTCACCGAACGAGCTACCTGGGCAAACGCCTCGGCTGCAATACGAGCCGATTTACGGTCTGTCATTTGGGCAATTTCTTGTGCCATTGCAATAAAATGTTTTCTTGTCATTTCAACTCCTTGTTATTAACTATACAACTATTATAGCATTTCGGTAATTTCTGGTCAACCGTTTTAATCGTAGCTTTTTTTGTGGCCAAACTGCTCGTTATGCTCGTAGCCAGCCATGTATTCGGCGATTTCATACTGGTTCAGCTGATCAATACGAGTTCCGTTGTAGCTACCGTCTGGATACCAGTGCGGGTCCTGCGGACGACTATAATAACTGTCGGCACTGCCACGGTCGAACAGACCACCGTGAAGCTTGCGGTCAAATTGCGGGCCACGAATAGCCTGTTCGGTCTTTTGGATTTCGTTGAATTCTTTTAACATATTACATGCTCCAGTAAGATTCAGATGCAGGCGAGCAAAAGTATGGAGTATCATAACGCTCGGTGAACTCTTTACCGCCTATTAGGTTCTTTTTAGTTACAAAGGTTTCGTGTAACTTGATGGTGATGCCTTTGCCCGAAAGTCGTTCAACCACTGTGTCAATGTAGTCACGAGTCACTGGATCAAAGTCACGCTTTTCAACCAGCCGCTGGCCTTCTTTAACACGGCGATCAGCTTTATAAATTTCTACTGTGTATGCTGTAAGTTTTGACATTGTCTGCTCCTTTATGTTCACTATAATAATAGTATAACAAATTGGGCATTTTTGGTCAACCTTTTGGTAAACCCACAAAAAAGCCCCTTTTACGGGGCTTTAAATGTGTTGTTTTTATGCTACAGAACAGTCTATCAAGTTTTCTTCAAATATACGCCAACACTCTGCCCAAGTCCACTTCAAACTGGCATCTTCTACCGCGCCGCGGTCTAAGGTCAAACACTGCTCTACTGCCAATCGTAAATTGTTGTTAAGGAATCCAGTTAGTCCGGGTTCAACAATATCTATAGGTCCGGGCACAGGGTAGGCCGCTACCGGAGTTCCACAAGCCAGTGATTCAATATTGACCACTCCAAAGGTGTCGGCCCGACTAGGAAAAACAAACACATCGGCCTGAGCATAGTAACGAGCTAATTGCGTTCCTTTTTTGGCTCCTACAAAATGTATGTCTGGGTACCTGCGTTCTAAGTCTCGTCGATATGGACCATCTCCAACTACAATTTTGGTAGCACCCGGAATATCTAATTGACAAAAATCATCTAGGCCTTTTTCAACACTAACACGACCTACACTCAATAGCATAGGACGACCAGCTACAGTTTCTCCACGATGTGTGCCGTTAAAAATAGTCCTATCTACACCGCGAGTCCATACACGCAGATTAGCAAATCCACGTGACACTAAGTCTTGCCGTATGCTTTCTGTAGTAACTAGCACACGATGACTGTTCTTATGGAACCAACGTAGATACCACCAAGTCACGGACTCGGGTATGTGATACATTTTCTTTAAGAACTTGGCAAAATCAGTGTGGTAGCTAGTGTTGTAAGGAATCCCATTACGCTCACACCACCACCGGGCAAATAGACCTACAGGGCCTTCTGTGGCGATGTGAATATAATCCGGCTGTAGCGCCTTAATCTTCTTGCTAATGCCGTGTGGCCAGCAGATTTTAACTTCAGGATAACCAGGGCAATCAAAATGAGGGAACTGCCCGGGATCAATATAAACAATACGATCGCCAGCCAGGCTAGCCTGATCTTCCAAGTTTTTGAAAGTTGTGACCACTCCGTTGACTTGATCGGCAACATTATCGGTAACTACTAAGATTGTTTTTGACATTGTGATTGGACCCGAAACCCTTCAAACTTGAGCCAGTATTTAACTGACTCACGAGCTGACTCACACGCTCGTTCTGTGGCAAACTCAAGGCTTATTCTTCCCGGGACGTCGGCGGGATTGTTTATGTTCACTGCTAACAGTATTAGTATCCACATCGTCGTGCTCCTTGGTCCAGGTAACTATCGCCCAGGATCCATTGTAATTTTCAACCAGGGCAGTCATCGACTCAACCCAATCACCATCATTCATATAAATGATACCATCTATTTCTTTGATTTCTGCATGATGTATATGTCCACAGATCACGCCATCATAACCGCGCTTGTGACAATAGCGAGCAAGATTAAGCTCAAACTGAAACATAAAGTCAGCGGCTTTCTTAACTTTATGCTTGAGATACTTAGACAAACTCCAATAACCAAAACCCATACGGTGACGTATCCAATTAAAGCGACTGTTAAGGTCGAGAACAAAGTCATAAAGTTTATCTCCTAAAAAACTCAGCCAAGGGGCCAGTCTAGTAATGCCATCAAACAAGTCACCGTGAGTGACCAGATAGTGCTTGCCATCTAGACCTATGTGTTCTGTTTGATTTACAATTTCTACTGCGCCAAAGCCCATGCCGTAGGGTATAAGCGGGCGGAGGAATTCATCATGGTTGCCGGCTACATAGATTACTCTAGTGCCACGTTTGGCATGTCCTAGTATTCTACGTACAACATTGGTATGGCTTTGTTTCCAGCGCCATTTATTTTGTTGAATTTTCCATGCGTCGATTATGTCGCCTACTAGATATAGGGTTTCGCAGGTGTTGTGTTTGAGAAAATTATTTAAGGCTTCGGCCTTGCAGTCGCGAGTGCCAAGATGAACATCCGAGATAAAGATTGAACGGTAAGTTTTCTCTGGCATAGCAATATTTAACCAAAATGCCAGAGAAAACTTGTTACGGATTTGTTACACCGTAACTACATGCCATTTGGTATCAAATGATTTGCCTTGGGCCTTGTGTTTAAAGATTTTAGCAAACTCTTTTTTCTTGAGTTCTTGAACCTTTTTAGTATCGTGGTCTAGACAAGCCTGATACAATTTAGAAATTAATTTCTTTTGTTTCATAACTAATCCTCCTTTTGTAATATAACTGTAACATAGTATATATCAAAAGTCAACCAAAGAATTGTGACAAAGAAAAAGGACCTGAGTCCTTTTGGTTCTGGTTACGAGCTCCAGAGACACTCTATCTTTGTGTCCGGTTGAGTTATTTAAGATCGCTAGTGTGACTGTTTAGTTACATCTCAATATAATCTTGCTTGAATCCGCCACACTCAGGACAAGGAAAGTCTTCTGGTAGATCCTCCCATTTACCTTCTAATTCTTCATTGTGGACGTGACCACAGATTACGCATACGTGTTCCATTATAGTGCCTCCATGACTCGTTGATATGATTCGGCATGACGCTTCTCTACTCGTTGTAGTGCCGCAAAACGTTTTTCAGCTTTGGCCAACACTGCGGCAAATTGTTCAGCATGTTCTTTAGATTCCGCAATCTGGTGCTTGGCTTCGATAGCAGCCTGTTGATTACCTTCTTCGACTGCTTCCGCAAGCATGGTTGGATACATGTGTGTGAACTCTTCAGTTTCACCTGCAATGGCTTTTTCCAAACACTCTTTGGTTGTAGGCTTGCCGATAAGCAATTCCAAATGTCCCCATGCGTGTAGAATTTCTTGATCTGCTGTGTACTCAAAATGACGGGCAACATCTTCGTAGCCTTCTTCACGTGCAATCTTTGCGAAATAACGATACTTGATGTGAGCTTGTGACTCACCAGCCAATGCCGATTCAAGATTTTTGATAGTAATACTCATTGACATCTCCTTAAAGTAAAATAGTATTGTAATAGTATTTAACAATAAGATCAACGGTTTTTATTAATTTTTTCAATAATAATTTTAATAACGCTTATTGATTTTTTTAATAACAATCTAGGACCATTTTTTGTTGTATGCTTCCAGTGCTTTTAATCTGGCTATAGCTAACCTAAGTTTTATTTCGTCTGGTAAATCTACATCTGCACTTTGATTGACCAACTCTGGGCGACGATACCCAATTTGCAGCTCGGGTAGTTCGTCATAGTAATCACTGTCGTCATCATCAACTGATAATTTAATTACAGGTCGTTGCGTTTTAGCTAGGTGTAGTCGTACTTTCGTTTTTGTGATGATGACACGGACCCGACCTTCGGCTGTCACAGTTGGGACAACCCATTCGTAAGGACTGTGGTCCGAGTAAGAGACCAAGTTGGGTGAGCTTGCTTGGCTTGTCTGAACCAAAGTTGCGAGTAGTAATGCTGGTAACAGGGTGTGCATACATAAGTTTCTCCTAGGCATACTATATTAACGCCTAGGGTCAATATTAAGTTGACATTTTTTGGAAAATATAAATGCCTTCTGACTTATAGGCTTTTTCAAGTTTACCGTTTCCAACTCCAGGTCTGACATTTAATAGCATGTCCACTGTTTCAACGTGCTTGAACCCTATTTTTTTGGACAGCTCTTTCCATGGCTCTACAATTTGAAATTGTTCTTTACCGTTTTTATAGTCGGCAATGTTTACAGCATAAATTCCATCGTCGGCCAGGCTCCGGTGTACCATTTCAAGTGTTGGCACAACATAGCCATCAAACCATGCAGATAGTTCTCGATAACGGTTCATGCACTGTGTAGGTTCATCTGTATAAGTTTCAAGATTAAAGTAAGGAGGACTAGAAAACGCCGCATCGTAAAATCTAGGAATAGGCTCAAACTCCTCGCTAGGAACACAATTTATACTAAATCCACTCCAGGGTCTTTCTGATTGTATTAATTCTCCTAAGGCTTCTAGTCCTTGAAATGTTTTTGTATTAGGATCTAAACCTGTATAATGGTATTGCATATTACTTGTCATTGCGCCAAGCATACGGCCACCATATCCTGAACTAAAGTCTAGCACACTGCCACGGAACACAGGACAGATATGTTCCCATACAGCTCTAGCGTTCATAGGTTTGAAGTTTTGTATAGTACCGCCATTGACCAGTTCTAATGCTCTACGAATGTTTTTTGGGATAACGGTATCATCACCTTCATCTCTGTGTACATAAGCCAACTTGATGGCACGTTTTAGTTTATTATCATGATTGAAACGTGCTTTTATACTTACAGTTGCATTGTCGTTCCACTTGGCCTCCATTATTCCCGGAAACCAAAAGCGACCAAATGCTAGTCCTTCATTGTTGCCTACACCAAGTTGACTGTTTTTAACTGATTTTGTTTTTGTTGCTAGTTCATTAACCTGAGCACGGCATCCATCTAAACTATAATAGGTAATAGGAACAATACCTACGCTACGGTAGATATCAAATACTTCTTGCTGAATAGCTTCTTTACCTGCATCATCAGCTCGATTCCATGCATCTTTGCCCAGTGCTCGAAGTTCGGGCAATACTGATTCGTAGCCTGTACATACATCAGCAGTAGGGGTATAACCCCAGTTGTTACACAGTTGTTGATAATACTGTTCTAACATTACATGACCGAATGTTCAAAGTAATTGTAATGATTTTGCAAAGTCCAAGTATCTGTATCTATTATGTTACCATCATGGGTGGCAAATTGAGAATCTAATACCGCATAGCGTTGAAAAAATAACCAGTAGTCGGGACTGGACTGCACTAGGCCTGATTCACGCAGGACCTGATCGTTGTCTTTGCTGATTAGACAAGTGGGAATATTCATAGCTTGATCAACAGTCATGATTCCTTGTAACAACATATCCAGGGCGTCACGAGCCGGAACAATGTGTTCAAAAATACAAGCTCTGAGATCTACACCTACTTCAACATAATGACTGCCAATGCCGCCTTCAATTACATAGCCATGATATCTACGCAACCAATGATCAATGGCATCTCTAACCAGGCGTTTTTCTTGGAGTGTTTGTTGGTCTTGATATAAATTTAACAGCCTAGCAATTTCTTTTTTTGTAAGCTCAGCACTTTCCAGATGTGTTTGCTCACTGCGTTTTACTCGTTTATAAGTTGTAGGCTGATATGATTCTACCAATAGTTTTAACTGATTCATGATAGACTAAATGATCTTGTATAGTAATCGTATTCAAGTCGTTGATTTATAGACGGATAATGTATATGACTCAGGTGATCAATGAATTCTTCATAGGTAACGCCATTGAGCCCATAAGTGCCACAAAACTCGTTATAATTTTTTTTAGACTGTAATACCCAAGGCCAATGTTCTTTTTTAAAATTCTTTAAGGTAATGTCTCCCTTGGCGCTGTCTTGACTGATATAACTATGATACTCGGTGGAGATTGGCATAATGGACATAAATTCAAAAAGATATCTTAAATCATTATCAAATCTAGTTTCTCTAAAAATTCCGCTTGGAACTCTTGAGCCTTTATCAACGGAGTGACCTGCATGTCTATTTTGGCTAGAACGCTGTCTAATATGGTTAAAATCCAATCTAAATCTTATTTTCTGCCGCCCGGTCACAAAATCGTCTACTACTACGAACCCAGGAGTTTTTGTAATAAGACATTCCAATGGAGTATTGCGATTGCCCATATACATATATTGTAAAATAGGTAAGTTGTGATTTTTAATTTCGGCTTTTCTATCTTCGTTATAGGTGCCAGGTTTTGTTGAAATAAACATATAATTTATTGGAGAGTATCCCCGACAACGCCATCGAATACACTGCACCCACGCTGTTCGGCTTCATACATTAACTTGTCTGTTGCAGCATCGCAGGCAATTTCAAACAACTCGTCAATTTCAGCCTGCGTGAGGTGAGATTCTGGAATCTGGCCTGCCATTACTGCTTCTGCTACTAATAAACGGTCTTCTGTCATTATTGCTCCAAAGGTTGAAATCGTTGACTAAATGCATCTAATAAACAGGAATACTTGTCACCTGTTTCAATATTATTATAGTAGACCCATAATTCTTTGTCAACTTGTTTAACTTCTTCTACCGTAAAAATCTTGCCATCTGCAGATGTAAATCGTGTTGCCATGGTCATGTTATTGTGCCTTTGCTAATCGTTGTGCTCTATGAGCCTCCCAACTTGCATCGAGATTTACATTGTTACGAAATACTGCATTGTAAGCGCGATCACTAATACCGTTATACAGGCCGCCTTCTTGTGCTTTTTCGTAAAAATCAAAGTCTACTGCCCAGCGAGGAATAATTGTGACCATGGCGTCTCCATCATGGAGTATGGGTAACTGTTGCCACTGAAACAACAATCGTTCTACATTATTTTGCCAGTAATTTCTTGCCCAGGCACTGGTTGACTTGGCAGCTCTTTCGCGAGCATGGTCAAGACGGTTGCCTAAAATTTCCATTTCATCCTCATAAAAACGATATGATTTCATAGTGCTTCTCCTTAAATTTCAAGCCAGCTACCGCGAGCCCGATTGTAAAAAACATGATTACCAATTTGTCCTGCTTCATGACGTGAGTCAGCCCACTTTGGATCTTTGATGTAGGTGGCATGATAGTACAAACTTCTTGTCAACCCACGAATACGATACCCGGCTAAAACTTTGCGAGCCACTTCTTCTGAGTCGGCCCATACCTTTGAATCGGGTCTGGGTAATTTCTTTGCCAATGTCCACGAAAATTGTTTCTTAGCATAAACTACCTTACAAATTGTATTGCCCCAATAGCCAGTTTTCAGTCGATTGATAGTGACATGGGCTACAGCCATTTGACCACGATGATCTTCACCACGTGCTTCATAATAAATGTTTCGAGTTAAACATTCCACATCATTTTTGGTATAGTTGACTCGTTCCTTAACATGGATTATATCGTCAATTTTTTCTTCAAGCACGTCCATACGAACCTCCTGACGTACCAACAACAAGGCCAACAAACTGCACCCAATAATGATCAGTGTACGATTTGTCATCAAAACTCCTATTAGTTACTATACAGCTATTATAACAAAATGGGAATTTTGGGTCAACCTAGACTTCTTTGAGCCCTACAGTGGTGATTTTGGCTAGTTTTTCACGGGGAGCACACAGCATATTTTGGTAATCAACAATGTAGAAAGCATAATCGTCAAGACTACTCAATGTTTGCTTGATAGTATCGGCGCCGGTAATAAAGTATTCAACCCAGATCCAAGGACGATGTTGTTGAATAGTCTTAAGTGCGCCGGTTAGCGCAGGAACTTCATACCCTTCTACGTCTAACTTAAAGAAATCAAGTCTAGGTAGCGCCATAGTATCGATGCTGGTAATGTCTACCACACGATCATTCATCCAGCCATCTTCTTCTACAGTAGCGTCATCACTAAGTTGTACTGTGCCAAAGTCTTGAACTACACCATAATCAATCGCAGGTAGTTGAGCAATACCGGGTTCACTGCCCAATCCGCAATTGTGTAGGAAAACATTACGATATCCATTGAGTGCTAGACTTCCACCTACAGCTTGAAATAGTTGACGTTGTGGTTCAAAGGCTATAATCCTAGTATCGAAATGCCGAGTAACATAGGCCACTGGGATGGTAAAGAATCCAGCATTTGTACCACCGTCAACAATAATGGCATCAGTGGGAAGAGTCTCCACAATAGCAAAAATATTGCGTAGTTCATCCTCGATATGTGTACGGCCTGTTTTGACCAGGGCCTCAGCCTGAAACAAACAAGTTCTAGGCACGATAAACTTGCCATACACGCTGTCTAAAACTAAAAAATTATCTACTGACATATCATAACCATTTCATTATAAATGCTAGGTAATCACGCTCACTGTCAAAGAAAAAACAGTAACGCCCTGGTTTGTGTTCACTGCTAACTTCTTGGAGTTGCCATCTCCAGTCTGCGGTTAGTTCTTCTTTACACCAATCTAGCACATGTTCAAGCACCCCATATTCTTTGGTAATTTCCTGGGCATGATTAAAACTATCTCGGTCCCGCATATAGGTCATGGGACTTTTTAATAAAGGATTAGGGATTGATCTTACTTTACGCAGTGTCATGTAGGGATTCGTTTAATAAATTTTGTGGTAGTTGCCAGAACGCATAACTTTCTGCAATGTCTAGCACATAGCCCTCACTTGGTTTTCCTGATTTGGGACTTGTCATCTCATAAAAGAAAAACTGAGTATTGTCCTGTATCCAAGTACGTTTGGTATAATAACTTGGGTAACCTTCAAATGCGTCTAAACTTTGTTCGCATGCCTTGGTAATCTCCCAAAGCACGCCGGCTACGGTTGCATCCAGACGATGTTCGATAGTGGCATGACTGTAGAACTTTAATTCCCAATCACGGAGTATAAATGCTTGATGGGCCATGGCCTTGGGACAACGCCACTGCATGGATTCGGGGTGCATGTTTGCACCATAGGCAAAATATAAATTTTTTTCTAACAATTTGTTTCCTTAAATTTTAGTTTGAAAAAAGACAGCATGTTTGGCCGCAATCAAGTCGTCGGTACATCCAGTACAAGTACTTTGGCCGCAGATAGTATCTGTGTTGATGCTCCACTCTGTTAATGCATTTCCTAGATGGGCGTTCTTACACTCGCCATCCCAGATATCAAAGTTTTTATCTATGTAAAATCTAGTGTGTCCTGCTTCACAGTGCCAGCCTATAAACTGATCTAAGTGCTCGTTGTGCAACCAATTGGCATAGACCTGATACTGTTCTCCTGAATCAGTGGTGATTGTACAGTTATAATTGAAGTGATTTTCAAACTGGCTCAAGATTATAGACTCCTTGCAAAATTGGTTCAGATCGTGTTTGTGCGTTATAATCAATTTGATTTATGCTGTGGCTGATACTGTGCTGTAAACACCAGGCCTGATATAGTGCTATACGATCTTGATTCCAAAATTCATTCATAATGTTGAGATGAAAACTCTTAGCAGGCCTTATCATTAGATTGTTGATTACTTGCGTCTTGTTAAAAAATTCTTGCTCATTGATAAACTCGCTGTGAGTACTAAAACTGATAGCATCCACTAGACCTGACAACCGTGTATAGTAGTTGACACTGGCACTGCCATTGGTAGTGACCAACAGTTGCCCTATGTTGAATGCGCCCGACCTTAAGTGTTCAACCAATGGTAAAAAACTCCGGTTGGCAGTGACTTCTCCGCCAGTAAAGCTGATCTTGTAAGGCAGATTGATATGCTGAGTTTTTTGATAAAACGAATCCCAAACTGTTTTCAACTGTTCAAGATCTGGATGACTGCTGGTTGTATCATGCAGATCTGTAGGACAGTACATACAATCATAATTGCATCTGGCACCAATCATCCACGTTAACGCAACCATAGGAGTTGTTGGCTCAACCCGAACAATTTTACTGATTGACAAGATAGTATCTCACAATATAGTCATTGACCTGATCAGCAGGCCACTGGGTATAATACAACAGGTTATCAGAAATACCAAACCTGTTACAGAAACTTTGCCCATATCGTTGCCCTTGCAAGGCTTCAAAAGTAAAATCCTGTTTCCACTGCTCAAATGCTTCTCGAGTAACGGGTTCATGAACTTTACCATCTTTATCGGCAAAGGCTACAAGTTGTTCAAATGCGTTGTGTCCTGTCATATACTATTTTAACACACTTTCGCCATTTAGGTCAACTTCAATCCAGGTGTAATCACCCAACCATTTTACCCTACAAACATACTCATAATGGTCTGGTTTTTCGGTAGACCATTCGTGTGGACCGGTTTGAGTCAGCAAGGTTCCTCCACGGGCACGATCAAAGGCCAACCAATAGCATTGACCGTGATAAATTTGGAAGCTATACTTGGCTGCATGGACTAGGTCAGTAATATCCAATCTTTGTCGAACTTCATCGGCTTGACGCTGTAGGACCGCTACCAACTCCATAATTCGGTTGTACTCCTGTTTGGCATGCATACGGGCCACATTGACCATGATGTCTTTTTGCTTTTCAACAGGAATAAGGTCAAATGCTGGCCCACCGACTTCGGTAGGGTAAGGAGTTACATTCTTATTAAAGAACTGTATCAGCTCGCCTGTTGAAGTAGAATCGTAGCTGGAGCGACCGTCTGCAAGATTACTCTTCTTTTTGGTTTTAGGATTGTGTGGATCGTCGGGTGGCAAAGTTAGACCCATTAATCATCCTTTACGTGGTCAGGTTTTGGACCAAAACGGTCTTGATAATTTGTTCGATAATTTTCTTGACTTTCTGTGCTGTTGTAATCAGACGGAATGTCGTTGATAGCTTCTAAAATTGGGTGTTGAAACTTTTTAATCATGCGGTTGCTGGTTTCTGCTAATACTTGTTCTGGGTCTGCACCGTTGGCCAACTCCATCAACGCACGGCCAAACTCGTATTGTTCGACACGCTTGACCCATTGTTCATAAGATTCATCTGGCCGCTGTTTCACTTAGTCCCAAAGTGCTTCGTAGTATTTTCCAAAGAGTCTAAATCCATTGGCTTTACGATCCTGCCACTTTTGATGCCCTTCTTTGTCGTACTTGACTTTTTTATAACTTTCAGAATCCCATGGCTTTGCACCACGATCAACTTCGCTGTGATCAAAGAACTGGCTATCGGCATCATCATCAACCTTTTGTTCGAATGCCCAGATCATTTCGGCAAGTATCCAATCCCAACGCATGAAGTGTAGGCTGTCTGTGTCCCATTCATTCTCTTTGGGCTGAGCCATGTAACTACGCAGGTATTCTGGAACATCGTCATCCTCGGTATGTGGAGCACCCTGTTTGGTTGCTTTGAGTTGTCGAAGCCCAGGAAGGATAATATCAGCTAGAGTATGATCAAAACTCCAGGTATCCCAGTAGTCAAGTTTCACGTAAGTCCAGCGTGGGTGAACAAAATCTAAAACGGCCATCCAGGCTGTACAAATAGGATTTAAAAAGTTAACCCACTTGACGTAGGGGTTGTTGGCTTCTTCTTTAAGATTGTAGATGCGATCTTCGTCTTTTTCCCAAAAGCATACAGCTTTAAGGAGAACATATGGGCTTAGCCAATGATTACGGTATTTGCTTGTCCAAACTTTCATTCTTTTCTTGCCTTCTGTTTAGCTATAGCATCTGCACTACGCTGTTGGAAATCTACCATGCTGTGATGGCCCATTTGATAACAAGGACAATGCTTGCCCAAGATCCAACGTGCTAATTTAATCCTTAGTTTCTGTATCATCTTGTACCTTTAAGTTTAGTTCAGGCATACACATTTTAGTACCGTCCCATTTCTGCCCACACCAGCATTCGCCCTCTGGGTTGATAATACAAGTACCACTGCCACAACATCTTGGATCGGTATTCATTCTAGTCCTCGTTCTTCCATGCCCTTGACCAACCATTCTGTTAAGGGTTCACCCTGAGTCATTTTAATTTTTAACATACGACCATCCATAAACAGTGCTTGGTATTCTTCTTGATCCTCTTCCGTACGATAATAGTAAAAACGGATCAAGCCATCAAAGTCATGACAACATACCCAACGCTCATTGCTTTGAACTATGGTTCCACCAAGGAACCCGTCGTCACTATCGACCCATTCACTATCATATTCTTCGTGCCACAGGTACCAGTGCCCTGAATCTTGATCCTGCTCTATCTTGTAATTATCAAGTGTTTGCAAGGGAGTATCTTTAGTTTGATACTGGCGCCCCCGATACTCGATATTATCAAACATTCCCATTACCGGTCAATTCCTAATGTCGCAGGGCTGTGATCAATACAGTCACCTTTATCGTCTGAATAAAAGAACGCATCAGAATCTACGATTCGAACACGCATATCTGTATGTCGCAAGTCATAATCGGTAAACTCATGTGGCGCATCCGTATAGATTCTAAACACATAGCGATCTCCACCGCACCAGATTAGGTAGCCTTCACGACCGTCTGCTGAAGTAATTTTTGGTTTACCAGCTTCCATCATCAATCCATACACGCACAGTTAAAAATAACCAACTAGCAAACCAAGCCCGTTCATGAGGTCCAACCCACTCATCTATAAACGCTCGACGGGCCTGCGGAATCCGACGCCAGTGCAAGGGATTAACAGTGATCACAATACTTGCTCCTGAATACTTTAACCATTTAAACATCGAAATACTCCAATTTAAACATATCAGCTCTTCTTTCGTGCCCATAATAACCTCTTGGGTTACAGGCAACTCTTGTTGTACCAATCATATAATCACTGTTGTTGTGCATATGACCGTGTACCCATAACTTAATCTGTGGTCGATCCAGAATAAATTCCGTTTGCTCACTATAAAAATTAGCATTCATTAGGTCATCATTTTCGTAGATGACATCCACACTGCTACGACTAGGAGCATGATGGGTAACGACTACAAACTTCAGATCTTTAGGTTCAGTTACAATGCAAATATAGTCATGACACTTTCTGTGATCTGCTAGAGTATGTACTGGTTGTAATCGTGATGCATAGCCGCCACCTGAATATCCAGTCGCACTATTTCTGCATACGCGGTAGTCATTCATAGCATTACTAGCATTCAACATGGCCAACGGATTTTCTCGATCAAAGTCAGTCCAGAATGTTCCACCTACAAATGTAACATCGTCTACGACAACTGTGTCCTTGTCTAGCAGGGTAACATTGTTACACAACTGACCATCTAACATTTTTTGTAGTCGCTCATGGCTTCGAGCGTAGTCACCATCGTAGTGCTCGTGATTGCCCATGATATAAATCACCCTAGGAAACGCATGGCTAACACGCTGGAAAAACGCCTGTACACGGCGTCCCATTGGGGTCGCATTGTTGGCGTCTACAGCCAAGCAGATATCGCCAGCAAGAATTAAGACGTCGGCACCCTGATCATTGACTAGGGTGATGTCGCCAAATTCTAAATGTATGTCACTGGCCAGGGCTATTTTCATTTATGGCTAACTTTAATAATTCTGTTTTAAATTCTTCAACCACCGCAGGATCACCACCGGCCAAATAGGCTGTTTTACCAGGATGGCGGGCTTGAAACGCTTGTTTAATTTCTGCCACTGTCTTACCTTGACAAACAAACTGTTTATCATCATGATTATAACAGAAATAAACGCCGTTGTCTAGTTCAATGTCAAGTCCAACTAAATCAGCTTCGGCTTCAGCAACGACTTTTTCAACCATTTCGTCAATGCGACTTTTGATTCGTTGATACAAAACCCAAACATACACAGCTAATACTACAAAGCCAATGCCCAGTCCCATAAAAATACCTGCTACGATATCATTTAGTTCCATGTTCATCCAATCCTTTGGCTTCAACGCCATCTTTGTACCACTCGGTTAAGGGTTCCGGTTCGTCCCATTCTTCATAGCCCCAGGTGTCCGAAGCTATTTCTTTGTAACGATCTGGGTCCGTACCCGAGTCCACATCGTCAGTGTCTAAGTATTCACCATCGTATGTAGTAGTACCTACAAACCCACAACCGGGTTCCCAATACTCCAGGTTAAATTGCACCCGTCCATCCGCCATAGCCCAGGTTGTAAATGCTTCTACCGGAGGAGCCCAGGCTGTACTGAAAGTAAATTCAATTGAGTCTGGTTCATCATCCGTGTCAATGTAAACGTCGGTGATGTCCCACTTGGTTCCCCAGTTATTTACACGCCACATGTACCAGTCTTGGTCGCCTTCAAACTTGGGTTGTGGAACCATCCACGTTAACAATTCACCTTCAGAATCTTCAAGTATCCGACGAATTTCGTCAATAACCGGACTTGGTCCTGTAACAGTGGCACGATTTGAACACCAATTTGGCATGATATATCCTTACTTATTAATATACTACTATTATACAAGAAACAGAATTAATGGTCAAGAAAAAACCCCAGCATTGCACTGGGGTTTGGGCTCAGTGTCCGGTCTGAATCGGACAGCGGGTAGGTATTAGATACCTAATGCAAGAGCGCGATAGCCAGCGGCTACCAATTTACGGCTTGGTTTACCCAAAACGTACTCAGTTACATTAACACCGTTACCAGCTTTGCGGCTGTTTGTGTAAACTGCAAAACCATGTGAGCGGATTCTTGATACTTCAGCTGACAGGTTTTTTACGCCCATTTTAGCTGCTTGGCTAGCTGTCAAAGCCTTGCCTTCTTGTAATGCGGAAAATACTTTAAACGTCTTAGTTTCTGGATTAATAAATTTCATTTGTTACCTTTCTATGTTAAACGCTGTTTAACAACAGCATGATGCTAGTATAGCACTAAGTTGCACAATGCGCAATAAGTTTAGGATAAGCATTTAGCCATAAATAACTAAAAAGGCTAACTAGATTCATGACCACTTACACAACCACCGCTACTGCTACCGATTCCGCTACCAATACCGTTACTGTTAGTTCCGTTGACAACATGGTTTTGGGATTGCCTATTACATTCTCAGGCGTAACATTTGGTGGAATTACCGAAGGCAGTACCTATTACATTGGTGCTATTGTGTACGGCTATCCAACTAGTAGTATTACACTGTCTAGTTTACCCGGAGGCGCTGTATTTGCCTTGACCACAGCGGTAGGAACAATGACTGCAACGTGGGCATCAGGCGGTCAACAAATGATTGATACTGTTCCGCCTGGCGAGAGTTTAAACACAGCATTTACTAAAATTAACACCAACTTTGATCAGATTTGGGCTGCTGGCCCAGTGGGATCAAACATCAGGATTGCCAACAACACTGTCGGTACCTTGAATACCAATGGTAACTTGATATTGGATCCCAATGGGATTGGTGCGGTAATAGCTAATGCTCACGTACTTCCGGATCAAACTCGCATTCGTAATTTAGGTTCACCTAGTCAAGTTTGGCAGAATCTTTATACGCAATATCTTACTATACCGGGCAGTATCAGTGCCAATAATATTGCCGCTAACAATATCAGTGCCACAGGTAATATATCCACTGCCGGTTACTATCTAGGTGATGGTAGTCTACTCACTGGAATTACAGCCACGGCCAATACCGGTAACATTACTTTTAGTAACGTTACTATCAGTACCAGTTTGGCCAATTCTAATATTATTTTACAAGCCAACGGTACTGGCAATGTTAATATTGCCAGCAGTGTCAGCGTCACTGGAAACGTCACTGCCGGTTACTACTATGGTAACGGTGCATATCTAACCGGAGTTAATACTGGTAATGCCAATGCTATTGTCAGCGGAAACAGTAATGTAAGTATTGCCACCGCTGGTGGTAATGTCACTGTAGGAGTGCATGGAGTCAGTAATGTGGCCGTGTTTACTCCAGGCGGCATAAGCGTTTACGGTAATATCTTAGGACCAGTTCCAGCTAGTAGCAGAATTTTTTATGTAGCCAAGAACGGCAACGACAATGCCGACGGAGGATTGAATACTCCATTCTTGACCATCAAGCATGCCATGGCAGCCGCTGCGGCTGTTGGTGGTGCAGTATCAGTACACGTGGCTCCGGGAACATATACCGAAGCTAATCCTGTAACTATTCCACCCAACACAGCACTCATGGGCGATAATCTACGTAACGTTACAGTAGTTCCACAGACACCTGCTAGTGATTTATTCTACGTAACCTCAGGCTGTTATGTCTGGGGAATCACTATTAAAAATTACACAGGTAAAGGATTTAGTTTTGATCCCACTACTCCTACGCAAAATGTTTTTGTAAGTCCTTATATACAGAACTTGACTTCTAGTACTACCACTGGTACCGCTGTTTATATTGACGGAAACAATGTTAGCTCTATAAGCACCAAGGCCATGATTGTAGGATTCTTTACCATTATCAATCAAGGTGGTCAGGGCATACACCTGTTGAATTCAGGTTACAGTCAATTGGTCAACATCTACACTATTGCTTGTGATGTAGGAATCAAGGTTGAGTCAGGTGCATTCTGTACGCTCAACGGAAGTGACTGTTCGATTGGTAACTACGGACTAGTGGCCGACGGTATAGGACCACTACAAACCAGTGCTGTAACTTCGGGCTACAGTCTTAACGGTGTGTTCAATCTGGTCAACGAAACCAATGGTCAGCCACATGTCAATACCGTGATGAAAATTACAGGTGATCCAGAATACTATACCATTGATACCATTGTGCCCACCGGTCCTACTACCAGTACTGTAGTGATACAACAAACTTATACTGGTAATTTGGCTCCGGGAACTACAGTTGAGTTTTATACTCGTAGCAGTATTATTGCATCGGCCCATACCTTTGAGTATGTAGGAGCAGGCACCAATCCTGCCACAGCGTTACCACAGTATGGTGGTATACCAATTGAGGCCAACGAAGTAATAGCTACCAATGGTGCTGTGGTAACATTTACCAGTACCGATCAAAAAGGTAACTTTAAAGTTGGTAAAGGATTTATTATTAATCAGGCCACAGGAACCATCACTGGTGACGACTTTTACAAGAGTTTGTATGCTCAAATGACTCCGTACATTTTGGCGTTGAACCCAGCAACATAAGTAATAAAAAGGAAAAAACATGTCAGGCGCATTAAACGTATTCAGAACTATAACCGCAAACGTAACTACCACACCTACTAATGTGTACAGTACACCATTGGGATATTCCACAGTTATTTTATTGGCACAAGTTGCCAACACCGGCAACGGCACTATTGAAATTTCAACTGGAACCGCCAACGGTGCCGCGTACACAGCATTAATAGCCAATGCCAGCGTACCAGCAAATGATGCTATCAATTCAATTGCCGGACGTTTGGTCCTAACTTATGGACAAAGTTTCCGAGTAAGTGCCAATGTCAATGGTTCATCACAGTTGACACTAAGTCTTTTGGAAACCCTTGTATAATATATGACTGTTAATAAAGGTAGTCTCGTAAGTGGTCGCGTCGCAGTAACAGATTATGCTAATCTAACTGCTGATCGATATCAATTCCTAGGTCTTACACAGGCCGAACCTAATCTTGGCCCAGGCGCCAACAATACGGTCTTGGTCATAACCACCAACAATACTAGAAGTTGGAGCAATTCGTTGACTCTTACTGGCAATGTCTCAGCCAACTATTTCATTGGCAATGGTAGCCTGCTTACTGGCATCTTTACCACAATCACTAATCAAACGTTTCAAGGTGATGGATCTACGGTAGCGTTCACTCTACAACAAACTGCCACTGCTGTTTCTATACTAGTAACTGTCAACGGTATTACACAAACTCCAGACGTAGACTACTTGGTTATTAGCAATATTTTAACCTTTACCACTGCTCCGGCCAATGCCGACGTTATTCAGGTACGCTTTTTATCTAACAACAGTGTATCTGGCACATATTCAAATGCAGATGTTGCGGCCTTTTTGCCCACCTACTCCGGCAACATATCAGCCGGCAATATCTCAGCCACAGGCAATATCCAAGGCCAATACATACTGGGTAACGGTGCTTTCTTAACAGGTATTTCAGGTGGCGGTGGCGGAAATTCTAACATAATTTATAACGGCACCAGTAATGTTTCTGTACCAATAGCCAATGGCAATGTGTATATTAACACCGACGACGGCACTGGAGCTCGGTGGGTATTTGATATTAATGGCCAATTAGTCTTACCACGCAGTCTTCCTGGTAATAGCAGTATTACTACCACTCCTGGTACCAATCAAAACATTGTTCTTCACCCAGATGGTACAGGACAATTAATTTTAAAAGGTGATAACTCTCAGCTGTTTAGCATTACCAGTGACACTGAGAATCAGCTCACCGCAATGATAATTAAATCTTTTGGAAACACTCTTGGGAATGCCGGAGGTGGCAGCTATCTAGGATCGTATCTAAGACCCGGGTCAACCATGCAAACCGGAGACCGCTTGGTTGCTGTAGCAGGTCGCGGATCCTATGACGGTGTTAACTACGCAAATATCTCAGTTGGTCGTATGCAAATTATCGCTGGTGGTACATGGACTGCCAACAGTCACCCAACTTATATTAGTTTTTTAAACACACCAGCCGGTAGTACTTCACAAGTTGAAAACTTACGTATTGAACCAAATGGCAACGTTACCATCTACAATGGTAATGTGATTAGCAAGGGTGCTTATATTATCGGCTATGACGGTTTTGGTACTGACGCCGTCTACGCTGGCGTTTCAGGATTTACTCTATTGGGTAGTAATGTAATTGCACAGTTTGCCGGTAACGTTGATAGCTATGCTCAAATTAATTTCCAAAATATTAGCAATAGTGCCAGTGCAAGTACTGATTACATTGTAACAGCCGACAACGGAGATGACACTACATATTTTGCTGACTTTGGTATAGCCAGTAGTAATCACACAGATCCAGAATTCTTTGGTGACACTGGTACAACAAATGATGCGTATTTGTATGTGGTTGGTGTAGATCAAGCAGGTACAACAACAGGCTCCGGTAATTTGATTCTTGGATCAACCAATGGACAAATTAAAATGTTTGTGGGCAACACTGCGCAGGCCAATGTTGTTCAAACCGTTAGTTCAGATGGTATTAGTGTTACCGGTAATATATACACTTCACACGGTAGCTTTATTGGTCCAGCCGATGTCAAAGGCAACGGTACAATGCTTACCGGCGGTACAGGTAACCTTACCAGTGTAACCAGTTTCTATGCTGATGCTCCTGGCGTATACTCTACCTGCTTGACTGCCAACCCAGATGGTACCTTAAACATTACCACTTACGGTAACGGCACTGGACAACTGGGTCAATGGACTTTTAGCAGTGCCAATTTATTATTGGCTTCACAAAATGTGTCAGGCAACGCAGGTGAATCAGCCCTGTTGGCCGGCACAAGAAAAATTGTCAACGGCCAATACTCTGGTGCCGCTTACGGATATTCAGCTGAACTTGCCGCAGGCGGCACACCTAGTGTAGCTTATACAGCAAGTAATGAATATGTACAAAGTGTTCGATTGACTTTTGCAGTTGAATCTGTTGGTACTAACCCACAGTGGGAACAGTTTGATGTGGTGGCGACCAAAAGCCTTGACACAGCGGGCACAGTAAATTTTGTTGTCAGCAACCGAATCAAAGCTCGTGCTTCAATAGCAGATACAGTAGTTACAGCCACAGTTAATCTAGCAAACGAAATTGAAATTTCACTCAACCTGGATGCTGGTCAAACCAGCGGCTGGTCCAGTTTTGACGCTGTAGAATTTGGTGTCATGTTCAATTAACAGGAAATATAAATGTCACAGCAACCATTTAACTCAGATGGCGGATTTAGCACAACAGCAAATGTAGTAGCCGGTAATGTTTTAGTAGTACAAAGTATCGTTCCAGCTAACAATGCCAGCCCTGCACCAAGTCTAAACGGATTTGAAAGCATCAGTGTGCATGGCAATATCACAGGTACATATCTATATGGAAACGGTAGTCAATTAACCGGAATATCTGGTGGAGCTGGACCACAAGGTGCAACAGGGCCACAAGGAACTACAGGTGCAACAGGTGTTACTGGTTCCACAGGACCACAAGGAGCAACTGGTATTACTGGAGCCACTGGTCCAACTGGTGCTACTGGACCACAAGCAACAACCACTGGATCATGGACCTTGGCCGCAGGTACAAATACAGTGAGTCTATCAGTTCCGGGTCCGGGTACATACTCGATCTGGGTCAATGGAAATATACCCAGCGGTATTGTCACCTATACGGCCACTGTGGTTGTCACCAACACCAATGTGCCAGTGCTTGGTAGCAGTTATGGTTGGTATTATGCGGCTGGTAACGCCCTAGTGCTTACAGCAATACCGAATCAGATTGTTGGAACTGTGAACAATATTAGTACCGCTGTAGTTGCTACTACAACCGCCAATGTGTTTACATTCGGTATTACCAACAACAGCGGCAACTCTGCGGTAGTTAACTACGGCTACACTAAACTTTAAGATTTAATATATGCTTGCACTCGCCTTTTTGCCATTTACTGGCCGGGCAGGTGCAGGTCCACGATCCGCTATCATTGGTAACAGTATAGATAGCACCTTTTGATCCAGGCACCTGATACTGTCGGCCCACTACTTCTGGTTCCACTTCCGCCCGCGGGCGGAATCCCCAACGGTTTGGAATCTCTTTAAACTTGCGGCCACGCACATGGAACCGATACGGAGTTTTGACTTCATCAATTTTTCCTTCTCGGTTGATGTAAGCATACATCTTGTCCTTGCTGTCGCTTAGGAAGTAAATGTGATTGACCGCACTGGCTGTGCCCCAGTCAGTGGTTTCTTGAAATACTTTCATTATCTCTCCAAGATAACATAGTTGCCAAAATAGCTATCAAACACCTGCACTAGATTTTCGTAATTGCCTGACTTCATTTCTGCAACAATAGCATCACCGTCGAGACCTAGGTCACGTGCAAGACGAGCGGCACGGCCCATTAGGAAAAAAGCATTGCCTTCGGGACCGGTCAGGTCAATAATTGGAGTGCTAGCAACTTTATCTCTGATCATCTTGTCTCCTGATTAAAAAGTGCTGGTTTTTATTTAGAGTCAAAAACCAGCAAAAAGTGACATGCAAGTTTCTGGGGTATCAAGGCTCCCCAAGGATCGCACGACCCCATTACAGCCTTATCTTGACAAATTCATTACACGACCTTGGAACTCGCTAAAGCTCACTCTCCAAGGAACAAACATTTCGATACCAACACGACCCTTGTCTTCTGAATCGCTCCATGAGTCACGGGTCACACGGATTTTGTAGGCCTGGTAACCTTGCTCAATGCTGTGGGCATCAACTACTGTGCCTTCGATAAAACAATCTTCGCGACCTACCATTGGTTTGAAGTCATAAGCACGGATTACGTCACCTTCAACTATTGTTAGTCCAACCATTTTCTGCTCCTTATTAATCACTATACATACATTATAAGCGATCGGGTATTTTTGGTCAACCTTTTGGTAAGCCCACAAAAAACCACCATTTACGGGGGTTTAGAGTGTTGTTTTTACGCTACAGATTCCGAATTGGCAACCAATACCCCAAACTCTTTTTGGATTAAATCATGGGCTAAATTCAGGGCCATCATGGCACCAAACCATGCCATTCGTTGCTCTTCTTTGGTACCACATCCGTTGAGCATAGCAGTTAAATGATCAAAGTCTGCAGGTGTTGCGAACAGGTTATATTTTGGAATTGGGTTTAACATTAAACAGTCTCCTGGGCCACAACTTCATCAATTTGAAAATTATCACCATCTACTGGATCACCCAGATCCACTGTGCCACTGCCTACCAATTCTTCGGCGGCTTCGGCTGACTCGGCTTCTACCTCGACCATGTAGGTCACTGTTTCACTACAGTACACACGGAATTTAGACATACGCAACCTCCCAGTTAGAAATACGACGTTCAATTTCAGCTTCAAGTACATTCATAATTATATCATCTTTGACACCACGACTTGGACAATTCATGTAAGTGTCAAACAAGCCTTCTACTTCTTTAAAGGGCATGTTGCGAACAATTTCACGATACTCTGCTACTGTGCGATATTTAGACATATTATCTTCCTTCAAAATAAACATTAAAAGCCCGGGCATTCGTTTTAAGAGTACCGCGATTCCTGCGGTGCGGGCCACGAAACACCACACGGAATCTATAACCTAATTGTTTTAACCGGGGACGAACAGTTTCTAACTGATCGATGGGTATCATACGCATTTCAGGATTTGTACCTAGCATGGTATAGATATCTGAGAACCCAGCAATAAACGATTCTGTCTTGAGTTGTTGAGGAACATACGGCATCTTAGTTGGCCTTTGCCAGTTGATACTCTGTTAAACAACGCTCGTATTCAGACTTGGTAACTTCTACACCATCTACTAGATAGTGTGCCTCACCTGTTTCACGATTACCGTATGATATTAGTTCGTAATTGATAGACATATTATTCTCCATCATATGACAAGTGAGCGTGTTTACGATTCCACTCGTTACGGATCTTGCGAGCTTCTGCTGTGCTTAGTTCTTCAACCTCAACCTTTGCACCTGTCAATTTCTGCATGGCCACACTAGGCACCTTGAGTTTAACTACACGGAACGGATTTTCGTCACGGACAAATTTTGTATAGAACTGCTCAAGAGCCTTGGCGCCATTCGCGTGGTTGATACGGAGCAATTCTTTAGCGGCAGCTGACTTGCTGTAAACGCCGTTGATAAGAATCATGTGAACTTCTTCACCAAACGCTACCAATTGATTAACACGAGCTTCATTTGTAGCAGTACGAAATTTCATAGTGCCATCTGCCAAACGACTGTAACCTGCGTATATAATTGCGTCTTTCATCGTTGCTCCTTTTTATTTACTATACAACTATTATAGCAAAAGGAGCATTTCTGGTCAACCGATTAGCCAGCCCTGCCCGGAGTGCTGATGTAGCCAGTGATAAAAGGGCCGATCTATAGTTAGTAGCCACTTACCATTAAAACCCAGATAGCTTGTAGGGTTATCATTATCGTGATCATTAACATATTCAGCTAGATAATCATATTTAGGTATTATATTGATATTATCAACGATAATATTATCGATTATTATAGCTGTTTCATTAATATTATCGTAGTTTTTATTATATAATTCTAATGATATATTAATTGTATCCAATAATCCAACACGATAATCCAATTGAATAGGTTCCGATAATGCAGTATATCCGATTCGATCACGATTAACTCTGAGCCAGATATTGGGCTGGCCTATAGGGCGCAGACAAATCTTGATATTGATACTGGCATCAATATCCTGCAGATCTGAATAATTCTTCATATTGAGGTAGATAAGTTAAAATACTATTGCCACGATTATTTTCTAATCGCTTTAAGTAAGCCACAAGATCGGGCAATCTATTGCTTTCGTCTGCGACAGATTTTAGATAATTCAAATAGCTTTGTGCATCCTGCACAATTTGTTTTCGTGCCACATTGGGATCTCTAGTGTTGATGATCTGTTGCGTTTCTGTAGACTGATGTGCCTGAATCCATTGTTCCAGAGTTTCAATTACCTTGGTTCTATATTCCAGCGGCAACACCGCAATACGGAAAAACTTAGGCTCGTCAAGAAAATTACAACTCTCTACAGAGAGATTGTTTTGCCAGGCATAATCATAGACAGTGTGTAATTCATGAACAGTTAGACAGGTAGGAGTAATTCTAAGTTGTATTAGCCAGTCTTGCTGTTTTCCCAGAGTTATCCATCGGTCCAATAACTCTCGAGTCTGTGCTTGTTTACTTGGGTAACGAACATAGTCATTGACCGGTGTTAAGGTTTCTATGCTCATGCCCAAGTTCACCTGTTGAAATTGTTTTAATAGTTCAACAATGTCATCGGACCAAACAGTTAAATTGGTAGTAAATCCAATGGTTACATTCTTGGCTAGACCAGCTTCAACTAAAGCAGTTAATATTGTTCGAAATCCTGGAGTGATTACTGTTTCGCCACCAAGGAAATGCAGATACTGTAGATTTGTACTGGCAGTCAACGCCTGCACGAACCGATCAACTAACGCAGGATCATCGCACCAGGCAGCAGGGGGTAGCTGATCAATCAATCCAATTTTTTGAAACTCTGTTGCTAGTCTACTGCTGTTTTCGGGATCGCAAAACACACAAGCGCCGTTGCAATAGTTGCCAAGATCAATTTGCCAGTCAGACACAGACCTGTTGGTGTGTCCTTGACTGTTGTTGCTGTAATCAAATGACGTCTTTAGGGTAGAACTGGCTAGACTTTTTTCAAAATATTGTTGTTGGATACCAACTTTGAGCAATTGCCGTTGACGTCCGCTGGTTTTACTATGCCGTTCCATGGTATAACAATCGTTACACATGTCGGGAGTACCACCATCTAGCATGGTAGTTCTTAACTCGGCCATACTCTTTTGAAAATATGTTAGAGGTGATACAGTTTGGATGTTGTTGGCAAAATCAACTCGGGTGTTGCCCTGTTTAGACATCCATCTACATGGTTCGTAAGTGCCCGAGTTGTTGATTCGCATATGCAACCATGGGCTAGAACAAAATGTTTTTTCAAATGTCATTAATCCCTTTTAGACACAATTTTATCGGCCAATCCATAGGCAATAGATTCTTCAGCTGTCATTATATTGTCACGGTCCATATCTCTTTCCAGCTGTTCATAACTTTTGCCGGTGGTAGCAACATAAATTTCAGTGAGCTGTTTTTTCATTCGTAAAATTTCATTTACTTGGATTTCCATATCAGATGCTTGGCCTTGGGCTCCGCCTAATGGCTGGTGAATAAGATGTCTAGCTCTGGGTAAAATAAGTCGTTTTCCCTTGGTGCCAGAACTGGCCAACAGGCTACCCATACTTGCGGCCTGACCCATAACAATGGTGCTAACATCACACTTGATAAACTGCATGGTGTCAAGAATACTAAGTCCACTAATTACAGAACCGCCTGGCGAATTTATGTAAAAAAGTATGTCTCGATCTGGATCTTCACTTTCTAAAAACAGCATTTGTGCCACTACTAAACTAGCTGAATGTTCGTTAACATCTGTGTCCAGCATAACAATACGGTCACGCAGAAGTCTACTGTATATATCATAACTTCTTTCGCCCTTGGCGGTTTGTTCTACTACAATGGGTACTAAGTTTGGCATCAATGTCTCCAGATAAATGATAAGTAAGTATAACACTTTAATAGAGAAAAAGCAAATGCGTGATATTCTAAATCTACTTGAAAACCTACTATACGAAGAAAAATTAGCGGCTTCCCAAATGCCTATAACCAAGGCCAGCGGTGTTGTTAATCCTAAAACTGGTAAACCATACAATCGCCAAGAATTGTTTTTGGTTAAAGTTAAAACAGGTAGTCCATTTACTCTAGTTAATGGTGGTGAAGTTGTTATAGATCCTAAAGAAGCTAGGGCTGTAGCCGCATGGTTGGCCACTGGACCAAAAGGAACTATCACTTTACGGACCGCAGACGGTGACACTGTTAAAAATACCGAACTACAAAAAACAGTAGAATTTGGTAGCAAAGAAGCTGAAAATATTCCAATCAAACCCAGTGATGTATTTGCTACCGATGAAAAACAAGCCATAGATGATTTTGGTAACAACATTGAAGATATCTTAAAGTCGGGCGGATTTCCGGCCAGTGACATGTACAACAAAATTGCAGGTAATCCTAAACTAGCAAGTCTAGGCAAACTTGGTGATGCTGTGATCTATATGGCTAGACAGGCCAACGAAGGGAAAACGCCGATATTTCCAGGAGACTTAAACAAAGATCAAATCAAGGCCATTGAGCTGTATGCCAGTGAATATATCGGAGCATTGGCATTAGTAACTGGAGCGGCTCCATTCATTCGTGGTAGTCGCGAACAGTTTGAAGAATTTGTTGGTGGAAATCTAGCCGACATGATCATGTTCTTCCCTAAGGCCAGCAACAATCCGTTAGCTGATAGTTTTAGTGTGGTAAACAATGCCACTGGACATGCTGTAAAGATATCCAGCAAGGCCGCTGGTAAAGGTGCTCCACCTAGTCTAGGTAGCATGAAATTCCCCAAAGAGATCCGAGACAAGTATCCCGAAGCTACAGAATTCCTAGATGCCGCACAGGATCCGGGACTAAGTTCGTTTACACAACCGTTTGCCTTAATGAACTATTTGTATGAGATTGACCCAACTAAAATTCCCAAGGCCTATCAGTCTATGATGCCGTTCTCACCAGAACTGGTAGCACAAATTGAAAACAGTAATAAAACTGGCAAGGCCCTGCCAAGAAAAATCATGGGCTTGTTTGAAAAACAACTAAGTGCCAAAGTTCGCGATGGTACAGCCACTGATGGTGGCAAGGCCTGGTGGGCAACCATACAAGATATGATGCGACTAGTCAACAATGATAAAATCATTCCTGATTTCCGTGCGGCCCTGATTGAAAGCCTAGGCTACAATTTTGTTCAACTATACACCAAAGTCAAAGGTGACAAGTTAGTCACGGAAGCATTTTGGCCAGCAAAGATCTCTGGGCAAGTTAAACTTAAAACCAAAGGTTCGGCTGGTGAGCAAAAAGGTAAAATGAGTGTAGAGATATCCCCGGGTGGTACTGACCTTGATTCACCATCAGGACAAAGTCGAGAAGAAGCCGGCACATTAGATGCTCAAGCAAGCACAGGAGAACGACCTTCAGCCCGCATATCCACAACAGATTTAGATAATGTAAGTCAAAAAAGAAGTAATGTCAAAGCCAGTGGTAAAAATGAACCGTTGGGTAGTGAAAAAACTCTTGGACGTAAACGTCAGCGTTAATAAGTCAAGTGTGTTGTAGTCTTAAATGGACAACCAATGGCCGCGTATTCTAACTGCCGAAGAACTTTTTGTTTCATCTGACGCACTTTGATGTGATCATGATCCCAATCAAATGCAGCTAAGAATTTAGTAAACGTGCCCTTCTTGGTACGACTGGTCAAGGTATCCATATGGTTACGAATTGCCACTGGATCGTAACCAAACTTGTCAATCATTTCGCAGGCAATATTAAAACTGAATGCACCCATTTCGTCACGGTGACCATAGTATTCTTGATCTTGGCGTTGACGATGATAGTAGGCTGTGCTTTCGTATCCAGGGATATCTTTAAAGTTTCTACTGCGATACTGTCGCATATGAATTATTTCGTGCAGAATAGTATCAGCAAATAAACTACACAATCTGCGCCAACGATAGTTAGTTATACGCAATTCAGTGTCTTGTGGATGATAACTCAGCACAACTTCAATAAATTTTTTCTTGCTCTTCTTGTCAAGAACGCTGTCATAACTTCCGCCCATGTAAGGAAAGCCGCGATCTTGTTTGGCGTCATATTGCCATTTTTTTATAGTGACCGGTAGGCAAGATTTGATGTGTGTGCTCAAGCATTTATGTAGCATTTTAACTGGCATTTTACGGCCAACAATATCCGTACCAGCACTGTATAACATATTATACAGATTTGTGCGATTTAGCTGACTCCAGTTAAAATCCTGACGCATTTTGCTCTCCAATTGGACTAGGTATTTAGCGAGCTCTGTTAGGGTTAGTAACCCAAGAGAAAGCCCGGTTACCCGGGCTCAGAAGATCCTATAAAGTGTGCTTGTTTACAGAGGCCTACAGGATGTGTTTATTACTTAGCTGATTTAGAAAAACTTTTGATAAATTCTTCAGTGTGCTCTTTGGTAATAGTTGCAATTGACTCAACTGCAGCCAATTGTGCGCGAACAAACTCAGTGGTATCGGATGTTAAGTCAATCAAAGTGTTGCTGAGTTCTTTGGGCTGTATATAAGACAAGACAGCCGTGGTGTTCTTTTCAGCTTGATCAATAAACTTAGCTGGGTTTAATGCGTCTTTAAATGTATTAAATAATTCCATGGTAAATCTCCTAAAGGGACAATTCGAAGGACTCTCACAAACCCAACCAATTTGGCATTTGCTGTCCTGCAATATTATTTATCAATTATATTGCAACCGCACATTTTTTGCAATCTTTTTGGCTAGCTTTTCTCTCTTAATTTTGCCAAACCCAAGTAACGCAGTATGCAAATATAGACCCAACCAATGTCTAATTCCCACCATTTTTGTTTGAATTTAGCATTGGCGCCATCTGCGTGATGATTGTTGTGCAGTTCCTCACCGCCAATCCATACAGCCAATGGCCATAAGTTGCGTGATGTATCTTTGGTATCTGTGTTGCGATAGCCCCACCAATGACTAAGGCCGTTAATAACTCCAGCCGCCCATAAGGGAATCCAAAGCATTTGAATGCCCCACACTAACCAACCCCATAGACCAAACAAGCATAGATCTATAATAAGCATTAGGACGATACCTAACGTGTTATACCGTTTGTATAAATGGCGCTCAATCCAGTCGTCCGGTGTGCCTGTGCTTAGTTGTGCAATCATCACACGATCCTTAGCAGCTTGTTTATAAAGGAAAACGCCTTTAAACAACACCGTCCAAATGCCGTGGACTTGTGGGCTATGTGGATCACCGGGCTGATCTGACTTTTGATGGTGCTTACGGTGTACTGCTACCCACTCTTCTGTGACCATAGCGGTAGTTAGCCATAACCAAAAACGCATGGCGTGTGCTACCGCAGGGTGGAATGTTACACCTCTATGAGCTTGGCTACGGTGTAGGTATAAGGTAACACAGGCTATAGTAAGTTGAACCATTACCAGGGTTGATAAGATTATGTACATCAATTACTTAGCCGTATATCTCGCGATATAACATAGTATTATTTTGTAAAAAACGATGAAATAAGTTGCGCTGTTTGATACAGATTTCTTTATTGATTGTAATCCAGTTAGCAGGGTCTAGCTTTAACTCTACTTCTGAGTCACCGTACATATTTTGCGTGGCTAGCCCGTGTTTATGACACAAGTGTTGTATGGGTTTATTCCAGCCCAGGCAGTGCATAAAAAGTTCGGTATATCCGCGGTTGCGAGCCCATAGTATTGCTTCTTCAAGCATTAGACCAGCAACACCTTGTCCACGATATTCCTTGTTCACAATAAGACCAAATTCTACTATCTTACCACTAACAGCAATATGTATTGTGCCTGCCCAATGGTTGCCGTCTTGAGCTATTAAAAAGAAGTGCTCTTCGGGGTTACCAATTACACGATCCATTAGGGCTTGAATAACGTGTTGGCTCCCCGATACACCAAAATATAGTTGACGAGTTTCCTCGTCTTGAATTCTTAGCCAGTCGCCAAACTTTGGATAGTCTTTGACGGGTAGAAATTCAGTAAAGATCATTACAGACCTCGGCAAATACCCTGATTGTCTGCGTAACAGGCTTGTGCTTCTTTATACTTGCCATTGCGAGCCAGGTCAGCGGCATATTTGGCTTCGCCTATTGCTACAAAAAAATTCCAGATAGCGTTTAATATTTTCATATTATAGTCCTCTATATTCGAAATATTTGGACCAAAACTCAACATCTGCGTGAGTTTGTGGATTTTTACTGTTGATAAATGCTTCTAATGCACTGGGTTGCTTTGCTAGGAACTGGGTAAGTTCTTTAAAAATTTTTGACATTTTGTGTCTCCTCTTGATGTTCTCAGTGTTTCTACTGAGTCTTTTATTTATCTCATGCACTGCCGCATAATATTAAACTTTTATGACCGTGACCATTTTGAACTAAATATTCAACAAGGAGATTTATTATGTTAGAATTTTTGAAAAAGATTTTTAGTGCAGCTGAACCAGACAAGGCTCCAGCACCTTACAAGGTAGAAGCATCCGCGCCGGTAGTGCCAGATTTTCCGGTTGAGAAGCCTGCCAAAGCCTCTAAACCAAAATCTGAAAAGAAACCAGCCTCTAAAAAGACTACTGCTCGTAAATCAAAGGCTCCCAAGGCTTAATGTTGTAAAAAGTATCGGACAAGTCCGATGCTATCAATTGTGACTAAGAACACGGAGTTAGCCATTAGGCCAAAACTCCGTCTAGTCCAGCAGGCCCAAGCACTGGCACAACAACCAGCAATAAAAATTGTATAAAGCGGCACCACTGGAATATTGGGCACTGTGGCTGCAAATATCACAGCACTTACAACACTACATGCCCAGGCAAACACTTCTGCACAAAAGCGTACACGATTAGACTTCCAATCTTGCTTGACATAATTCCACAGATTGCCTGCACCTACAAAAATAAAATCCATGTTATTCCTAATTTGATAAAAACTTCAATATTCCATTGGCCAAATTTTGATGGGTCAATGGTCCAAAATGTGTATTGTCGTTGCCGGTATCAACATTGTATCCCGGAAGATAACAATACTCCGGATGCTTGGTATATTCCAATAAACATTGATAATAAAGATCGCTCATATTATCAAGAGATGTAATAATTGATTTTACTTTTAAATTTCTAAGAAATTTTAAACCAATGTTTAAATAATTTACATGATTATAAAATAGTTGCAAGTCAGACCAAAATAAAACTTCTTCTACACTGGCATTTTTTAGCAATATCTCTTTGCATTTCCCGGTAAAGTCTACTGCTTTTGTAAATCTTTCAGGCGTAGTCAACTGCCAAATTACTAAATCGTCGGATCGTATATTGGCCTGCATCATGTGCCTGAAACTCCAACCCAATGAACTACCAGGTTGAGTGATTGATTTTAATGGTAAGTTTAATTGTTTACTCACTATACTGCTGTAGCATTGCTCAAAACTGTCTAGACCAACTCCATGACTATGACTGCACCCAAAGACCCATAATACTGGCGTGTCAGGACGCTGAACAAGATCTTGGTCATTGATAAAGTTAATTACATTATCTTTAGTAAAATTTACTACAGTATGACGATGCTGTAAAAAATTTAACAAAATTAATGTTTCTTTATAGATAGTTGAACTTTTATCAAATCCATTTTCAACAAATGATATCGAATCAAATTGATCAACAATAGAACATATTTCTTGACGTGTTAAATCGCCGAGAGATGTATGATACTTGTCGTGTATTAACTTGTCGTTGCAATGAGTTAACAGTACAGATGTTGGTTCAGTCAGGTTAAAATCAACTGTTGGCTCGATTATGTATAAAATTTTTGGCATTCACTCACATTTCCAAATTAATTTAAACAAGATTGCATCATGCGGATTCTCAAATCTAAACGCAAATCCGTAAGTTGATCGCCAACCGTGTACGTGATATCTACTTGGGCTAGGGTGACCATCGCACCAATCATATAACTCTTGAGGATGAACTTCTTTTGATTCTAATATCGAATCCCATGTAACTACGCATTCTGTCCACTCAGGCGGTGGCCAAAGTTTTAACTGCTCCATTAAACCAAATTCAACTCTACCGCACGAGCATAGACCTGAGCACTGGCCAAGTTCTTGCCCTTTGACTCGCACTGTATATCAAACTGTTCCCAGAAACTCAAGGCCCAGTCAGTTACAGATTGATTCCAGTAAAAGTCTGAGTGTGCTCTTAGTTTCTGTTTCTTATAACCCGCTACCAGAAGTGCCGGATAGTCAGGTGCTTGGTTGGCATTGTGTCCGACAAGTATATCTTCCCTGCTGACACTGTAATGCATAGCAGGACGAACACCGCGCCAACTGTCAACAACTCTTTTAACACGGTCGTCTCCAGGTAGGATGTAGGCTCCCTCACGGATCCAGTAATGATGAATATCGAGCACAACAGGCACAATATCAGAAATGGTAAGACAATCATTTAACCCCCAAGAATTTTCTTCGTTTTCAATAGTAATACAGTTACGGGCTTCGGGTGAGAGTTTGCTGTAGGCGTCTCGTAAACCTTCGGGACCGCGTTTACCCGATATGTGGACGTTGATCTTAAAGTCCTGAAATGATTTGCCATAACCCATCCACCTGGCCATATCTGCATGATATTCAAACTCCTGTATAGATCTTCCCACAATGCCAGGATTCTCACTGGCCAACACACAAAACTGTCCAGGATGAAAACTCAGTCGCACATCCAATCTACGAGCAGTTTCGCCTATAGGAGCAAAAATCTTTTCCAAATGATTCTGCACATCAGTCTGTTGCCACCAGTCAATCCATGACGGTTCAGTATAGCCCTGTAGCATTTCACTGCCTAACCTCACCATGCGACGTTCAGGCGGTAATGTGGCCACACGCTCGATCAACTTGACAGCGGCAGCGGTGTTGTGATTCATGATGTCCCACTGGCGCTGTTCGGCTTCTGCAGGGTGCTCACGCAACCAACGCATGGTAGTTGAACGCCCGTTAAGGTCCCGATCCACTGCATTGACCTTCATGCCGCCACATTCAGACGGATCATTGAGCCATTTGCAACAAAAACCAATACGTTTAATCATTTCATCGCTTTATTAAATTTTGGTTTATATTTGGTAATTAGTTGATACTCTAGTGCTCTTGCTTCTTCTTTAGTTAACCGTGATTCAACAATCTGAAAACAGTCTAGCCGTTTGTCATGTATTACTTCTTTAAGAAACCAAGAATGGTCGCTTGCTCGAGTGTTAACGGCTGAAAATCGCTGACCAGTACCTTCGCCTACATAAACAATTTCTCCAGTTGCCGGATCGGTATGTGTATAAACATACCATCTATGCAAGTCTGATTTGTCAGGAGCAGTATAATTGCCAGTTTTCTTAGTCATACTGCTATTATACGGCAATATGTATTAATTGTCAAGGTTATAAGTGTAAAACTGTAGCCAAAGTATCGGTGACTACATTGTCCAAATCAGTTAAATTTGGATCAATTGGACCTGCATGATCTACTATGACCCATTGAATCTGGTTGTAAGTTATAAAGGCCTGTTGCACCAAATTACGATGATGCTGTGCTTGATTGGCCTGCAAACGATCTGCATTGGCCTCAAGTGTAGTAAGATCCCATCCTAGCATTATAACAATATCACTGGTGGTTGCAGCCAAATGCATGGCCACAATTTCTTCTTGCTTTATTACATTATGTACAAATTCTCCAGCATACACTTTTACACCCTCGGGTCGATTAATACTAGCATTAACCGATTCTGGTATGTAAAAATTACAGGACTTTTGAAATTCTCGTTGTATCAACTCGTCGGCCTTGATCTGATCGTGACAGATTACGTTGTCTGTTTGACAGGCTCTCCAGGTGCGCCAACTTCCCCAAAATGCACCAACTCGTTTAAGTTCTTCGATATCCTGTGTAGGATCTAATACTACAGAATCTGATAATACCCAACTAATTTTTTCTTTTATTTTATGCATGACGTCTACGAGTATCCAAGGTTACACAATGAAATCCGCCGCCTAGTGTTCTACTATGGCTTAGTGTCAAGGGAATTGAATCAATTCCTCGGGACTTCAGTATAGTAATTAGCTCTGTTTGTGCGGCATCTATGATTACAGTTTCTGGATCCAAGACCAACATATTCATAGCTATCCATTTTGACGCATAAGGATATTGATAAAAGTCTTGTGCTACAATCATGTTTTCTGTGACCCAAATTTTTTCCCAATCTTGAAATGCTTGTGGACAGTTATCTTCAGTAACACGTCCGGCATTTAACATGACTAGTCCTTCACGCAAAGGAGTAATAGTAGAATCAATATGGACACCTGCGTAAAAGTTACACAGCTCAATTGTAATTTTAGGGAATTTTGACTTTAACCAATAGTACGCAGAAATACTACCCGATGCTGATTGTAAAAATAACCAAGTATCTCCAAGTCGACAAATGTTTGCGGCATCCAGGGTCATATCTTGGTCTCTAGGCATAGTATATGTGTTACAAGCATCTGCAAGTAATCTATAATAATTTTCAATTTCCTGATTGCGACACGGATACATCATGTTGCAGTCAACTACAGTATCGCCGGCCACTAGTAGTCGATCTCTTGGACAATAGTTGTACATGCCTTGGCGTTTAACAAAATCCATTGGTCGAGGACGATAAACTGTAGCGCCATATCGAACTAGGGTTTCTGACAAGATGTCTAATTCGCGATTAGCTTCATCAACGATAAACTGCGGCACTGGGCCACCGGGTGCCGGTGTTTTGGTCCACAGGCTATTCCTAGCTTCTTCAGCAAACACTGGATCAGTCATTGGCCAATTAGCATTGGTAGCACTACCTACAATAATAGCTTCTAACGGATCCCATTCATTGCGACTATTGACCATCTATGTGTCCTGTTATTTGTAAAGTGTATCTTGGAGTTAATCCTAAATTAGCTGCCATGTGTGGAGTATCATATGTCCATTCAATTGTGGCACCGGCTCGCCAATTCACATAGGCAATATTTCGATATTCAGCATAGTGGCCCGGTTGCCAATCTTCTAAAAATATTATAGCACGGCGTATGGTATGTTCGCGACCTCGTAAGTTAAAAAGTTCGATGTATTTTAGGTATAAGTCACTGTGAGTAGGTAATACTGTACCAGTATTCATTCGATAATAACTGGTACCAACGTCTCGCCACCCTTGCCCTCGAAAGATGTCCACAAATCGTTGATTCCACGTGGGTTGTGGACTGCGCATATCACACATGTCGCCGGTAAATTGATCAGGATAACCCTGGGCCAACCAAGTGTTAGTTAATTCAGGATCATTAAATGATTCATGAACATAGGATAAATGTTTGTATTCATCATCCCAAAATGGATGTAATTGATATTTGTGAATAGTGCGGGTCATATAAACATTAATTATGACCTTTTTACAACCCCTCTAAAGTTTAACTATAGGGCTATTTTTCGTGTGCCACAAATTCGCCATTCCAGTTATCTGGTAAATTTTGTTCTTTCATAAACTCGCAACGTTCAATCCATATCTTGTAGTACTTGTCCATCTGCCCGCCAAAGGTGCCTTTCATTTTAGTACACATAGCGGCGGCTTCATCAAACTTTTTAGCTCGGTACAAGTCATGCATTTTTTCGTGTTGTGCCTTATCTTTACTGTAGTCTACACCTTTAGTACGTAATACTGTATAGATTAAGTCTGCTACTGTTTTGCCTTTTGGTTGCAAGTTGTCTAGTAACAAGTAAAAGAAATCGTCTCGAGTTCTATTGTATGTTTCAGCACCAATAATACATAACACACCATAGGCCTTACAACGTGCTTCTAGTCGTGCAGCTGTTGAAACCATGTCACCTAAGATGTCATAGCTGTGTCTATCTGTGCTTCCCATTTCACCAATAAAGCCAATACCTGAGTTACAACCCCAACCCATTGCGGCAGGAGGTAATCCTTGTGCTTCCATTAGTTTAGTGTATTCATCCACAGCATCTAACATCTCAAGTCCTACCTTAACAATAGTATGTGCGTGATTAGGATCTTCAATAGGAGCGCCGTGTATGTGCATCGATGCATCACCTACATACTTAATAATCATACCTTTGTTATCTAGAATAGGACAACTAATGCTATCCATATAACCGTTCATATATTTTCCAAGTCCAGCAACATCATCACCATAGTGTTCACCGATAGGAGTAAAGCCACGTAGGTCTGAGAACATGACACTGACATCTTTGCGCACACCGCGTTTGATTAGGTCTGGATCTTTTTGCAATAGCTCCACTACTTCTTTGGAGCAGTAGCCAGCAAACTGTTTCTTGATTGCTTGCTTTTGTAAAAACTCACTTACGAACTTAACACCATAAGCATGAAGAAGCACAAGGCCAAGGCCAACGACTGGAATAGTCGCGTCCACAAGCCAAGCGTAATTTCCATAAGCCCAACGAGACAGCAATATACTCCCGCCGAGTATAAAAACAGATGAACAAAGTCCAACATAAACCCACCTTGATAAAAATAACAATACAATACCTGCCGTAACGACAAATACAATTTCTGCACCATCGGCCCAATCTGGGCGAGTAATTGCCGGACGATCTCTATTGGCAATTACAGTACCCAATACACTTGCTTGTAAATCTTGTGGTAGCATTTCGCCAAGGCTTGTAGCTACAGGGTTTGCAAGTCCTTGTGCTGATACACCAACAATAACAATTTCACCTTCAAAATCTTTTGGCAAGTCCGTTAAACCATATTTACTTGGTACCAGTGACCAGTCAACCCAAATACGGCTCAATGAATCTGTTGTAATAGCTCCAAACTTTGGAATGCGCATTTTCTCAACGCCTGTTTCGTTGATCTTCACTTGGAAAGTGGTGTCGGCGCCAGCTACTCGAAGTGTTTCCATAGCAAGGCTCGGGTACAACTTGCCATCATATGCTACTACCATTGGCATGCGACGAACGACACCGTCTACTTCTGGCAAGGTATTTACAATACCAACACCGACTGCGGCATTTTCAATAGCAGGTTGGTTAGCAATAATACCAGGATAGGTAACAAAGGCATCTAGACCAAATGGGCCTATGACTACTGAGCCAGGAGCTTTTGGAGTATTACGAGAAGTTTGCGACCCAATGTTAGGGAGAATTGTTGGATACTGGCGAAGGGCTTGGATGTATTCTGCATCATGCCCCATGCGATCGCGATCAGGAGTAAGGATGTTAAAAACAACAAGACCAGCATTGCGGCGATATAAATCCCGGACGATGGCAGCGTACTGATCGCGGGAGAAAGGAAATTGTCCATATTTTTCTAATGCCTTTTCATCAATGTTTACAACACTAACACCTATAACTTCTGCAGGCTTACTAGTTATAAGCGTATCAAAATAGCGTAGACGAACGCTTTCAACAAATGTAGGGTCTGCTACCCGTAACCCCACTACTAAGGCCAGCGTCAATAGAGCAGTCCACGGACTTGTTAAGATTTTTTTAAGCATCGTTATTTTGAACTTCTTCTGCGTCTGGTCTAATATTGTTTATATCAAAATTATCTGGAAATGTATTATACACGGTATTACAATCGAGCCCTGCATCACTACACATCTGCGCCCAGCTTCCGGCATAAATTTGTGACATAAGCCAATGCACTTTTTTTTCTAAATCTCTTAGTGCAGGGTCAGTAATTCTTGGATCGGGTTTAAAAAAGTCAGTCATTTGTATCTCCGGTATGACTAGTATTTAACAAAAAAAATACCCACTGTAAAGTGGGTATAAAATCCTGCGTAGCCGGCTTGTTATAGTTATAATATGCCTGCATAGTATTTAAGTACTGCCCATTAAAAAATAAACTACGTATACACTCTTGGGCTACTTAGACTTTAATACTCCATTGTTTTGTTTAATAGTTACAATAGTTCCACCAGGAGAGCCATCGCCGATAGTGATCGATGATGGCATATCATTATGTGTAATGTTAATTGTGGTGTTGGATACATACCCAAGTGTCTTGACTTCGGCATAATGCTCATTTTCTGTTAGGCGGAATGCAATACCACGTCCACGACTGATCATTTCTGTTTCAGACGGTCTATCCCATATCACACAGACACTGGTAGCAGAATTACACCCAGACCGTTTGGCAAGGTCAACAAACTTGGAAACACGAGCTTCCTCAATGGCTTCGGCGGATTTGGCCACAGCCTGTGCTAGTCGTCGAGCCGCGTCGGCTTCGATGTCGTCAAGTTCTTGTTCTTGTTTGGTTTTTGTTGCTTCTTTAATAGCTCGTTGAACTTCAACAGGTTTAACAATAATAAGATTATTATTAATTTTACTTTCAACAGTGTTGACAACAATAGGTGGAGTTGGTGCCATTAGAGCACTCATAACATAGGTTGCTTCAAATGCTTGGTCTAAGACCACTGACCCAGCAAGAGTGCTTACTTCGATACGTCCAACTTTGCATCTATTCTCTTCTAATTCATATTGTTTAACTTCGTTGATATCTTTACAACTAGGTATTAACATTATCAGACTTTGTCCAGCTTCGTCAACGGTCATGGTAAAATCAGTACCACGAACTGCCACTGTGGCTGTTGGCGTTTGAATATTTACTTTTTGTGGACTATTTTTAGCAATCTGGCCCGACGCATAGCGCACAGTGCCTGCGCTCACTTTAAGAGCCAGTTTGCCGGCATCGCTGGCCTTGGGATCAAATACAAAATCATCAATAAGCAAGCGACTGTTCTCAGTTATGCGAACCTTTGTGTCATCTTTAAATGTAATGTTGCTGACACATGCACCGGTGGTATATGTGTCCATACTTTCAACTATGGCATCTTTGTGCCCAGATAATTTATTTTTGTCTCGTGTGATCTCGCAGGCTGTACCTTTGTGTTCTGAAACCGTGCCAATGCCAGCCCAGGCGTTACATACAACCATAACGCAAAGGGCTGTGATTAGTTTCTGCATATTACCTTGCTACAGCAGTTCTTGAATTGACAATGGCCGAGTCGCTGGACCGTACCGTGACGGTATTGAAACTACCTGTGGTCTTAAGATCGATTGTTGTATCAATAGAACCCTGTTGCTGGGTGGTAATACTGTTATAGTCGCCTATCACATTATTAATCAATATGTGCCCATTGGCACCAGCACCGCCCGTCTGTTCAGCATTGATCACGTTGGTACTGCCAGTGATTTGTATATTAGAACTTCCGCGGTTACTTAATAAATCAGTAGTCACTTGGTTGGTACTGCCAACAATTCCAATACCACTGACCACATTACTGCCTTGAACGTTTTGTAATATCAAGTTATTACTGCCAGTAACTGTTTCTGTTACAGTATTGTAATTGGCTGTGGCATTGGCACCACCCATGATCAAACGAGTTTGATTGTTATTGCCAGCCACAGTACTGTTATAGGTATTGTTACTGCCAGTGATATTGTACTGAGCCGTGTTGTTACTACCAGTCTGACTAAGTCCAACCACATTGTTAGCACCCGTGATTGTAGCATAGTTAGTACTGCCAGGGGCATCGGGTGTAAAAGTAGTTACGCCATTGGTATCTACTGTTACATTGCCGCCGGTGCCGCCAACATTGTTAGTGCCGCCAACCTGTTGAACTGTGATGGTATTAGTGCTACCAATCTGTTCCAGGTAAACCTTGTTAGGTCCAGTGGCCGCATTTTGTGCGGCTGCATTTAATGAAACAAATGCCAACACAGCAAATATTGTATAGGCTGTATTTAATTTGTTTGTTTTCATTGTTTGTTCAAAGTTGGGTTATCCCCAATCTAAGCTCCTATTTTTTATTGTTATTTTTTTACTTCTTTAAAATTCCAGTGTCCTTTACGAGCACCTTCACGAATCGTATCAACCACTGCGGCTTGTATGGCTGCGCTTGTTGCTCGGTTAATACTTTCGTTTATACTACCTCCTATTTCTGATTCTAAGGAGTTAGTTCCGTCATTGATAAATCTCAATACTGTAAATTTATCCATGTAACTCAACACAGTTTTTGTAACTGTAACTGTGGTCAATACTTCTCCAGTAAGAACACTGACTGTTCTCAAACTAATCGTGACTGTATCACTTTGATACTGTGTTTGGCCGCCAATACCAAAGATACGCATACCGGCGCCACCTGTAAGAGTATTTGAATCATAGCCCACAATAGCACCTTCCACAATCATTCCGGCAAATACCATTGGCGGTAACGGTTTAGCATCACGTCCTTGATACTGTTCGCGACCCTGGCGAATCATTTGTCGTTCTTTGATTAGGTTGTCTAGCCCAACTCTTTCTACCACAGTGAACCAGCGGCCATCGCCTACATCTTGTAAGGCTTTAATCAAGTAACTTTCGCCGCCTTGTGTTACAGCACTGCTTAAACTGGCCACAGCAAGTTGACTTTTGCGTTGCCCTGTTTTATCTTGGAATCCGTACACAGCCACAGCAATAGGTCCATCTGCCGGTGGTGCTAGTTGATTTTTTGGCTGTGCTAATACAATACTTTTTTCTATCACTGGTTCGTCAAACTGCTTGTTTGTCAGCTGTTCGCGGATACCACTGCCAATGGCACATCCACCTAATAAAGCAATTGCAAGCAAGGAAATTACGGTATGTTTCATATATTTTTCTTAAAAAGCAAAGGTTCCAGATGGCACCATCATTTGAACGTTGCCGGTGGCACCAGCAATGTTGATTACTAACATGCCTTTTTCGCTGGCGTTTGCTGGGTCGCCCAGGCGCCAAGTGATATCATTGCCCGCTATGTTTACAGATCCGCACTGACTGTAAGGATTTACTGCTTTACAACTAGGCACACCGTCTGTACCAAACAAACTATCGGTAATTTGTTTGGCTAGTTGAGCATAGACTCTACTTTCAATGTTGGCTAAAAATCTAGCCTGTGGAGTATTTGCAGCATCTGCGGCTGCTTTGGCTGCAATAGCATCTGCGGCCAATTTATTTTTTTCTTTTTGTTGAGTTTCTAGCTGTTGTAAAGTCAAGACATGGCTACTGTATCCAACGCCGCTAAAGGCCGGGCTACTAAAATAGTGTTGTAGTTCTGCAGCCGTGACAAACGCAGGCGCAGAAGCTAAGAGAGTTATTATTATTATTTTTTTCATACTCTAGCTCCTACTATTATTTAATAGTTTTTTACAGATATTAAGTGGCGGTATTACGATTTTTCGTTGATCTGTTGTTCAGCTTCTACACGCTCGTGATCAATACTTTTGCCACGTAGATGCAACACAGTATTAACTTTTTGATTCAACCGAATCAAATCATTGTCCAACATACGGATGCGATCAATAAGACCAATAAGAACTGCGTTGGCATCATTGATAACTGGTTTGATTTCCTTGGTACACCATTCCCAGACCATGCGTATGATAAAGCCCATGCCAACTGCCATGACCATTGGGAATCCGTACTTGCTGATAATTTCTGCTAGGCCGCCCATTATAATATTGCTCCTACCGCAATGCCGACCACAAATGCTATCAGAGCAAACTTGGCTAGATCCCAATCAGTCCAAATTTGATGCGGTGGTAATTTATATGGATTATGTTTTTTCATTGCTAACTCCATCTCTTAAGAATTTTTCTAACGGATCTACTTTGACTAACATAGCACGACCATTGACAGTAGAAACTTTGAAATAGTCGCCGGTTTGCCAACCTAGTGCATTTACGTTAAGTTCTGAATCTAATAAAATTCTATTAGGTTCTAAATCCCATTCGTAGTCGTAGTATTTCATTATACGGGCTTATTGATATTACTTAAACGATCAGCGCACTTGCGAATGTCTTTGCTTAATTCACCAAATCCAATACGTTGTTCTACTTCTCTGGCTATGTCATGCAAGCGTATGACCAAATATTCAATATCAAAATCCATTGTTTTAGCTCCTAGAAACTTTTGAAGTTTTCTTGTTTTAATTTCTTCATCACAAATAGCCATATTACGTTCAATATACTCTTTGCGATTCATTATTGCCCAACGACGTTCTTCACGAGTCCACATCAGTCTCTCCTTGCATCGTTTTTACCGTCTGCGCGGCTTATGCGCTCTACGTCTGGGCGTAAGCCCAAAGCATTACTCACAACGGTATCAATGCGGATAACGTCGTGATTCATAGTTTTAACACGATTGTCTAAGGCTGTGATAATTCCAGCCATCTGTTTAACAGCTGACAGTACGCCAGCTAATAACAGTTTGATTGTGAGATATACAAAATAACCGCCTGCAAGTGCGGCTGCTACTGGAAATCCTAGATCTCCAATGATCTTAAAAACTTCATTCATACCCAGCTCCTTTTTTAGAGTCTTATTATTATGTGGGTATTTATCTTAAGATTGTTGTTTAGGCTTTTGGTATAACAGGGCTCCAGGAATCGTCTAAATTTTGGGTTTTAAGTTTTTGTATACGGGCGTTTAACTCTTGATAAAATGAGTCTACTTCGCCTCCCCATTTGCCCATAAGTTGCTCAATGGCCTGTTCGCAATAGTTCCAATTGCGTTTACCATAATTACTTATAAGATTAACGTGTAATTCTTTTAACCGGGTGATTATTGGAAATTCAGCAACGGGTATGTTTTCAACTACACAACAGGCAGTATGTAAAGATCCGTCAGGTAAACTAAAGGTATCTAAGTCTAAAACTGTATATTTTTCATCTATATTTGTTGCATTGGTTTTAAATATTATGTTCATATGCGATCCTTGTAAATAGTTATCATGACTTTTGCTTTTGATTTAATTTCTGACCTCCACGTTGAAACTTGGAACGACTTTGATTGGTCTAGTCAAGCCACGGCTCCTTACTGTGTAGTAGCCGGTGATGTAGCCCGTGACCGGCAACGTTTATTAGACACCCTGGCTCACCTTGGTCAATGTTATCCTGGAGGTGTTTTTTATATCGACGGTAACGAAGAACATAAAGATTATCTTGACGATTTGGGTGCTAGTTATCGAGCCCTTGCTAAAGATATCAAATCTATAAAAAATGTGGTTTATATGCAGGATAATGTGATCATAGTCAACGGAGTAGCTCTGTTAGGTACCAACGCTTGGTGGACCTACGATTTTGATTCTAGCATAAGCGTAGATGCTAGCATACAACATACACAAGATCATTTTGGTATTGATAATTCAACCGCCACAAACATCATGGGCGTGGCCTACAACGATGCATCTTATATGATGAACAGTGTTCGTAAATTACAAACCCATATGGAAGTGGGTGCCATTGTTGTGGTTAGTCACACCGTTCCTGCACCATGGGTTATTGCACACGATCCTGATCTGGCCAACACCTGGAGATTTAACGGCATGGGGAACAGTCATATTTCTCGCACCATTGACGAGGATACTGAACAAAAAATTCATACCTGGTGCTTTGGACACTATCACAGGCCTGTAGATCAAAACCTAGGAGGAATAAGATATATTTCCAATCCTAGGGGACGTGGCAACACCGACTGGTGTCAGCGAGTGTTTTATCCTCGTCGAATTGAAATTGACTTTTAAATTGTTTCGGGTTCTAGCTTGACTTGTAAAGGATAGTTGTTGTTTCGGGCTTGCACTGTAACTTCAATACCTTTTTGTTCGGCAATTTCATAAGGCAATACAGCAACCACAGCACTTCCGGCTTCGTGAATGTCCATGGTAATTTTTTCAGCTGTTTCTGAACTATAATTAAATGAATCCATTAACGTATCAATTACAAATTCCATTGGTGTGGCATTATCATTAAGATAGATAATTTTAAACATAGGAGGTTCGGCAAGACCTTGATTAATTTGTGTTTTTGTTACAGTTCCTGCTTGTGACATATCCAATCCTTTATTGTAGTGGAGAGCACTGTGCCCTCCACTGTATTTACTATATTATACTATTTTGTGTAAGTGATCGCAATAGTCTTCGGCAGAAGTGCCTCAGGAACTTGACGCTCTAAGCTAACAGTCAGAATACCATCCTGACTTTGAGCATCGGTTACTTCTACATAGTCGGCCAAGGTAAATGTGCGTATAAAACGACGAGCACTGATGCCTTGGTGTTCATATATGTGTCCTTCGGGCAAATCTGTAGACAGCTTTTCACCTGAGATGATTAATTGACCTTCATTGACGTTTACAGTAACTTCACCTTCGGTAAATCCAGCAACGGCTACTTGAATTTCGTAGGTGTTCTCGCCAGTTTTTACAATGTTGTAAGGTGGATAGTTTGTAGTTGATGCGGCCGCTGTATCAATTTGATGCATCATACGATCAAATAATTTGTCTACACCGATTGAGTTACGATAGAATGGACTAAGGTCCAGAGTTGTGAGTCTTGTCATTGTTTTCTCCTTTAAATTAAGCAAGTGACATATAGTGTGGACCCGACCATCGGCATCCACACTATTATTTATAACGCTAAATTACATCATTCCTGGCATGCCACCCATACCACCCTGTGTTGCAACACTTTCTTTACTAGGAATCTGTGCAATTGAACAGTCTGTGGTAAGGATCAAGCCAGCGATACTTGCGGCATTAATCAATGCGGTCTTAGTAACTTTAGTAGGATCAATAACACCTTGTTCTACCATGTCACCATAGGTGCCTGTTGCGGCATTGTAACCGTAGTTGCCAGTTTTGCTAGCAATTTCGTTTACAATCACATCAGCAGGATCACCAGCATTGAAAGCGATGCAACGAGCAGGCTCTTCCATAGCACGAGCAACAATGCTGATACCAGCTTGTTGATCTGCGTTAAGACCTTTCAGGTTCACAATAGCTTGCTTTGCACGGATCAAGGCTACACCGCCACCAGCAACAATACCATCTTCGACAGCGGCACGAGTAGCGTGGAGTGCATCATCAATACGATCCTTCTTCTCTTTCATTTCTGTTTCAGTAGCGGCGCCAACACGGATAACAGCAACACCACCAGCAAGTTTAGCCACACGCTCTTGCAACTTCTCTTTGTCGTAGTCGCTTGAAGCTTCTTTGACCTGTGTGCGGATTGCTTTAACACGAGCTTCAATTGCTTGTTTGTCGCCTGCGCCATCAATGATGATTGTGTTTTCTTTGTTTACTTCAACACGAGCTGCCATACCTAAGTGCTCTACACTAGTTTTCTCAAGTGTAAGGCCTGTTTCTTCAGCGATTACTGTACCGCCAGTCAGGATAGCGATGTCTTCCAACATGGCTTTACGACGATCGCCAAAGCCTGGAGCCTTAACAGCACAGGTTTTTAAGATGCCACGCATACTGTTAACTACCAAAGTAGCAAGTGCTTCGCTTTCAACATCTTCGGCAACGATCAACAATGGCTTACCAGCCTTGTTAACTGCTTCTAATACCGGCAACAAGTCACGAATATTTGAAATCTTTTTATCTACCAATAAGATAAATGGATTGTCAAGTACTGATACTTGTTTGTCTGGGTTATTAATAAAGTATGGGCTCAAATAACCACGGTCAAACTGCATACCTTCTACAACATCTAATTCGTTTTGTAGACCTTTGCCGTCTTCAACGGTGATAACGCCTTCTTTACCAACCTTCTCCATTGCTTCAGCAATAATGTTGCCAATGTCAGCATCACTGTTAGCACTAATACTACCAACCTGTGCAATCTCTTTGGTAGTAGTACATGGTTTAGAGATTCGAGTAAGTTCCGCCACTGCAGCGGTAACAGCTTGATCAATACCACGCTTAAGGTCCATTGGGTTATGGCCTGATACCACATACTTCATGCCTTCTTTAACAATTGACTGTGCCAAAACTGTAGCAGTAGTTGTGCCGTCGCCTGCGTTGTCGGCTGTGCGGCTTGCTACTTCCTTGACCATTTGTGCGCCCATATTAGCGAGTTTGTCTTCAAGTTCAATTTCTTTAGCTACTGTTACACCGTCCTTGGTCACATGAGGGCCGCCAAAACTGCGTTCAATAACTACGTTACGACCTTTAGGACCCAGGGTTACTTTAACTGCGTCGGCTAAAATGTTAACGCCTTCTACTAATTTGTTGCGACCATTGTCGCCAAATACGATTTGTTTTGCTGTCATAATTTTTCCTTATTCTACAATTGCCATTACATCATCTTCTTTGAGGATGTGATATTCTTCGCCGTCAACTTTGATCGGTGTGCCAGCGTGTTTGCCAAACAGTACACGATCACCAGTTTTAACTTCCATTGGGATCACGGTGCCGTCTTCTGTGATGCGGCCGCCACCTGTGGCCAATACTTCGCCCTGGTTTGGTTTTTCAACTGCGGCATCTGGGATAAAGATTCCAGATTTAGTTTGAGTTTCTGCTTCGAGTAAACGTATAACAATACGATCTCTAGTAGGTTTTAGATTCATTAATACTCCTTTTAAATGTAAATGATAATACCACAACAATAGATTATAACACACATAGGTGATTGTGTCAACAACTAAGAGTGGTTGAATGTTTAAATTGTAAGGGGAGTTGACGCTAGGTCAGAAAGGTGTGCTTTGACATATAAATTCTCCTTAAAAATAAGCAAGTTTTAATATAGACCCCAGCTGGGCATCTACATGTTTATTTATAACAGATTTACCACTTCCTGTCAATAAGTTTATATTCAATATGGGGCAAATCTATTGCCCAGGTTAAACGAAAAACAGTATAATGTTTTTCTTCGTTAAATGCTACCCTGAAAGTATTTTTATAATATTTGTAAGTGTAAGGTATCTCGTTTACCTGGGCCCAATTCTTAATTTCTGCTTCGGCCATATGTAGGATGTGTGAAGTAAGAAACAACGGATTTTCTGTTGTTACTTTAAATTCTATAAACACACTAGTAGAGTTTTTTTGGAAGTTGTTGACTGCGGATTTGTTTGCGTAGACGTGCTCGGGCTGCACCTTTCTTACGCTTACGTTCGGTAGTTGGTTTTTCGTAGGTTTCCCGCTCACGGAGTTCTTCCAATAAGCCAGATTCCTGTATTTTTTTCTTAAATTTACGCAGAGCCTTTTCTACATTGCCATCGGTAATGTAAACTGATCTTTTGTACTCTCTCATAAATTTTCTTGTATTAGTGTCATAGGAGTATTTACCTGGGTTTTATTGATTGTGACCTGGACTATATCTTGTTTACGATACCTAGGAAGATCAAACATGTGTGGTAACAGCACACGCTCTAGTTCGCTGTGTAGGCCGCGGGCTCCTGTTCGTGTCTTTAGTGTTCGTTCTGCTATTAAATCTAAACTTTCAGAGTCAAATTCTAAGGCCACGCTATCCTGATCAAATAACCATTGATATTGACCCACAAAATTTCCCTGTATTTCAGTCAGTATACTAATCAATTGAGTTTTATTTAAAGCGTGTAAATTTACATAACTGCTAAATCTACCCACAAACTCAGGAATCATTCCGTACCGGACCAAATCTTCTGGAGTCACTGGATCAGTTGCTTCAGTGTCAGGTGATGTAATTTCTGCGCCAAATCCCATAGCTGTACCTTGTACACGATTTTTTACGATACGATCCATACCCACAAAGGCACCACCTACAATAAACAATATGTTGGTAGTGTCAATCTCTACTGTTTCTGTATTGTTATTTTTTTTAGTTCCTTGTGCAGGAATACGACACCTTGTGCCTTCAACTAATTTTAACAAGGCCTGTTGAACACCTTCGCCCGATACATCACGTGACACTGTGGCACTTTCACTTTTTCTAGCAATCTTGTCAATTTCGTCTAGGAACACAATACCACGTTGGCAACGTTCAACATTGCCGTCGGCAGCGGTGTATAGTCTTGTAATCATACTTTCTACATCATCGCCTACATAGCCAGCTTCAGTTAAACAAGTGGCATCAGCAATTACAAAAGGTACGTCAAGATACTGGGCTACACTACGAGCCATAAGTGTTTTTCCTGTGCCCGTGGGTCCAATCATGAGTATGTTGGCTTTGGTAATAGTTGTATCATTACGACTGATACGTTTATAATGATTGGCAATGGCCACGCTGAGAACAACTTTAGCCTCGTCTTGTCCAACCACGTGCAGATCCAGATAATCTCTTATGTCTCTAGGATCTAAGACGGTAGGTGGTTCTGATTTTTTTTGAATTACCGTTTTGTCTTTGAGCAAACTGCCACAAAGATCCACGCATTCATTACAAATAGCTACTTTATGACTTACAATTAATTTGCCAACACGATCCTTGTGTTTATCACAAAAACTACAATGTTCAATAGTTGGTTCCATTATACGTGTCGTGTATTCTGTAATCGTCTTTCAATACTGTCACGCTCGGCATTACTCAACAACTCTGGATCGTATTCTCCGGTGTCAATTTTTTCAATAAGGTGATCAATATAGGCATCATCATAGGCATGTTGATCGCTTAAGGTTTTATCTACTTCAATCCAGATATTGCCATTGAATTTATACAAGGCACTGGGCAATCGATCAACACGCAAAAACATATCACCTTTATTGGCACTAGCCGGGAACTGTGTTCCAAATCCACGAACTTCCCCGGTTATTTTATTGTCTACATTATCTGCTTCTAGACCAAATTGATCCGTGGTAACATGTGCAGGAATGTTTACAAAACGGTCAAGTAATTGTTGACGTTCGTCGGCACTGATTGGCAAAGAATTGATGTGCTCTGCTTTGTGCCAAGGTAAACAATCTATTTCGCCTTCTTGATGCAATGCATGAAACGTTCTTTCATCTACGCCCGGATGTCCTGACATAAAAAATCTTTTAGACAAAAGATGCAGTCGATCATCTGGATGGATTTCGGGTATTTCAATATGTGCAAGTGGGTGTAGTCCCTGCTCCGGCTCAAGTTCTTCTTCTAAAGGAATTTCTTCACGATCAAATATTGGAATATCATCCTCGGGTTCAGATTCCTCTTTGACAGGAACAATAAGTTCTTCTTCATCTTTGTTTTTAGGAACAAAGATATTAATACCACGTTCCCATTCAAAGGTTTTGGTAGCGGCTAACAATAGCGTAAGCGCCAAGGGATCAAATACAATAACAATAAGAATAATAACCCAACGAACTGCCTTTTCTAGCACATTGGCTTCAGGATTATCGCCGTAGATCAATGCGGCAATATATTTGATAGGTCCAACTTCGGCTTCTACCTGGCGAGCTTGACTGGCAATAGGAGCCCGTTGTTCTTGTAACCGGGTAATTTCTGTTTGCGCTTTTGCAATATCGTTTTGCAGGGCGGTGCGCTCACGAGCTTGACTACGACGAATAGCAACTGCTTTGTCGGCACCTTTTTCATCCAGGCTACGGCCCATGGTTTGATCTACAGCCGTATCCATCTGCGTCAAGGCCGCCCTGGCTGTTTTAATATTGTCTTTTTGTGTTTGGATTTTGTCGTCAAATATTTGTACTTGCGCTTGTATATCCCCCGACGGCACTGCTTGGTCCAAGTGTGCTTTACTTAAGAAACCAAATACCCCCATGCTGGTCAGGACCATGAGAATAACCACAGCACTACATAGATAAAGTTTATATTGTAGTTCAGCTCGTGTCCAATACTTGTGTAACCACAAGGTTGTTACAATCTTGCCAATTTCAAGACTGCCGCCAAGCACCACAATAGGCCAAAAGGCCGCGGCAAAGATGGCCGTTAACCCAAGTATAGAGTAGACTGCCGCCGATAATGATAATATCAGTGCAGTAAATAAAGTTAAATATCCAAACAGCATAGTTTAATATTTATTTGGATTTCCAGGCATTGACTGACAAGTTATAGTCTCTTTCGGCATGTACAAGGCGTTGTTCTAGACGGTCGACTCGACGTTGTAAATTGATTGTGCGAATCACTACCAATACCAATGCTACTACAATTATAGTAAAGGTTAGTCCCCAACCGGCAATGATACTGTAGGTCCAAAACCATAAGTCATTAAGGCCGTTAGTAAGTAATGTAATAGGGTTCATTTGTCGTTATATTTCCGTGTAAGTATATGGACCAGCCAGAGTATTCCTAAGTTTATAGCAAGATAGATTGCCAATACAATAGTAATGTCAATTTCTAATTCAGTCATTAACGTCTGAGTTCTTTGTTTTCTTCTACGAGCTTGCGTGTTAATTTTTTATAATACGCAACATCTTCTTGTAGTTTTTTGTTTACTGCTTCTAAATGCTCGTTGGTGTTAGACAGATCTTGAGGAGCACTGAATCGACCCATTAAGTAGCCAAATGCTATAGCAATAATCCAAAGAATATATTCCATTACTATTCGGGCTTACCGCCAGTACAAGACCCACCACTAAACCAAAGTTCTTCAGCCGATTCACGATACTTTGCTAGATCGTATTCATCTTTTTTTGCCTTGTATGCTTCTTCTGTAAGCGAGTGCCAACCACAGCAGTCACCCGTTGGGCTACGACCACAGCCGCATAAGGCATATACTTTGCCATCTTCTGTTTTTCTAACCTGCATTACTATGTTCCTTTATTTGTTGAGTTGTTGCCAAGCTAACCATTCTTTGAAACTATTATACACTATTTCCGCTTCGCGGTCATCCTGGTCGATCTTCTTTCCGCGAACCCAAAAGCCCTTGTTGCTGAATCGCAATATTTCATCCCCGTTACAAAAAAATGTAGTGGTATTGGGTTGAGCTAATTTAATATCGCTAACAGTATAATTAGACATTAGTCGCCTCTAAAATGTTCTATCCAAAAATAAACCACAGTGGCCACCATTGCGGCTGCACTCATTGTAACTAGGCCTTCGATTAACCAAGTCTGTTCCATAAACCAATCCGTCATAACTTTTCTCCAGGTTCAAATCCACGAAAACGAACAAAACGAGGAAACCTTAAACTGTAAGTCCCGTCTTGGTTTTGTGTTACTGCGTCTGCTTCAACCTCAATAACATCGCCAAGTAATTGATCTCTGGCACTCCAATATTCATCACGATTAGCATCGGAAAGGCCACTGCCCACATTAACACGAATACGACGATCATTATCAACTCCTTCACATATTATAGCACCCAACCGACCTGCATTGCGACCAGTGCCTTCTTCAAAACCAACAATATTTAAGTCTACAGTAATAGTGGGCTTCCACTTCATCCAGAACGTACTACGTCTACACTCATATGGAGCACCCAAGTCTTTGATCATAATGCCTTCAAAACCTGCTTCAACTGCGTCCTCGGCATAGCGACGCATGACGTCATGTCCTTCGGCTGTGGCCAAGTCAACATCAATTCCAACCATTGCACGAACACAGTCAGTTGATTCAAATACCGCACGATATTCTTCCAAGATGTGAAAACGTTTATGTTGTTGGGCATTCCAAAATCCACGCTCAAAGTCTACTAGCGGAAGCCAATCAAACACACTATAAGTCATACCATCTGTTTTAATATCGGTCTTGCGTTGTGCCTGTTTCATTAAGGCTTGGAAACTTTCCCCAATAATCTCACCATCTAGTACAAATCCATTTGGGCAGGACTGAAATAGTTTAGCAAACTTATTTTTAATATCTTCCAAGGACTCAACAATATGTGGAAAGTTATCAAATGGCTTGCCGTTGCGTGAATATAGATTAACTGTAGTCTTGGTAATTACGGCCAGCACACGCACACCATCCAACTTTTGTTCAAGGCGTTTGATACCAGTCATCTTAGCTGTGTGCTTTTCACTGTCTGTGGCTAACTGGCAAGTAAACACCGGAATCTTCCATTCAGTATTGCCCAGTACCTTGTTTAGAGTCTTTTCGCTGATACCACAACGTAGGTCTTTGATAATAACTCTACGAGCAAGATTATTCCACTCTACACTATCAAACTGCTCCGACATAAACTCAATAGCAGTCTTGGCATTGTGACCGGTTAGACTACGAGTACGCAGACCTTCTAGCATGGCCCAAAACTTTGGCCAAGGATTGGGCTTGTGTTCTAATCCTTTGGTCTCTGGAACTTTTTTAACCCCAAACACATAATAGGGGTTGTAGGCCTGATAGCAGTTGAACAAGAAACATTGAGCATTTGAGGACCCTAGCTTGGCCGCCATTAGGGCCTTCTCAATTACTGATTCCTTGTGTAACCGGCTATCGCTACTTTCTAAGTCTCGTATCCAGTCTGCGGCCACTTTAATCTCTTCAAATTGTTCACCGGTGAAGTCTATGGTGTCCATTTATTTACTCGATCAGTTAGCTATTGAAACTTGTCCGATAACTGCACCGGGTTTCTTCAATGCTTCTTCGCGACGTGCCTTGTATTCAGCATTATCCACCGGCATCAAGTTAAGAGTTGACGTAGTGCCATCTGGTTGAGTTACCTTAACCTCGGCACCCTTCTGTGGAGCAACCGGGATAATTTCAGTTGGTGCTTTGCCAGATGTTTCACCTACTGGTTTGTTACCGGTAATTTCGTCCAACTCTTTGAAGGCTTCTTTAGCGGACTGCTTGACATCTTTGTTGATGCGACCTGTGGTTGGCAATGCTACCAGCACATAAGTTCTAATACGGTTACCTTCGCTTACATGTTTCATTTCCACAGTTTCTACACCGGTAATGTCAATATCTGCACACATACTTCGCAAGGCCATTTCACTCATCTCAGTGCCAGTATCACCATTGTCGGCTTTATACATTTTGACTTGGCTACGGATCTTGCCACCAGCACCTGTGCAAATTTTACTGTAGGCAATGGTCTTGGCCTTGATGTCAGCAAAGGCAAAGTCACTGCTGGTAGCTGTGCCGTTTTCAAAGATAAATCCGGGTGCCTTGGGCAACTTGCTCATCCACTGCGGCGCCTGCTCAATGGCCGATGACATCTGTGCTACTTGCACCTGATTTTGAGCCGAATACATAGCACTATAATTAGTTCCGCTAGTGCCACAGGCACTCAAGATACTGGCTACTGCTGATACGATTAATAACTTTTTCATTTAATACACCTCTTTAGGTTACGATTTTTAAAGTATAACATAATTCCTACCATTTGTCAATCACCCGCCAAGTTGATCCATGCGAAAGACAAATAATACCTTGCCGTTGTAGCAGATCTGCATTACGCGGTTCTGGTTCAATAAACCAACGACACTGGGCGGTTCTATACCGAAATGGTTTGGGGAAGTTTGGGTGCGGACGCACTTCGCTTTCGCGTACTAATTCCCCTATACTAACATTTCGAACACGGATTTCAGGGCGGTCATCACAGACCATGTTGGTCTCTACTGACATGTTTGCGCCATTGGCCCTGCTGAGTATTTGAGTACGACCTTGATCCATGGCACCGCGACACAGCTCTTCCTCACTCTGAGTTTTTGGTCCTACGCTGGTGCCTTCTACAGTGACCCACTCATTATTGACCTGAGCTCTGTAGGTAACAAAACATTTATTTTGTGTGTAATTTATGGGCACTACCAAGGGTTGCACGTCGGTGATATTGGTTATGCTGGCACGAGTTTGGCTGGTCATGGCTGAACGCACATAGCAATCAGCCTGTGCTAGACCCGGAGCAACCAAGGCTAGAATTATTGCTGTAGACCGGAGCATGATGACCTTAAGGACCAAATGTTATTTTTAAGTTGACCCATGTAGCGACGATCGTCTATGGTAATAGGATGATCCTTGTAGTATTCGCGATAAGCATCAATTTTGGACTGCAAGTATTCAACCTGTTGTTGAGCTCGCCCGCAATCGTTTTTCCAACTGACCATATCCGCACGGTCAACGGTTGCGGGCGGCTTGGTAGCGCACCCGGTTAATATAAGACCAACGGCAATGGCCTTAGTTAGTTTGCTGATGGCGATATTCACGTTTTAACCAAAATTTATATCGTTCAAAATATTGTTGGGCAGTATGATCCAATGGCTGACCATAGGACTCAAGCTCATCCTTGTGCTCAAACCATTTTTCTTGACACCACCGACGAAAAGATGGTTGTTTCACTTTAGCTCCATGATATACTGAATCACTGCAGAAGCTTCTGGAAAACCTTCACGTTCTTTACGAACAACCACAGTCTCAATCATGTCGGCCTGTACTTGGTGTAGGCCCGACACAAAGGGCATTATATCTTCGGGCTTGATAGTATAACGAATGTTGAACAAAGATTTCTTTTCCATTATACAGTTTCCTTAGCAAAAATACGCACTACATCATCATAGGTTGCATAGTCTTTGAAGTAGATGTAGGTCTCTTCAATGCTACGGCCACGAGCTTGCCATTCTTGGATTTCTACTTCAATATTTTTATAAAAACCCATTACGCCATCTCCCCATAGGCCTGTGCATCGGCATCAGCGGCCCACTCGGAATATTCACGATCATATACTGCCTTAAGATCGCTGTACTGAAATCTTGGCTCTGGGTGAGCAATACTACCATCATATTCCAGTTGACTCTTCTCAAACCAGCTTAGGTAGTCATCTGCTTCTAGACCGTAGCCCACAATGTCAACACGATAGTATTCACCGTCTTCGACAATTTCGCCGCGAACCAAGTCAACAACTTGGTCAAGGTCCACACCGGCAGGAACACCTTCGATCATAAATTCGGAGCCGCCTTTAAACTTCCAATGCTGAGGACAGGCACCTGTACCGTCCCAATCATGGGCACCGTAGTTCTCTTGATTTTGAGTTTGGATTACTAGTTTCATGTCTGCTCCTTATTATTAACTATACAACTATTATAACAAATCGGGCATTTTGAGTCAACCTAGCTGTTTACAGTGGCAAACGGGCTAAAATCTTCAGGTTCTGACTGTGGGGTTTTTGCAACAAAATCAAAGGCATATTCACCAGTATCACCGATTGGGCTTACTTGGACTGTGCCTGCACCCAAGGTAGCTGACAGTCTGTGGAACACGCTACGAGCTTGACTTTCGGTGATTTTACGGACAAACAAGGTGCCGTTATAGAACTCAGTTTTAACTGGTTCATTAGTAAGAGTAACTTTAACTAATTGGTCTACAACTGTTTCAAACATATCCGCTCCGTTATTATCACTATAATGCTAGTATAACAAAAGAGCCATTTTGGGTCAACCTTTTGGATGTGGCGTTTTTACAACAAACTAAACTTTAATTAAACAGTAACAGTCCAGGTAAATGAACGAGTTTCTGCTGTGCCGCCTGCACTTGATACCGCGCTGACAGTGAAACTAACATTAAAGCCAAGTTGAGTCGGTGTGCCTGTGATTTGACCTGTAGTCAATCCAAGTGTTAGTCCGGCAGGTAACGATCCACTGAAATTTGTTAGAGTATATTGTACGGTTCCACCTGTGGTTGTGGCTGTTAATTGAACTGGAGTGATTGCTACGTTTCGTTTGAATGTTCCAATGCTTGAGCCAGCTGTTGGACTTGCCCATGTTGTAACAGGCAACACAGTCCATTTAAATGACCGAGTCACCGGTGCTCCACCTAAATCTGATACTGCACTAACAGTAAAGTCGACGGCGGTGCCGACCTCCGTCGGGGTGCCTGTAATTTGTCCAGTGGTGGTTCCAAGTGTCAATCCTGTTGGTAAAGATCCACCGGTTATGGTGTACTGTACTGTTCCACCAGTGGTTGTGGCTGTTAACTGGACTGGAGTAATTGTTGTATTGGTAGTAAATGTTCCAATACTTGAACCGTTGGGCGGACTTGCCCATGTGGTCACTGGAACTACTGTCCAATTGTATGTCCGAGTCACCGGTACTCCGCCAAAACTTGAAACGGCACGAACTGTAAAGCTGGTGTTGGTTCCAAGTTGAGTTGGTGTGCCTGTGATCTGTCCTGTGGTCAACCCAAGTGTTAATCCGGTTGGTAAGGATCCACTGGTTATGGTGTACTGTACTGTTCCACTTGTTGCTGTGGCTGTTAGCTGAACTGGAGTAATTGCAGAATTTTGATTGAATGTTCCGATACTTGAACCATCAGGCGGGCTTGCCCATGTGGTCACAGGAACTACTGACCAATTAAATGTACGTGTCACTGGAGTACCTACTCCAGAATATGATTTTGCACTAACCGTAAAGTTAATATTAGTTCCAAGATAAGTTGGTGTGCCTGTGATCTGTCCTGTGGTGGTCCCAAGTACTAATCCGGTGGGCAGATACCCACTGGTTATACTGTACAAAATATTTCCATCAGGTGATGTGGCTGTTAACTGAACTGGAGTAATTGGGGAATCTTGATTGAATGTTCCAATACTCGAATTGGGCGATGGACTTGTCCATGTAATTGTGTAAGGATTGACTGTCCAAGTGAACCGACGAGATGAATCTTGACTAGAAAGTGAGCTTGCAACAACCACAAAAGGAACCGCTGTGCCTAAAGAAGTTGGGGTGCCTGTGATTAGACCTGTGGTCAATCCAAGTGTTAATCCGGTCGGCAACGAGCCACTTGATACGGTATAACGCACATTGCCATCGGGCGCTGTGGCTGTTAGCTGAACTGGAGCAATTGGTACACTAATAGCAAATGTTCCAATACTTGAATCATCAGGTGGACTTACCCATGTGGTCGCCGATGTGTTTGAAGATCCAGATACATTTAATAAACTTGCAGCTTCACCAGCTGTGTATTTTGAGGGCAGTAAGGTTGCCTGAGGCGGTGTGGGTGTGGGTACACTTGGAATACTACTGTTGGTACCAATTCCGGCCTTACTGAGTGTAGCATTGTTTCGACCTTCGCGCATACAGGCAAGAACTGCCTGTGCGGTAAATTGATCGGGTGCTATAGAAAGAACAGATAACTGTTCTAAATACCATGCTACATCATATTGTATAGTGTCTAATCCATACTGAGGCAAACTATAAACAAATCCGTATATTGACATTTTATCATTGGCCTGAAGATATCTAAAATCTACAAAAGCTCTGGACTGTTGATACTGTTCTTTTATTAATTGATTGGATATGTCGATAAAATCTTGATGCGCTTGTTGTCCTGCGCTTGTGGCTGATAATCTCAATATTTCAGCTCGGCCAACTGCAATCAACTCGTTGAACGCCGCTTGTTGGGTTGGGTAAATTCCTGCAGCCGGGCCACCTGGAACATCTACATAAAATATTGCAGGGCTTCCGGGATCGCCTGTGGTCGGATCCGCTGGAACTGCTGGAATTTCTACATTATACACACCATTGATGTCGTTGATCATTCGACTGTATATTTCGGTTAATGTCTCAACGCCCATTGCATTTATTGTTGCTACAGTATCAAGTAATTTGGGTATCGGTGTTCGTTGTCCGCTAGGAGTTCCTAATAGATCAATTATTAATAATGTATTGTATTGACCTGTTCCTTCTGGATAGGTATTGACCAAGTAGTCGGCCACGCTGGATGGAACTGCTACTGTCAGTGCCGACATGAGTGGAAGATTTTTGGTGGTTTCCTGATTGGGTATTGCTGTGGCCAAACTTGGTGAAGTCGTGGTACTGTGTCCCGAAAGTCCTTGTAAACTGACCGACAATGCCTTGTTGGCCAGGGCCTGATCAGCTGGGATTATTTGTTGTAGTCTATCTAGTGCAATCATACAAGACTACTTATAGCATAGGGTGGTAACTCAGTTTTCAAACCGGTGTTTACTGATCCGCTGGCATTGGTATATATTGCCATGGGGCCATTGGCAGTGGGAACGGTTAAACTTTGAAAACTATTTGGAAATAATTTTACAGGATTCAATAAATCAGCCATGGTTTCAATTCCTACAGTGGTTACACTCATTGCACGTAAAACTTGTGCAAGGTCATCTCCAGTAATTTGTGTCATGGCCCGATACATCAATTTTTGTATTGAGTCGGTTATAGTATAGTTAGGATCTTGTAAATTTATGACTACTTCTTGAGAAATCCCGACATTGATAAATGCTAAAGATACTGCTGGACTTATAAAGATGCCATTGGTATGTTTATAAATTTGTCGCATTAATGCTAGCGGACTTCCTAAATTACCTAAATCATTTAAATCAATGACTGATCCAGTATTTGCCAAATCTGTACCGAACGCTTCTGTTGCCAGATTTATTGTAGTATTTTCACCAGTGATCATACTGTTTGTATTGGTGAATGTGTTTCCAAGATAATTTTGTGAATTTACAGCGGTGTTTACAAATATATTTGTCTGTGTTTCAAAGCTATTACATATTGCCAACACTTGTGCAAATTTTGTTAGATCTCCCATGCCTAGGTATAACCACGCTACCTTAGATAACAACCCTGAAAAGCCCGGATGTGGGCGCGGATCTGAATTTTGCGAGTTTGGCCACGGTGCGCCACTCTGTGAAGAATAGATTCCAAGCCATGGTGCATACGAACTACTTAATGTAGGATATGCAGTAGGCGCTGACGGTACCGAGTCACTTAGTGGCGCACACACATCGGCGCCCAAGGTAAACACTGTGGTAATGCTAGCAGGGGAAACATTTGCGCCGCCGTCGCTGAGAATTACCTCGGTCCAATACGTTATCAAAGGAAGATTATTGTAAGCATCCAATGCCGCAACAAATTCTGCGTTGACATTAAGACCGCGATTCTGTAACAATCCGGCGGCTGCGTTAAGTTGTAGCGGTGTTAAAAAGCTACTTGATGATGGCGGCGGTGCGCCGCAAGTTGAAGTATGTGCCATGGTTATCCTATAACCACATCTGGACTGCCGCCAGCTCTTGGATGCCCGCAGGTGTCGATGTCATCGGTAAAAATCAAGGGAATACCGTTAACAAATACAGTAGATTCATTAGTTTGTGTTCTAGCATTACAATGTATTGGCGGACAACCCCTTCTTCCGCAACACGGATGAGGACTCACTGATACACCTCGAATTGCTACAGCACGTCCGTTGACCAATACCGAGGGGTCACCGTTTTGAATGACACCGCCTGCTGTATTTGGATCACCTACACGCTGTACTGCTTTACCCATTTTAGCCCATTAAAATTTTACTGTTACGCACTGGCTTTATACCAGTGGTAGCTTCAATATAACTATCACACACTTCATCGCGACTAGGTGCAATAATTGACACTTGTTGTTTATTTATAGTCACATTTTTGTCAGGATTTGCGGTAAACAAACTGTTCATCATATTAATTCCTTGTGGTCCTGGAACAACTGTTAATGGCTTGGTTACTGTGTAGGTTGTGTCATCTTCTGCGGTAATTCTGGCTACAATTTCGTCACCATTGGAAATTTTAAGTGTGTAAACTTCATCTAATTCAATATTCATATTATCCTTGTAAATGTTTACGGAGTTCTGTAAATCCGCCTACTAATTTATCGTCTAAAAATATCTGCGGCAATGTTCTTGCGTTGGGTACTGCTTCTAATAACTGCTCTCGGGTCCAGTCGGTATTAATATTGCGTTCTTCAAATTCAATACCCTTTTGTTTTAATAACGCCTTTGCTTGAACGCAAAATGGGCAGGAGTCTTTGCTCCATACTACAGCTTTAGTCATTCTAGTTTCCTTTATTATTATAAGTCGGGTAATGCGTCGTAGTCTAACAAATCACTCATTGCGCCTATAACATAATTAGTCGATTCAGACTCTTGCAGTGCAGTTTGTTTGTTTGATGTGTTAACGTGCTTGTTGAACCATGGAATAGGTGTTGTCTTAGGAGCAGGAGTTTGATACTTGATACCCACTTCTTTGAGTGCGCCTACTGCTGTGTAGTCAACAAAGTCTTTAAGAATGTTGGCATTGAGACCAATCACAGGTCCTTTGTTGAATAGGTAATCGGCCCATTGTTTTTCTTCACGAATAACATCCATATACAATGCGTATACTTCTGCTTCGCAATCAACACGAGTTTGGGCAAAACGTGAATCTTCCTTGACCACTTGGTTAATTATCCAGGCGGTCCAGTCCTTGTGTAAGATTTCATCCTGCAGGATTAGACTGATAATGTTGCCGTTACCAATAAAGATACGATTCTCTACCATTGCAAGACTTGTAGCAAAGCTAACCATAAAGCGGAATGCTTCTAGTGCATAACTAGCATGCAAGGCCATCCAGATAGCACGGATGTGTTCTTCCTCGGTCACTGTTTCGCCTAATTCTTTACGGCAGTTAACTCGGTGTAGTTCGTCGTAGTAGTTGCCCACAGTTGATGCCATTTCGACTATTTCTTTAGTGTCGTGGATTGTGTTGAACGCATCCTTGGGCACGTTGTAAATATTGCGGATGATATGACTGTAACTGCGACTGTGGATATTGGTTTCAAAAAAACCCCAGTTGAACATGAGTGATTCAAGTTCGGGAATTGAGCACACTGGTGTAAACACTTGTGTGGGACCACGACCTTGTAAACTGTCCAATGCAGTTTGGCGTAGCAGGTTACTGGTAAAGATATGACGCACTGTATCTGTGGCTTCTTTGAAGTCGTTGGCATCTTTGGTTAAACTGATCTCTTCTGGTACCCAGAAGAATCCACGAGCTTCTTGTTCAAACTTGACAATCTTGTTGTATTTGACTTCTTCAAAGCGTTGGATAGTAACAGGACCTGCCGGGTCCAAGAACATCTTGCGATGCAGGTAGTCTGTTTTTGTTTTTAAGTTGTATTGTGCTTGGCTCATAATCGATCTTCTTTTGTTAGTGTTACATCATTCCATACATTTCTATTGTGTATAGCGGTTTCTTTTAATACTCTCCAGTAATATATTTTTAATCATTTTGTTTTCTTTCGATTTTATTTGGTAGCCGGCATCTCGATGGTAAGATTGATTATTATCTTTGTTGGTGCATTGCCGTTATTTCCATTACCGCCGACGCTGACGGTATTAGTAGTATTGCCATAGGAGCCCTTGATATCGGTATTACCATATGATCCTTGTAGATCAGTATTACCATAGGATCCTTTGATATCAGTGTTGCCATAGGAGCCTTGTAGATCGGTATTGCCATACGAGCCGCGGAGGCTGGTGTTGCCATTGTCTTTTACAGCGGCCTTACCGTTGTTTTGTGTGCTCTGTGCAAATCCAAATGCTGGGATTAGAAAAGCCAGCACAATAAGTAATTTGAATTTCATATTTTTCCTTTATTAAAGTTTGCAACTTTCACAATCTTCTTGATCATCAAAGTCTACTACTTCTAGCTTTGTTTCTGGTTCATCTTGACCTTTACTGCCTTGCTTGTTTATGAGGCTATAATAAAACGTCTTAAGACCCCAACGATGTGCCTGCATCAAGTTCTTGGCAATCAGGGTAGTAGGCACTTTACGGTCACTAAAGTGTGCTGGATTATAAAACGTGTTAGTACTAATACTTTGATCTACATAAGCCGCGATAACCGCCGCTGTTTTAATGTAACCATCACAATCTTTTTGTTCCCACATTAACTGATACTTATTCTTTAACTTGTTGTACTCTGGTGCAACTTGAATTAACGACCCAGCTTTTGATTCTTTAACGGTAATCAGGCTCATGGGCATTTCAATACCGTTGGTGCTGTTAATTACAACACTACTACTTTCAACAGGCGCTACAGCCATCAAGGTAGCATTGCGAACACCATAGGTTTTCATTTTCTCACGAAGTGTTTCCCAATCTAGTTCGGGTTTAAAGTTTGCCAGCTCGTCAACGGCCCGGGCACGAAGCTCCCAAGGAAATTTACCTTGGCCATAACGTGTTAGGCCACTATGACTACAGGGTCCACGCTCTTTAGCAAGCTCTACTGTTGCTTCTGTCAAGTAGTAGGCCTGATGCTCCATCCATGACTTAACTTCTTGTAAGGCATCTCGCTCGCCGTACTGTAGACCGCGCTTGGCATGCCAATAAGCCAGATTAGTAATGCCAATACCCAAGGGCTGTATTTCCTGATTGCTTAACTGTGACTGAATAGAAAGAAAATCTTGGTAGTCAAGTATATTACAAAGACTACGCTGTAGGATGCGGCAAGCACGACGCATATCTTCAGGATTGCGGAATGCTCCCCAGTTAATACTTCCCAGAGTGCATAACGCAATACGACCAGCATCATCATCGAGACGCTTAAAAGACTTAGTAGGTAATAGAATTTCACAGCACAAGTTACTCTGATAAATGGTATGGAATTCAGGATCAAATGGACCTTGACTCTGAACATTGTCAATAAACACAAGGTAGATACGTCCTGTGTCAGTGCGCTCTTTTAATATGCCGCCTTTGAATACATCTTCGGCGTTCATTACTTTTTTGCGTAAGTCCTTACGCTTTTCATATTTTACATAAAGCTCTTCAAATAATTCAGTATTCTTGTAAAAAGCTTCATACAAGTCTGGAACTTCGTTAGGATCAAAGAAAGTAATCGTTTCTTTATTCTTGAAACGACGCCAAAATAAGGCATTAAGAACAACGCCATAGTCCATAAATCTTACTCGTGTTTCTTCAGTTCCCTGGTTATTTTTAAGCACAATAAGATCATCAAACTGATAGTGCCAAATAGGATAAAATACGGTAGCACTTGCATTGCGGATACCTCCTTGTGAACAACTTCTTAAATCTCCAAACCATTTCTTTAAAAATGGAATCATTCCTGTGTGCATAACTTCGCCACCACGAATGGGAGCACCAAGTGGGCGTAAACGCCCAATCTCTAACCCAATGCCGGCACGTTTGGCCGCATACTTGGCCATCATTTCCCCTGAGGCAAAAATACTATCCAGATTGTCATCACTACGTATAAGCACACAACTGCTAAATTGCTTTGTTGGTGTTCCCAGTCCAGCCAGAACAGGAGTCGCAAGAGTAAACAGGCCATCACTAGCACAATTATAATACTCTTTGATGTAACGCATGCGGGCTGCATTAGGTTCTTCCTTATGGAACACAGTCGCGGCTGCAATGATATAACGAATTTGGGGAGTTTCATATATTTCCTTTGTGGCACGATTGCGTACCAAATACTTTTCGATCAGTTGTTCAATCGCGGCATATGAATACAACTCGTCCTTGTCGTGGTCCAGCATCTCATTCATTCGGTTCCAGTCTTCTTCAGTGTACCACTCAAGAAGTTCTGCTGTATAAAGACCCGTGGCCACGTTTTTCTTTACAATTTCATACAAGTGTGGAACTTCGTAGTTGCCGTAGACATCTTTACGCAACATCGATAAGCGTTGCTTGCCTGCTACATATTGGTAATTAGTGTGCCCAACGTCTGGATTTGATTCTATATCAATAAGATCCACAATGGCTCTGAGTGTAATGCCATCAATCTCTTGTGTGGTAATTCCATCGTAAAAATGTAACTGTGCTTTTATTTCTATCATTGACTGACTAACATCAGCAATGCCTTGACATACCTTAGCGACCTGTGCCTGCCACTTGTCAATCTGTAGTGGCTCTTTTACTCCGCTTCTTTTAACTACTGTAATTTGCGTCATCTAACTCTCGTTCTGTTTTAATTTTTTACTGCTATTTAATTTGATATTGCTTTAACCGCCGGCGGATTTTTACTTCTTGGTAGGTATTTACGACAGTGTCTGGGCTCCAATTAAGTATATATTTTTCTTTTGCTACTAGGACTAAATTACTGCCATCATCTGTTAAAACCAGCTCTGCATCCACCATATCCGCACGATCCAGTAGACTTATAGTATACAGGATTCCAAGAGCTCTTGCAAGATCACAATAGACGTCGTCGCTCAAAAGTTGCCAGGGATCTGGCCAGTTTGGCTGGTCATCCCAGTGTAGGTAGTACGGGCGCCAAGGCGTTGCGAACCACCAACGATTAATTTCAACAAGTGCTATTTCTAAAGGAAGAGAGTGAACATGATCCCGTAACTGGTTCCAGCTGGCCAGCCTGACATCAAAGGTTACGGGCCACATTAAGCTGAAACTGTAACTAGGTATTTTAATTGGGCGCTGACGCCGGTGTTGGTGCTGGTATACTGTACTTGAATTAGACCATTTAAATAAGTTGCACTCAATACAATGCCAGTGCTGGCATTTTGTATCGAAGTATCATTAAATTGCAATGGGTTTTCTACCCCGGCTATCATAATTGTACCGGTACGATAAGTATTATTTCTAGCAATTGTGTAAGAAAATGTTACTGCTGTGGTGTCAAGGGTAAATGCAGTAGTTGGTGTAGTTGTATTGTTTGCCAATGTAACTGCCGTCGGTGTTGGTTTTGGGATTACGCTAAATTCAGTGAGAATCTCAGTGTTGCCAATGACTGGTGCACCATCTGCTAGTGTGCCATTGCCAATCCATAACTGACGTGTGTCAGTAGACCAGCCCAATTCTGCACCAGCTAACTGTGGTAAATTTTCTGCTAATCCTTTACGATTAGTAATTTGAGAGATTTGTACAATAGCCAATTTAGTCTTCCTTGAATTCTATCCAGTATTTAGCTGGTTAGGCCAGTAGGTAGTACTGCTCTAAACGACGCCACCAGGCATCTGCCCAGTAGTCAAAATCCTCGGGTTTTAAAATAAATTCTTGGTATTTTGGACGCTCTAACGGACGCCCCATTTCGTCTACCGGTGGCTTGACACACATTAGCACCACACCTTTGCGTATGTTGGTTCCATATACTTCGTTGTGGGCCAAGGCATAAGCCACAAGTTGTAGATAATAGTCGGTGATCCATTCTGCTCGTTTGGGTTTATTGGTCTGTTTAAAGTCCAAGATACTTTCAGCTTTTTTATGTATGCCAACACAGTCTGTAGTTCCTGCATACAGCTTGGGAAAGTATAAGGGAATCTCCACACCCCAAAACTCATCTACGTTAACCAGACCGTCTTCAATAACTGTTTGTGCCATGGCATGACTTGCCCAGCCAAATGGATTTGACCCGGGCTCTTTTAGTTCATTATTTTTTACATAATGTTCCAGGTAGGTATGCATTCTAGTTCCGCGGTTAGCGGCTTCTGTGGTGATTTGTTGCGCCTTAGCATGGCCAACATTTTTACGCCATTGCTCCAGGGCGGCTCGTGATTCAGCCGGTTTAGTTTTGTCCAGGATAGTTGTTACACTGGGCACCTTGCTACCATCTGGAGTAGAGTATAAACGTTTGCCTTCTTCACTGGTACGACTTAATTCATGGTACTGAAATTTTGGGTTATACAATTTTTTCTTTCTTAAATCCTAAATGACTCGCCACAACCGCAACGGTCCTTTTCCATAGGGTTGTTAAATTCAAAACCTTCGTTGAGTCCTTGGCGCACATAGTCTACCTCAAGCCCATCTAAATATACACTACTTTTAGGATCAACCACAATGACAAAACCATCTTGTTCAAATGCAATATCTTCTGGATTTACTGCGTCAATGTATTCCAACACATAAGCAAGTCCTGAGCAACCTGTGGTTCTAACGCCAAGACGAATGCCCAGGCCTCGGCCACGCTTGGTTAAATTAGCCACTATTTTTTTATTGGCTGTTTCAGTTACTTGTATCATTAATGCTTGCTTCTGTAATCTGCTACTGCAGCCTTAATAGCGTCTTCCGCAAGGATACTACAATGGATCTTAACCGGCGGGAGTGCGAGTTCCTCTGCAATTTGAGAATTCTTAATTGATCCAGCCTCGTCCAGCGTTTTGCCCTTGACCCATTCTGTGACAAGTGACGATGAAGCGATCGCCGACCCACAACCATAAGTTTTGAATTTTGCATCTGTTATAATCCCATCTTCAACTCGAATTTGCAACTTCATTACATCACCGCAGGCAGGAGCTCCAACCATACCTGTTCCCACTGTGTCGTCTATTTCCATTTTGCCCACATTGCGTGGATTTTCATAATGATCGATTACTTTTTCTGAATAGGCCATTGTATACTCCTTTGTATATTATAACATGCTATCTAATTATTTACAACAGTTTTGGTTATTGACGGCGTTTCATTGCCGCTTTGGCATTAGAATCCACCACGGCTCTAGCTTGGTCTACACTCATTCCGGTTTCGGCTTCGGTGTTGCCTTTGAATCGAACTACACCACTATTAGGGTCAAGTGGTTCTAAGATATTGCTAAGTGGTTCTTGACTAATCAGATCGCCTAGATTTTCTAGGGTAACATTTACACCCAAACTTTTAGCCAGGTCAATAAAGGCCTGCTGACTAATTTGTTTTTTGGCAGACTCGTCATTGCTTCGGCCAAGCAAAAACTGGCTTAATGCAGCCAGTCTTTGTGTATTATGATCTGCAACTTCGCGGATTAACATTATCTACGTTCACGTCCTAGACCAGCAATGGGCTCAATTTCCGTCTCGGTGTCAGTAACTTCTTCTTCGCCCGGAGCAGGCAATTCAGCTGGCAATTCAGCACCCATATCTGTAGCGGTCATATCCTCGCCCGGAACTTGTGGAGCTTGTCCTGTAACTACACCAAGAGAAGCTTCTAGTTGTTGTTTGGCACCGCCTAGGTTTTGCAACAGACCACTCAATGCAGCACTTGCATCACCATTGAATTGAGTAGCTTGGTCAACACCAACTTCATTTTTAATTTGATCAACCAATGCCGGCAAGTCTTTAAACTGCATAGCACTAACTTGTTCACTCATTTTTTGAACCTGGTCGACCATGTCTTGTGCAGCCAATACAACCTGAGCTTGTTGAATTTCACTAGCTTCGCGCAAACGGCGAGCAAGGCGACTTTCAGCCATGGCCATAGTTGGATTATTTAATGTTTGTTGAGCTTGAGCTATTTGTTTGTCAAGATCGGCTCTTTGTTTTTTTAATGCTGTAAGTTGATCTTGTTTTGCTTTTTGATTTTGTTGGACTTGTGCAGCCATCAAACCAGCTTGTTTCTGTGGATCCATTGGTGCGCTGCCAACAGGAGCTACAGCTTGGGTTGCCAAGGCCTGCTCCATCATGACCAATTTCAAATAACTTGGATTGTGTTCACTGCTGTGAAAACCTGGAGTTCTGCGGTGTTCAGCAATTAAATTACGGACACGTTTGAGCATGCCACGAGCTTGTGCTGGTGTAACTTGATCAAATCGAATGCTGTTACCAAAGTAACTTTCGAATACTTTAGCGGCTTGTTTTGTTGGGCTGACTACGGCCAGTTCGTTGAGTTTCATTATCAAATCCTCGTTGTTGAATATATTTAGCCCAGTTTACACATTTGGACAATTGATTTTCCAGTAGTTTTTTCTGTATAATCTTGGTTTCTAACTTGGTTAAAATAGTCTCACGCAACTGTGGATTTTGACTACGATCGCCTACTGCGGCTCTAGCACTGATATCTTGTGTTAGTGCGGCTAGTTTAGTATCTATGGTTAATAGTTCTCTAGCAGTGTTGTAGGCACGATGTTTATCAGCTATACACCAGCTAAGTGCTGTACGGGTGCTACTAAACACACCCACGTCGGTGGCGCTACAAAATACTCTATATCCCGGGCGTTCTGCGTGTATGCGATAGTGTCCAAATACTTCGTATTCGCCTGAGTCATTTTGCCAAATAGTGTTGGGCATAATGTCGCGAAATTCTTGGTGGAATAATTGTTTGAATTCCTGGGTTGTATTCATTTAATTACGTAATGGGAAATAAGATAGACGGTAGAAGCAGTAAGGAATCCAATGATTCCAATACCCCAAGTGATTAGCCTATCAGTATTCTTTTCATTTAATTTACTAACACTTGATTTAACTTCTGCAACCATAACGCAAAGATGAGAAATATTTTTACTCATAGTTTCCATTTTGTCTTCTAACGCATTATAACGTTCAGCACATAATTCAACGTGAGCTTCTAGGCTTTTCTTTTCAATATCTGTGGCTTCAACAGTCATAATTTAATCTCCATCAATTATTTATGGAAATAGGTGCAAACCAAATATTCTGCTGAGCACCCTCTGTGACCAAGACATTTTCAATATCTGGGTCGTTGTTGAGCTCACGTAACATAGGAACGCCGTTGGCATCAGATCTTAAAATTAACACAGGATCAGAATCGGGTCCGTATATGCCATCAGATTCAGTTTCAAATTCAAACATCCATCGTGTGCCGGTTAGGTCTTGTACAGGATCTGTTAACAAAAATAACTGTGTACGCAGGCTTAAAATTTGTGTAAGTGTTTCCCAATTGCGTTGTTGATTACGGCTACGGTTCCAGGATTCTTCGTTTTTAATAGTTTGCCCTGCTCGATCTAGAAAAGGAATACGTGCAGATTTGTAGTGTCCTGTGACACCTGTGGCTGTAATATCAAATCGAGTTTGGCAAACGTATTTCATTGTTCTCGTTGACTTAGTTGGTAAAGTATTTCTACCTGCTCACACAGACGGTCAAGTTCTTGATTTGTTTTACGTGCTCCAAATATATCAACCCAACGTTTTTCACGTTCTAGTTCTGCAAGTTCTAATTGTAACTTAGGGTCTTGACTGTATAATTCTCTTTTGCTACTACCTGGTCGACGAGCATACACAGTGCGCCCACCGTCGGGACTTTCGTATATGGTTACTTCTGTAATTTTGTTTGCGGCCATACTAGTATTTAACTACAAAAAACAAGTCAACAAAAAACCTGCCTAAGCAGGTTTAGTGTGGTTACAAACGTAACCGATTATAGATCAGCTAAGTTTGTGAATGTTGCAGAACCAACAGCAGAGCTGATACCGATTGTGCCGTTTGCTGACTGTGCAGCAGCCAAAGCCAAAGCAACGTTAGCAAATGCGCCAACTGGGTATGTAGCAACACTCAACGTCGTTGGTCCAGGACCAACTTGAGCGATAGCAACTGTAGTTGTCTGTTGCAGAGCTTGCAATACGTTAGAAACAAACTGATTTACACCACCTTGGCTAGCCATTGTTGCGTTAGCTGTGAAAGTGTAGAAGTCTAACTTAGGACCTGCTGGGTTGAAAGGACCCTGAGCAGCAATGTTAGCTGTTTGTGGAACGTTACCGTTTAATACGTCTAGGTTGAATACTGGTTGTGATCCACCAGAAACTTTAGTAATATAAGCCATTTTTAAATCTCCTTAATATGTGACCTCAATGGGTCTGCTTGTATTTACCATTTGGGGTAAAAAAAGAGAGCTAGGTAGCCAAATTAGGGTTGTTTAGAATGCGATTTCCAGCACTAAACCCAAATCTATTGACTAGTTTAGCACGGCCTGCAGGGGTAGCCAGTACCCAGCCTTCGTGCCCAGGCTCTTGACGATCTAGCTGGGCCAGCATATCTGTTTTAATTTCGTGTAGTAGCATAAAAGCACTGAATGCCGCTGTGATGCCATCCATATTGCTTCTGGGACTTTGTAGGTATTCTACAATGTTGTTATACTTGCGTGGAGTTACTGACTTTTGTAGCCAAGCGCCAAAATCTGGCAACAAGTTTTCGTAATCTGTAGTAATTCTTGAATTGACATAACGCTTGCATAGTGCAGGCAAATCGCTGAGCTGTGCTGTTCTGAGTTCACTAGGATTAAACAAGCCGTTGATTGCGGCACCATGTTGAGTAACTAGTTGACGTAGTTGTTGAACTAATTTTTTATTGGGTGTAACGTTCTTAATGTCTTTGACTGTGGGTTCAACAATTAGTAGTCCTGGAACTTTATTCAAGTTAATATGATGTATAGGTTCTGGCTGTGCATCGGCAGTTTTATAACGAGTGTGTGCAGCAATGCCTACTTCACTCGAGCCAATTGCTTGGCCAAGACGGCTAGCGGCCGGAATACGATATTCTACAAAGTTGGGTTTAAAGTTATATGCTCCAGATATTTCTGGTGGAGTTTCGGTATAAAGCAAATCGCCTTGGATGTAGCCTTTAAAGTTTGGCGGAGTTGCGGCTTCTAACAAGGGCCACAACTTCTCATAGATGCCGATCAGTTCGCCTCGCTCACCGCCACGGGCTTGCATAATGCCAGCTAGTTGTTGCATGCTGGTGGCACGTCCCGCATATCCTTTGGCACCAAACCCGGACTTGTCAGTTAAAACAAAATTACCGTTCTCGTCACGCCCCCAGATAATAGCTGGCTTGCCGTCCCATTTAACTGTAGTGTGTTTGCGTGTGTCCTCGGCGGCATGGTTTATTATACTCATGGCTTCTTCAACACCGCGTGTGCCTCGATCAAACACCAGGTCTTCAATGTGCGGAATACGTGCTTCGGCTTCCATTAAGGTAGTTTCAATCAGGGGACGCATGCCTTGGTTAACAATACGATCACGTAGTTTAGCTAAGAAGTTGACTTCGGTATATCCAGTGACCAAAGGAATCTCTGCGCTTTCCATTGTATCTTCCAAGAAAGGCAAGCCCTCACGTTCCATGTGCTGTTTAAAGTCTGCTAATTTAGCTTCTCGTTTGGGATCTGTGCTAAGTGCTTGTAGTATTGTTTCTACGCTGGCCAGGTCTTGACGTGTAGCAGTTTTGTTTAATAATAACTTTGCTACCCGATCTGGATCATCAGTAATAAGTTTGTTGGTGGTACGGTCAGCAATGCCAGCAATTTGGTTTAATTTGTAGCCCATTGACTTGGCAATTGAGTTCATTAGGACATTACGTTCGCGCCCTTTATACTTGCTGTCAGCTGGCATGGCACCAAGTACAAACTTTGACCAAGGTACATTGTTAAGAAACATAAAGTCTGATTGCACATAACCCAGATCAGGACGGCCGTTGATTGGTGTAAGAAAGTGTACCGCAGTACCGGATTTCTTTACATAGTCTTCGGGTTTGAATCCATGACTGGTAGCCCATTGTTTGAGCCTGTGCTCTAATTGATCCTTGGTTACTGCATTTGCATCTACAGCAATATCCAAATCGCCGGATGTGTCTTTGATTCCTGTAGATCCAAGTGTGTTATTTTGCAGGTCAATCCCAGGAACTAATTCTTCTAACCAGGCTAATGTTGTTTTTACATCAGTCTGATTGATACGTTGAGTAAGTGCGCGACCGTTGGCATCCTTGAATACGTTGCCGCCTTCAAAAATTTTCATATTAAAGGCCCAATTGTTTTATTAACATCTCTTTACCAGCCGGTGTTTGAGCTAGAGCTTTGAGACTAGCAAGGTCTCGAGAACCAATCCCAAGGCTAGTTTGTTGAGTACCGTATTGATTTTTTGAACGCTGTGCCTCGGCTTGAACTCCGGCTACTGCTAATTTGGCATAGTTTTCAATGGCAGCAGCCTGTGCAGAGGTTCCTTGAGTTTGAACAATTTGATCCAGGGCCTTTGTTAGTTCCGCACCCAGGCCTTGTTGATGAGCGCGAACCATATCCATAGTTATAGTTTCGCCAGTGTTAGGCACTTTGGTTGCAAATTGTTGATCAGTGTATTGAATAAAGGCTTGTTTATACTGTTCGGCAGCTGGAGATATTGTTTCATTAAGATCAGACTGCATGTCTTGGATGCCACCTTTGGGTGCTCCAAACATTTTCTGCATATTCTGTCCAGTTTTACTTCCGGCTAATTCTGAACTCATTTGTCCAGGTTTATTATAGGAATATTTTGTTATTGGTTTTGTTGCTGGTGTGGTTGCAGTGGTCGCTCCAGCACCAGGAAGTTCCTGGACGGTAATGCCTTGTGCAGCCAATTGCTTGGCTAATTCTGAAATTGCTTTAGATTTATCTATAGTATTTTTCCAGATAGTCGGAGCACCTTTAGCTAAAATTTGACCAATTTGTGTTGTCGACAGTGTATTTTTATTTCTTTTGCCGGCGCTTGTTAAAATTGGCAATAGTTGAGCAGTAATATTAGATCCTTGGGCGCCGGCACTTGCAGGAATTAAATTACCAGAATTTTTAATCCAGCCTTGAGCTATGCTGGCCGCATACTGTTTAATTGTTGGATCCGTTGAGATTTGTTTATACTTGTCTTGCCATTTTTCACTGGGTTTTTGATAATTAGGTCCATACCCTTGTGCGGCTAATCCAGCAGCACTTCCGGCGGCACTTTTGGCAGCATTACCTGGACCAAGGTCACCACCGCCCGCGGCTGTAAAAATATTCTTGCCAACTCCCTTAGCAACACCGCCAAGATCTCCAAGGAATCCTTCTTTAACTCGAGATTCTGTTATTTCATGAATTTGCATCGGTACGTCTCACTGTGCGGGTAAACTTGCCGGGATCACGTTGATTAATAGCGTTGAGCAATTTGCGTTGGAGATTCTGGGCGTCTTCAAGATTATAACTTTCATCAATCTGCTCTAACAAGCGTATAGCACTGGCAATGACATTAGCGGCGCGGTTTTCAATAACATGGCGCTGATCTCGCTCAATGTACATTGAGTCCAATTCTTCTAATAAACTACGAGTTTTCTTTTGCATTTTGGGTCCAGAACCTTTTTATTATTTATTTAATTATAGCACATACTATCCTTAAATACGAGATGGATACATTTTGCGTTTTGCCTTGGTATAGTACAGAACTACCTGCCAACACTCCCTGCTGCTTATTACCCAAAGATACCAATGTAAATCAATTAAAAATTGATCTATTGGCCGGAACTAAATCACCAGCTTGTTCAAGATGTTGGACCGTAGAATCAATTGGTCAAAAAAGTAGAAGACAACTGGAAAATGAATTCCTAGACTATAAACTTGATCGTGATCTACATTTAATAAGATACAATTGTGCTACAACTCAAATTACCCCTGTAATTTATCAAATAACCACAAGCAATCTTTGTAATCAGGCCTGTGTGTCCTGCGGAAGTATGGCTTCAACTAAGTGGGCAGAGGTTGAAAGAAAAATGGGTGCAACACCAATAAATTTAACCGAAATTAATTTAGAGGAAACAGATATTAATTATTCTTCTGCTCGACGTATTAGCCTACTAGGCGGCGAACCATTTTTTGATCCAAAAACATTTACCATATTGGAAAAACTTGTAGAACATAAAAATACCGATTGTTTTGTATCAATTATAACCAACGGCAGTATTAATTTAAAACAAACACAATTAGATCTGTTATCAAAATTCACAGATTTAAATATTTGTATAAGTGTTGATGGAATTGGTCCTGTGTTTGAATATCTAAGATGGCCGGCAAAGTGGGATCAAGTAATTAAAAATATTGCGGACTATCAAAAGATTACTAAAAATATTAGTATATCATACACTATAAGCTCGTTAAACATCTTTTATCATGATCAAACTGTTAATTGGTTTACTCAACAAGGTCTTAGATACAATCATAATATTGTAAATTATCCAAACTGGTTAAGTTTGACTGCAATGCCGGTAGAATTAAAGGAACTACTATCTGAAAATTCTTTTGCGGCTCCATGGGCAAGTATAACCGGAGACGAAATTGATCTTGCTGAATATAAAAATAAAATACAAGCACAGGATCTTGCTAAACGCATTGACATTAAAAATTACCTGCCAGAAATTGCAAGAATTTTAACTGATTAAGATTGTTTAATTTGTCCCAATAACTGCTTTAGTTTGGCACTTTGCACATCTGCGGTAATCTTAACAGTTTCTTCTCTATCGGCTGGATTTACTGATTCTGTTCCATTAATCATTGTGCTTTTGGCTTTGATACTGTCTAACAAATTGCCTTTGGCAAACGAATTAACAGGACCGGCTTCTTCGCCTGGGTCTGTGATACGCATAGTTTCGATGTTGTAATCTAAATCAATCTTCATACCAACACCTGTACTAGAGCGCGACTTCATACACTGAATCTGATACTTGCCACGTTCGCGCATAGCACGACTTGTAAAGATACCAAACACATTATCCGCAGTATTAATCTTTGAAATACCACCACTAATATGACTATGGTCAAATTCAATTTCTTCTACCGCACTACGATTCAACTGCGATGCTGTAACAAACAACACATTAAGTTCTTTGGCCAAGTTACGCAACTCTTCTGAAACGTACTTGTCTTTGACAAACAGGTCATTGGGACTGACCTTGGCACTGACCGGCATCAACAGGTCCAAGTAATCGCACATGATAAAGTCTACCTTAATACCTGTTTGCACTTGCACTTCCTTGATGTAACTGCGAATGTCATTGATATTGCTCTGTGCTGGCAGTGCTTTGATACGATACTGTCCAGCTTTCTTGCTTACCAGTTTAACCTTAAGTTCAGTTTGATCAATATCCTTGCGAATCTCTTTGGTACTCATTCCTGCCAACATGGCATCCGTACGCAGGGCACATAGTTCTTCTGAAAGTTCTAAACTAATATACACACCACTGAGTCCTGCTTGTAGCCAACTTAGTGCTATGTTCATCATAACCAAACTCTTACCCGACCCAGATCCGCCAGCAAAAATGTTAAGTTCCCCACGACTAAATCCGCCGTACAAGATCTTGTCCATTTGTGGCCATCCTGTGCTTACTTGTCCACCCGAGTTGAAGTATTTGTCAATACGAAGTCTTGGATCTGCAAAATAATCTGTACCCATATCTTTGGTCAAACTGATCTGCACCGCATCTTTGATCAGTTTTTCTACAGGATCATACTCGCCCTTCTCCAACAAGTCTGCTGATTTTAAAATTGCTCGTTCTAGTTCTTGTCTACGAGTAAAGCCTTCAAACTCGGTCATGAACCACTCAAAATGACCCTCATTTAAATCAGGAATATGTTTTAACTCTACACCTGTTGCGGCTCGAATCTGCTCTGTACCCGGTAATGTTTTATATTCATTACTGTGTGTAGCAATGAACTCAGCTACCGGACGTAGGCTGCGATCAAAGTTTTCTGGATTATAAATGTTCTGCACACGCACATAAGACTCTGCGTCTTGCAACATCATTTCTAAGAATAGTCGTTGGACATCAAGCCCGTAGTCTTTTAACAAAATAAATTCCTTTTAATAATATTTTCCAATTTTTAAAGATTCCTTCCAATTTGTTCCTCGACGAGAGTCAATTTGATTAAGAACGTTTATCCAATGGTCTGACACCGGTGAATCCATGGTAGAGTTGATATAATTCACAATTCCACTGAGAATTTCAATACCTTTTAATTCCTCAATTACTCTGTGTTTAACCGACAATGGCAAATGTTCTAGGTTAAAATGTGGCCAATTGACAAATTGCGGATAAAATGATTTTGGAGTATTGGGTAAGATTGTTTGAAACCAATTATACACATCAATGACTTCTAACACATTATAATTACCCACAGTTATATTGATTGAAATGTTTAATTTGTCAGAGGAGTGTATTAGCTTTGTTATGTTATTACTGGCCACGTTCCAATCTCCTGGGTGCCTTACATAGTTAAACGCATCGTTGGTAGCATCAATACTAAAACATAATCCTACCGACCGAGCCTTATTCCACAGGTCTTTGACCTGTTGTGAAGGGCTAATGGTACCATTACTAGTATAGCTTAAATCAACATTTTTTAAAAGATCTTGTTTATCTAATGTTTGTAATAGAGTTAAATGTTCGTTGTTCAATAATGGTTCGCCGCCATTGAAATAAACTTTGGTAATATTTGATAAATCAAGTACGTCAACAAATCTGTTTGTTTTTTGTAAATATCTACCTAATTCAATCAATTGTTGTTTGGTAAATGCCAGCTCCTTGGCCCAGGTACTGCTGTTAATCGGTCCGCACATGATGCAAGCAAGATTACACGCCCAAGTAGCTGAATGATCTAATCCTGTAAGCACTACATCATGGTCAATTTTATCAATTGCTGAATCTCCTTCAATTCGAAGTTGACGACGACTTTGATGGCCTACATCTTCGGCAACCCAACAGGCTTGACATTCCGTCGGTCGTTCATTATTTTTAAATTGCTCTCTTAATTTATTTAAATATGGATTAGATTCAAAGTTAAAAGTATCAATTGATTCGACAGACGCGGTTGCTTGACAACACGGAGCAACACGTATTGAATCGTCATTGTAGCGGTCAACAAACAAGTTGTGATAGATGTCAGGGCACCAATTACCGTAGTCTTTTAACAAGTTGTTTTTTCCTTAGTTCTATTTTGATCTTGCTAGTTTCTCGGGCTTGCATTATAGTTATCAATGTAGCCAACTTACCCAAACGAATTACTGCATCATTTACATCCTTAATGCCCTCAGGCCACTCGGGCATACTAACAGCCCAGCCTAATTCTACTGCACGATCCACTAACCGCATACCAGCTTCGTCTTGATCTGGTACTACTATAACGTTGCGGCCTAGACTACGTATTAATTTAACCTGTGCATCATTGATCTCTGCGTGTAAGACTGCCAAGCCGTTAATGCTTAAGGCATCAAACACACCTTCGACTACAATGACTGTTTGCCAATCTGCGCCTTGCAAGTCTGTACCAAATACATAACCTGGCTGTATATCTTGAATATATCTAGGTGTGCGGTCGTCTAAAAATCTTGTAGTGTGCCCTACCACTTGATTGTTGTGCGTAAACGGAATTACAATGCCACGACGTGGCATTGTTTTATATAAAAATGGATAGTCTAGTGGTATTGCCCTACCTTGCAAATATTCCACAGCCAGGTCATTTAACTCTTTTGTTTCTGCAGGTAAGTCTCGATCTTCAAATTCAATTGCATATAATCGTTGTACTATTTCTTGTCGTTCGCCCAGGAGGCCTTCAATACTTTTTTGTTTTAAACTTTCAAGATTTATGCGTTCAATTTCTTCCGCAGGTACATCTAACCATTTAAGAAGTTGCCGAGCCTTGTAAGTTAAGTTACGTCCTAGGACAAAACTAGCAGTATATCCACAGTTGAAACAGTGATAACTCCAAGATCCGTCAGTGCCAGGTTTAATACCGCCACGCTGTCGCTTGTCTTGCGTGTCGCCGCGATGAATGCAACAAGGTGCGTTGAAACTTATCCAGCCACTGGCTGTTTGTTTTCGTTTAGCAGGTAAAAAGGAGACCACATCAATCATACTATATTATAGCAGATTGTTTGTGTGAAATCAAGAATGTTTGGTGTTATCTGTAGAGCAAATCGATTACGTAACCGGTACTGATTAGAACAGCGGCTCCAGTCTGGTTAGGAGCATTTGGATATAATCCAGCACCCATTCCGGCATTGGGCAAGTACCAATAACCCGAACCACCGTTGGTCACTTCGATGTTGTCAACTACTCCACCGGATATTGTGGCCACAGCCGTAGCGCCGGATCCATCGCCAACAATATTGATCTTTGGAGGAGCCAAATAACCACTTCCACCGTTGATAACATTAATACCAGTAACTACACCATTTTCTGTAATTGCATAGGCAATCGCCGGTGTTCCGGGTTGATCCGGTACAGCAAAGACACTGTTATTAAAACATATTCTGAGTATAGGATGCCATCCCATGATGTTCATATAGATTGTACGAGTTTCGTTGTAGTATGTTGTAGATTCAGTTACGTTGTACCAAATACTTTGATAGTTTTCCGCTGCTTGGGCTTTGATTGTTCCTGTGTAGCCATCCAAGGTCATCTGCACTGTGGTAACCGCATTTGCTGGTTCAATAAAACTACTGAAAAATTCTGTGTTTAAAAAACTATTCCAATAGTTGCCACCGTTGGGATTGCCAGACCAAAATGCATTGGTTGGGGCTTGTCCCCAGGTAGCGCCATCATATGAAGCTTGTGCTGATAACTTGTTAGTTGGTATGGTCAACGGCGCACTGGGTACGTGTTGTGGCAATATGCTGTCCACAATGTTTACCGGAGCACGAGCGCCTGCTTGTGCGTTAACAAATACAGCGTCGCTGTAGCCACCTGCAGGTTGTGTACGTTGAATACTGTAGTTGGCTGGCTGTGCTAGTACTTCTAGCAACTCGCTACCACTAAATTGCACCTTGGCGCGACCAGTCGCAGCATTTAAAATAACCATGGGTTTTTCTAATAGTAATTCATCACCCGCAGTGCTGATCACACGAAAAAAGAAAGTGTTACCGGTAATGTTAACTGGCTTTTCTTCTTGATTTATAAACTCGAATAAGAGCACATTATCAACGCCCTTGTTTATGGTTAATTGTTTTGCGTACACAGGATCATACCTATAGATAAAAGTTTCGCCATCCAAAGTATCCATTAACAATACTCGTGTTAGCTGTTGATAGAGATAGACTTGGGTGGAATACATACAGTATATTTAGCGCCTTTAGATTTTGATTGGAAAACGTTTTGGTAAATATTCACACGATATGACTAATGATTTTTTTGAAAAACTAGCAGAAAAGTACCCATTTATAACCTTGTGTGTCTGCGCCACTACAGAATACGTGGGAATCATACAAAATCAAGATGATTACATTACTACTATCTACGACTTTGGTGCTATACAAAACGTAGAAATTAAACAAAAGTTTTTAGAACTGGCAAACATTTGGTGGTGGGAAAGTAATAGAACTGTACCCATTAATATATTTCTTAAAACAGAGTGGGATTTATTTAAACCCTATCTGCGTACTTTTACCAATAAAGATCTTGAAATACTGCACGGGCCAGTTTGCAGTCTTAGCGAAATGAGCCGTAAAAAATCAAAAAGAAAATCTATTACTCTTGTGCGTCGGCTTGATTAAGTAGATTCATATGTAATGCTACTAGGGCTGCATAACTTATAGCATGACTTTGTTTGAACACAAATCCTCGTGAATCGTCACCATCCCAGACTGATTCAAACACTTCTACCCAAGGCCGATTTTGTAAGTGTGCTTTGCCGGGACGAATAATACTGATAAATGCAGCCATCCTGGGTATTGAATTGGGTTTCATAGTCTTCAATAATTCAGTATAGTTTCCTACGTGAACTAACTGTTTAGCCCAGTCTGAATCTGTCCATAGTCGTTCCCAAGGCGGTTCTTTAGCGATCATTTCTTTATAATGCTCTGGCGTTTTAATTAGTTGATAAACTGACATATTCAATAAGTCAATTTTAAAATAGCCTAGTTGTTCGGCAGTTTCGTAGTCAATTGCAGCACATTCATTTACAGGATCATAGGGAATGTCAGTAACATACACACCACTGTTATGCCTGCGTACCTGCCCTTGATGCATCTGCCTTGCTGGGGTAGCACGAATCAACTGTAACAATTGATCTCTATCGGCAAAGTCAATATCAATATCTGCACTCATTACCAACCTGCTTTCTGTAACATATCCTTGGCATACTCTTGATCTGCAGGATAGTCTTTGAACTTACGCATCCAAAAGTCTGCGTCAATGTAGGACCATATCATAGCTATCTGTGTAGTGTCCAATTCTGACAGGAACTTCTGCCCCGACTCACTGTTATAAATGATCCAAGGGCTAATACGACCAGCACTCACAGCATAGACCATGGCATTGGTATTACCGTAACGTAAGCAATCTTCTGCCGGGTGCCCGGATGTTTCTGCCCAGTCAATGCCAAATTCCATGGCACGGGCTAGCGCATCATTGACATTTTCTACACGCAAGTAGTCTGTCAAGTATTCTGTATAGACTGTATCTTTAGCCCAATGGTCAATTTTTTTGTTTTGTTTCAATACCCACTCAACAAAACGTGCTGGATTAATAGCACGGATATCCACACAATAGCGACCAAACTTTACAAAGGCCTTGTAGTAAGGACTGTCAGCAAAATCATCAAATGTTTTTAACTTAGCCGACCCTTGGGTAAGCTCATAGAACTTGATGTATGCCTGGAAGCCCAGGCGCACACCTGCTTCATCTTTTTCTTGGCGACGACGACGCGGTTCGCAAGAATGCACCGCAAGACTAGACTCTTTAATAAAGTCTTTCTTACAATACTGACAGGTATACTTCATTTTTTTGTTTCTTGTCCTAGTTGTTTAAGGTATGTGTCTATGTCTTTTTTGGTATTAATTTTGGCCATTAACTCTAACTCGTCATCCTTGAGATGCGGATACAACTCGGCTAACTGTTTTTTAATACTTCCAGCACCGGGTTCTTTTTTCTTAGGAGCAATCCACTGATGTCGCTTGATGCCATCTCCTGGACTAACAGTTGTAGCACATAACCACTGTAATTTAGGATGTCGATTGATAGCAAAAAAATGTTTGTTTAAATTTTCATTACAACTCTGAAGATAATATTCTTGTATTAGTCTATCTCTGTCAGACCCGCTGGCCAGCACACTTGATCCATAACGAATCATTAAGAAGTTACTGAACTTTTTCTTTTCGTCAGCAGTTAACTCATCGTAGAAGTCTCTGTTCTTACGATCAAACTGCGTCATTTCGTTGTTGATACTAAGTTTATCCACTACCAGGCCCGATTATAATCAACTATTTCACAGTTACGACTAATGTCCTTGACAAAATATACACAGTCAGGTTGCTTGCCTTCGCCTAATGGTACGCACAACATCTGACCATTTTTAAGTTTAGGAGCATACCAAGTAACTTCTTGATACACGTCAATAATTTCTATATCTAAAAAACTAGGCCTAAAACTACTTAACGGATTAAATTGAAATGCCTTAAACCCACGATCGTTGATACTTGTCAACGGTAATACTTCCAGGTCGCCTAAGTCAGGTTCGCCAATTAAAATTTGCCAATCCACAGGCATTTTAATTCTGTGATCACCTATACGTAGAACTAGGGCAGGTGACGTAAAACTTTCTAAAAAAATTAATGGAATATAATGATAATCTGGGTCTTTAGGATCGCTATTATCAAATATGGAAAACCGCATATCATCTACTTCTTCAGGTAAATGATCTAAATCAAATGGCTTGTTATCAAGTGTTAATATTCTCATGTGTTTATTATAACATATTTTGTAATACATGCAACCTTTATTTCCATTCTAGTTTTTCCTGCGTAAAAGGATAATTGGCTTCTTTATAGAACTGTTTACGTTTGGTCAAATGTCGTTTGGCAAACTTACAGGTACTAGTTACGTCCCAGATTTGTACGTGGTCCTTGTCCTCTGCTTTGCGTATTCCTCTTCCAATGCTTTGGATGACCCGGACAAAAGATTTACCAGGTTCAACAAGAACAAGATTAAAGATACGGGGTATATTAATACCAACAGCAGCAACACCGTAGGTAGCCACAATAATTTTTCCTGTGGCCTCTGCAACTTCGTCATATTCATCTTGTCTTGCCTTTGCTTTGGTTGCACCCGATACCATGACTGCGTTATCACCTAGGCGTTCTATAATACCTTGCCCAGCGGCAATACGATCAACTAGCACCAGGGTATTACCTGTTAGGTTAACTTGTCGAATTAAATTGGCAATAGTGTCTAACCTATCGGGTTCTTCCAATAGGAATTTCAACTCACTTTGGTAGTTGGCAAATTCTGCGTGGTCAACCAACTGCACAATGTTCACGTGGCACTGTGCCAGTACGCCCTGGCTTTGCAGTTCGCTAGCACTGAGTCGACCGATTACAGGTCCAAGACTGCACTTTAGAGCCTGAAACTCAAATGGTTCTTTGGGAATAGTTCCTGTTAGCCCCCAACGTAGTGGAATACGGCTCATCACGCCTGTAAGCAAGCTCTTAAGTGCATCAGCTTTGGCCATGTGTACTTCGTCAACAATAACGCAGACAACATCTTCCAGGAACTCACCAATGGTAACATCGCCTACACTATTTTTGGTATTCTTTAACAGGACATTTAGGCTTTGCCAAGTACAAATGGTATGTTGACGTCCCCATTCTTTACGATCACCAAAGTAAACACCTACATCCTGTTCCATATTGATGTAATCTTTTTCTGTCTGTGTCACTAGACTCTTGTTGGGCACAATAACAATGGTACGGCCATAGGGTGCTACAGCATTACTGAGTGCAGCAGTGATAACGGTCTTGCCTGCACCTGTGGCAATCTCCTGGATACATTGTGGATTCTCAAGGAAGTTATTAATAATCTCAACTTGATAATCACGTAGTGCCATTGGTTGCCCTTCCATTGGGTGACCCTTAGGCCATAGCACATGACCGAATGTTGACTCTGTTACCTGCTCAAACGCAAAATTAACCGAGTAATCTCTTTGGTCATCCAGTTCAATATCATAGTTGAACTTTTCCAGTATGGGAATGATTTCTGGTAGCAAGTTTACATAAGTGCTACCACCAAGTTGAAAATAGCTTACCTTGCCATCCCAACGACCAAGGCGCACTGCGGGTAAGTAACGGGCTCCAGGCACATCATACTTAAACGCCGTAACCAAAGCACGACGAGCATCGAGTTCTAATCCCTCGATCTTGATGTTCACTTCGTCTTTAATTATAATTGTAGCTGTTCTCATTCTATGGTAACTTTCGTAACACGTTGTCTTTGTTTAATTTCGTCGAGCAGTTGTTCTCTAGGCATAGTTTCAATGAGTTCTGCTACAGGAAATCTTAAAGGCAACAATCTTGAATCTTGAAATATTGGATACCCACGATCGTAAAAAAATGTTTGATGGTCTAAATAGTATTGTTGCATTCTTAGTAATTTTTCAGCCGCATAAGCCGCTGTTTCTTTGTGTAGCCTAACATTAAAATCAGCCGAATAAAAATTAAACGGCTTAAATGCATCGTGTCCTATATAGTTATCTCTATCTTGAGTCAAGTCCTCTAAGGTCTTACCTATTTCGCAATAGTTAAGACACACTGATCCAAACTTAGGATTAAGTGTTCCATATTGTAACATATCATCGGATAATGTTTTAATCTTTGGCATACCAAACCAGGTGCAGACAAATCTAGGACGATTACCACGTGCCGCACTTTCACATCTATGAACGCTGACATTTAAGTTAGCCAAATGTTGTCTTACCTCTTTTGGTATAGGGCCATATTCTGGATGTATTGGATGTTGATCTATTAATCCATGCCATTGTTCAAAAATATTGTGTAGATAGTTTAATGTATCTTGATCGTGGACTGTAACTAGATCTCGAGTAATCAACGGGTTCCAAGAGTTAATTCCTTGTATACATTCTTGTATTTTTACCAATGCAATATGTTGATCTTTATCTTGCGTATTAAACCCATAAAATCTTTCAGGATCATCCAATGGCCACTGCTCCCGTTGGCTCATGCGCTCAAGCCATAGTTGAGCTATTGGATTTTCCAATACTTGAAATTGTAATTTTAAATCCAAGAGACTAATAGTCAAGATCATATGCTAGTATAACATATTTAAAACAAAAGATCAAAAAAACAGGCCCCTAAAGGCCTGTCAAAAATGGGCAGTTTGCACTGCCCAGGAGCTACCGTTTACTTAATCTGTTTTATAACCGATTAAGAATTTTTCATACAAGTTGTACTAGCCAAAGCCTTCCAATTATCACCAGACACTTTGGTCAAGTCTGCAATCTTTAATGCCATACGCAGGCTTATTTCACGTAGTCGATTTTGGTTAGTTTCCATGAATGCAATAACCTCATCGCCTTGTTCTTGGCTAAAATCGTAGTCTGCAAACAGCTCGCCCTTTAGGTAGATCTGCTTGATACGCAAGAAACGATCACGCAAGGTGTTCAGTGTCAGGTCAATAAAGTGACAACGACTCTGTAGTGCTTCCAAGTGGTCTTGCAGCTTCTTGCTTTTAAGATTCTGGAACTGTAGGTTGGTGATAAAGATACACGAACCTTTGAAGTCAAACATATCTGGAACGCCTTCACGACGCAACATAGCTGAGTCACTATTCCAGTAGATTCTACGTTTCTTACCAGAATCTAATGCAGCCTTAAGAATGTTCAAGCTCAAGTCATCTTGGAACACCGAATCACAGTCGTCAAATACGATCACATTGTTCTTGTCACTGTGCTTGTACAAGGTACAGTAGAGACCAATCGGAGTCATAGCACCTTTGATCACTTCGTACTTGACACGACGTCCTGACAACTGATCAAACAAGCCACTATGCTCTAGCTGTTTTTCTACACCATAACTCTTGCCCACCCCAGGAGGGCCAACTACAATCATAGCACGGACGTCACCGGCAATTGTGGCCTTGGTCATTTGATCGAGGATGTCAAAGCGTTCACCGATGCGGGCAATAACTTCTTCGTCTGTTTCCACTGGTACTTTAGCATGAACATGAACCTGCGGATGGGCGACGGGTGCTACAAATTCACCTGCAGGAACTGACTCAGCAGTAAATTCTATATCTTCAATGCCGTTGACATTGATACGAACTACTTCTGGTAAGTCTGGGCCAAAAAAGCCATCTGATTTCACAGTCACGTAGCCTCCTTTGGCTCCTGTTTGGTAACCCTTTACTAGGTTAAAGGTCACATTGTTTACGGGTTGATTACGGTATGTTCCGTTTTTAATAATTACTGTACTCAAGGTTAGCTCCTTTTTATTAACAATACAACTATTATACTATATTGGCGATTTCTGGTCAACCGCTTATTTCTTTAAGATTTCTCTGGTTTTTTCAAGGATTTTAAGACGATCTACTTCCATACTATACAATGTAAGCACCATTAATCCAAGTCCAACAACTACTAGACTGATCGCAATGTAATTTAGTGAGATGTAAGTGAGTGCTAACATCATTACCGCGGACCCAATCAATGCTGAGCCTATTAATTTTGCTACATATAATTTTGCTTGTGTTTCTGGTTTCATTTGCTTCCTTTCCGAAGGTTCATTTAATGATTAATTTACTACTATACTAATATTATAACAAAAAGGTCGTTAATGGTCAACCGTAAAAAACCCTTGTAAAAACAAGGGTTTATAGTGCATTATCGTACGGCCATACTCATTAGGCTGTGATCAATCCAAGGAACTATAAGGTCTTGCTGTTCTAAGTAGCCGTGTAGGTTTATACTAGCGTCGGCTGATTCGGGCAGTAGTTTAAGTTCGGACAGCCTGTACCAAGAAGCAGTTTTTGGATCTAGGGGTTCTTGATCACTTTTGTACACTATAGCATGTAGCCAATTATCATTAGGCGATTGTTTAAAAAATCCACTGCGACAATCCCATCCAGCAGTGGCCAACATGTACATCAGACTTACCATGCTATAGTGATAATAACTGCCAGAAGGCAACGAATAATCCAATTGACGACGATGTATGCGTTGCGTGATGGGAACACAAATGTATAACATGCCTCCAGGGCTAGCAATATCCCACCAACGACCAAGAGTCTGCACTGGGTTTAAGGCAAATTGAAAACTATCGTGACACCATAAGATGTCAAATCCTTTCTCAGGGGCTTCAATAAAACTTTCAAAATCACGTTTTTGGTAAGATATATTATTGTGACTTTTTGTTACTGGAAGATGATCAATTAGATCTACGCCGGTACATTTTATGTCTAAAGGAACCGGAGGTTCATCATCGGTAGTACGTGTGGCCCACCATTTAAGATCGTCGCCAAGCCCACATCCAAGATCTACCAAGGTAGCAATACTATACATAAAATCACTGTATGCAAGCAATTGATCTAATGTCTCAAGGCTGTGCTGATGACTATCTGCGGTTTTTTCAAATTTCATACTTGTATATCTTCCATTCCGGCTGTGCGTAAGCGAACAATATGTCCCGACATCCAACTTTTGCTATCCAGCCCTTTCATAATGCCCAACCAGCGATTACGTAGTAATGCTACTTCATTAATAATTGTTTCAAAGTCAATGACTTCGTCCTCACCATCAACATACTTTTCAGCATCACGGCTAGTTAGGGCACGAGCATACCCTTCTAAATACTTCTGAAAGTGTCGTCGACGTATTTTGCGTAACTGTATATTAAGATGATTTAAAATTGCTTCAATTTCTTGCAGTTGATTAAATCTGTGTTCGGTGATCCCTGGAAGCTCTTTGATATTTTTCTCAATAAGACCACCAACTTTGACATCGCGTTTAGCATCTTCGAGCTCACGCTCGTAATAAGCAATAAAGTCAGGTATTGCTCCTAGATCTGACGCAACTTTACTATACCACATTAATAGTCGTCATCCTCGTCATCATCATACTCTTCGTCATCCTCTTCTTCATCTGCATGATCTTTAAGATAACTTGCTAGTGCTGATTTAACGCCCGAGTCGGTTTTAAATACACTCTTGATGTCGGCGGCATCACAATCGTTATCAATAAGAACTGATACCAATGTTTCTGCAGCTTCGTCGCGGTCTTGTGGATTAACATAACGCTTGAGTTCGTCCCAAATCTCTTTACTTAATTCTACTGACATTCTTATTCCTCCGTGGCTTCGTCTTCAGTACTTAGTTCTGCTGACTCAATTGGCTGTTTACCAAACTCGGCAATAATTGTGTCTAGACAACCATCATCGTTGGCTTCCCATTTTTTACGGAATTGTTTGATAATTTCGCCGTCCAATGTAGTGTAAACCAGACTATTGCCTTCTTTCTTAAGCAGGCCTTTTTTCTCTGCCAAGTCTACCATACCTGAATACGGGCTCATACCTGTTGCATACGGAATCTTAACTTGTACGCCTTCAAAGGGTTTGGCATAGCGTGTTTTCATGATCTTACAACCTGCACGGATACCGTTTACTTCGGTTACCTTGTTGCCATCTTCATCTTCTTTGAGCTTCATTTTCTTCATAGCAACAACAATACTCGAAGCATAGATAAAGCCTTGACCGCCGGAGATCTTGTCGTCCGGATCAAACATGTCTTGACTAGCATACGTATGATTAGTACAAACCATGCCTACGTTGTAACTACCAAACATGTTGACACAGTTACGAACCAGTGCTGTAAGTGCCTTGGGTTTACGACCCATGTCGCCTTTTAAATCGCCTGCTTCGAATTGATTCATATCAGTAGGAGTTAGCAACATACCCAATGAGTCAATGACAAATAACACTTTCATACGCTCGCCATCTGGTAATGCCTTGTAGTCAGTCATGAATGTTGAGATTGTTTTAGCAACGTCATCAATCATGGCCATGTTAAGTTTAAGTAACTTGCTATCACTGGTATCTACGCCTAGTGCGTGTAACCACTTTTCATCGAGTGCATTCTCACTGTCAACCAGGATAACAAAGATTCCTTGCTCTTGTGCGTGTTTTACAATGTTACCACTACAGATATAACTCTTACCTGCTCCAGATTCACCTGCAAATACAGTTACCTTGCCAAGTGGAATGCCTTTGTTAAAGTCGCCCGAAATAAGATAGTTCAAGGCAAAGTTACCTGTGCTGATCCAATCTGTTGGATCGTTAAATCCGATACTAAGACCGTCAATGCTCTTAGTGATGTCCTTGCGGAACTTGCTAATGTCAAATGGTTTACCCATGTTTTGCCTCTATAGTTTATAAGATGATAATAACACAAGGGTTGCCCCTTGTGCTACCATTTAGATTAAATGCTTACGCCTTTTGACGGGCACGAATCATTGCCAAAATATCTTCTGCTTTTTGTGTAGAAGGTTTGGCTTCAACTGGTGCTGCCGCTACTGCTGGCTCTTCATCATCGAAGTCACTTACAGCAGGCGCTGGCTCGGCTTTAGCTACTGGTGCCGGAGCACTTTCGTCTGCGGCAGGAGCACTTGAACCTGCAGGAGCCGTAACACCTGCTGGGCGGAAATACTGACCCCAACGTTCTGTGTCATAACTCTGACCATCAACACTAGCTTCAAACATTTCTTTGATAACTTTGAGTTCTACTTCGCCTGGTTTCTTAGGCATAAATGTACTCAAGTCAAACAAGCCATACTGTTCAACAGCTGCTTGTTCAGCTTCTGTGAGTGCTGTTTCTTTACGAGCCCACTTAGAGCCATTGTAGTCAGCAAAGCCACCTTTGGAACCTTTGCTGATACGGAAGTCCAAGCCACGCAAGTAGTCGGTTGGCAATTCTTCCAACTCTGGATCCATTAACGCACCTTTGATGGTGGTAAAGATCTGAGGGCCAATGATAAAGCGACGGATTGGATTTTCTGGAGTCTTGTCATCGCCGAGTGGATTTTCGCGAACAAAGCCTTGGAAAATGTAACTGCGTTTTTTCCAATACTTACGACCCATTTCTTCTAATGCCTTGTCTTTGAACCAAGTACGAACTTCTGTAAGAACTGGACAAGTTTCGCCCCACATTTCTACACAAGGTACCTGTACATATACTTGTTTTGATTCCATCTCGCCTTTGATACCATTAAATGGTAAACGGATCATAGCACGTTCTTGCCAAAAGAATGTGTTCTTTGAGTTACCGTCTGGGAGGAATCTAAGTGTTGCGGAAGCGCCTTCCTCCATATTCCAGTGTGGATAAATTGCATTATCGCCACCTGTGGAGTTGCCGCCTTTGTTGTTGCCTTCTGATTGTGCGAGTCTCGCACGGATTTCTGCTAAAGATGCCATAATAAGTTGCCTTTCGAATTGTTTATGGTTGTTGCCTATCTAAATTTTAGATTCTGGTTGCCTGTGATACAAAAGAAAAAAGCGTATTCACTTGTGTAGTGTACACGCTTAATTCCTTAGCGTCAAGTACTATTTATGACGCGGTTGTTCTAATTGTAGAATTACTTTATCAATTTGGTCCAACTAACCCACCCACAGCAGCATCACTAGGTCCATTACGACCATACACATCAGAGTCTTTGATCTTTTTGTGTCCTTTGATGCCTGCTTTGTAATCTTCTGCTTCGTCCTCGTCGGGTGCTACAAAATTATCATACTTGTCTGAATCAGTAAAATCTACCAAAGATTTTGATTTAGGGTTATCTTCGTTATCAATCTCAGCAACTAACTTTTTAGGATTGTCACCAAATGGCGATTGTGTTGCCCCAGGCGCAAACAGTTTCATTATAGAGTTTACTATACCCGATGTTGAATTTGGGCTTGGGCCAATGTCGACTTCGCTTAGTGAGCTTTTGCTGACCTTGCCATCAATCAAATCGATGTATTCACGCAGAGTTTTCATTTTACTTCTTCAATCCAGAAAGTTCTTTGAGACGATCTAAGAAGCTAGTGTCTTTACCAACTTCTTGCATTTTGCCACTGTGTCCATATTGACCTGCCAATAGACTAGAGTCATCTTTCTTGGCAAAACGATCTTGAATAGCACTGCCTAACTTAGCACCAGCTACAGCACCTTTGACAGAACGAGTAGCAACTCCGCCCAATGCGCCACCGGCTAGTGCACCACGGACACCTTCTTTGGTTTGTTTTTTGTCATCGTCTTTACTTAGATAGTGTCCGGCAATGCCACCTAGTGCAGCTCCAGGAAGTCCACCAACTGTTCCGCCAAGGCCTGCGCCAATAGCTGTGCCTAGTTCACCTTCGTCAGTTTCTTCTTTTTCATTTTCTTCTGGGCCGCCTAATTTATCACCAAGTAGGCCACCGGCGCCGCCACCAGCAGCTGATCCAATCATTGCGCCAATTGGGCCACCCAGGGCGGCTCCGGCCATTCCGCCGCCAACAGTGCCAGCTAGTCCACCAGCAAGTTGACCTTTCCAGCCTTCGTCAGTTTCCTGGCTATTTGGTTTATATGGTCCGCTCGAAGGTTTAACATTAAGTGGCGGTGTTTTTGGTTTGTCTTTAGTTAAGTAGTGTCCAGCAATGCCACCAAGTGCGGCACCAGGAATACCTCCTACAGCCCCACCAAGACCTGCGCCAATAGCTGTGCCTAATTCATCTTCGTCCATTTCGTCTTCAATCATTGAATTAGAAAAGCCTGGCATTGTTTTAGAAACAGATGTGTCTAAAGTTTTAGAGAGATCAGCTGTGCTCATTGCAGGCATAGATTGGCTACCAACAGTTGGATTTTTGTTGGCAAAAATTCCGCCTGGCTCTTTAGGAGTGCTTTTTATTCCAGCCAGGCCTTTGAGTGTATCTACAATACCTTCATCAGTTTCATCTTTTTCAAATACTGAACCGGCAATATCGCCCATTGGATTTGTTCCGCTGGCTATTTCAGCAGGAGTAGGTTTGGGCACGTTGGTGTCTTTGAATAATTTGCCAATATCACCAATTACATCGCCACCTGCGGCTGTATATCCTGCGGCGCCGCCTAGTGCAGCACCAGCTAACGCTGGACCCACTGAGCTGTCTTTATCCTTTTTATCATCTTCAATGATACCAGAACCGCCCTTGGTTAATTCTTGTCCGCCTACTGCACCTGCGGCTCTTCCAATTTCTCCGCCAGCAGTAGCACCTAGGGCGGCGCCAGCTGGGCCACCTAATGCACCACCTAACGCACCACCTGCTAATGTTCCAAGCATACCGCCGCCCATTGCACCACCCACGGTACCGAGGATGCCTTCGTCTGTTTCTTGTGGCAAGCCTGCTAGTTCGCGCATTCTACTCTTTTCTTCAGCATAGTCGCCGTGCATAACGCTTTCACGTTCGATGCCGTAGTCTTCATCTGGAACACCTGGGCTGTTACTACCGTAGCCAGGCAATCCTAAATCACTACCAAAACGATCTGCTACCCATTCGTGTGGGTCGCCATCATCAGCTTTATGTGTTCCGTATGGCATATCATCGCGGTAATAATCATATAAAGCATTGTGTAGATGTTTACTTACTTCGCCTGTTTCTTTAAAATCTTTAACATCACGCTTGAATGTATCAAGTATGTGTTGGAAAGTTGAACCTGTGTCATCAGTTAAAACATTTTCTTTTATTTCTTCTTCTGTAAGTAGTCCGGCAGCACGTCGGATTGATTGTAATGAATCTTCGGCTAAATCTCTTTGTGGCACTGAAACATCACGAATTAACGCATCTGCCTTGTCACCACCTATTGAATCACCATCGTCCAGTTCACCTTCTTGAACCGGGTCTTGTGGTTCCAAATCTGCAGGGTTAGTTGCCTCAGGAGGATTCATTTCAGCAGTAGCATCAATGTTTAATTGTTCAATGACTCGACGTACATCTGGATCATTGCTTAACTCTTGCATACGATCAAGTATAACTTGCCGTGCATCTGCATTAGCATCGCGCTCGGCTAATTCTTGCAATTGATCAAATAAATGATCATCTCCTAACAAATTGTATAATTGTTCTGTGGCATTGGTAGCATCAGCACCAACAGGCAAGTCGGTACTCATTAACTCAAGTAATTCTGCTTGTTTTTCTGGTGTGTCTGGTGTTTGCCATGTTCCTTCTACCAGGCGGTCTGCCCAGGTTTCAAATATGTTGGCTTCTTTCATTGCTGTTCCTTGTTGTTGTATTCTTGCTATCAACGGTAGTGCATCTTCAATACGTTGATCAATGCTTTGTGTCACAAATAAATGTTTGAGTCCTTCGATTACAACTGATTCTTCTGTGATATCAGCTGGCGCCCAAGATTCAAAATACGCTGCGTATCCACGCGGGCTGGTTAGGCTTTTAAGATTGTGCTGTAACGTTTCATAGTAGGCATTGGTTTGCTCTACCAATTGTGCTGTGTCGCCTTCTAACAACTTACCGTTATTGGCACGACGGAATCTTGATAGTACTGTTAATTCCGTGACCATTTCTGCAATGTGTTGCCCACGTGGGTCATAGGGACGGCCACCATTGCGTACATGCTCCAGCATGGCCTTGCCAGCGGTTAAATTTTTAAATGGTAACTTGTAGCGTTCACCTTCGGCAGTTTCAATAAACAAACTTTCTACATAACGGAAACGTGCTTCATCCTCACCAAGACTACGTTTGTGTTTGATCATTAGGCGTGATTCAGTTGCTCCAGCATTATAACTTACATCTTTTTTGCCAGACCATGATTCAAACAGGCCTTCTTTGATTGCAGCCTGACCTTGCATACTGTATCGTAAGTGGTTGAGATTTTTAATACCAAAGTTCATGCGATTATTTCTAACAGCAAAATTCTTTAATTGCTCAAGAAAAGCAAACCATTCTGTTTTATCAGAACCTTCCATGGTTTTGCCTACATTGTCTGCACAATACACTTCTAAGTCGCCTTCGTTGCTGAGCATGATTACTACTGTACCATAATCTTTACCACTCTGAGCACGAAAGTCAAAACTGAATATTTCAGCTTCGGCAGGATCTGGAGCAGGCTTGCCAGAAACATCAAGCATTTCTGGATCAAAATCTCTACTAACTAGCAGATCAAATAGTTTGCGGGCAGGCGTAAGTTGTGACATAGTAGTGTATTTAGCGCATTACTGATATGAAGGGCATTGGCGGTATAATAACATCACCGTGATCTCTCAGCTGGTTATTGATATCGTTATCATAGGTTTGTAGCAATTGTAGCATTCTAACTGCTAGTACTGTACTCATTACTAAATCATCAGTTTCGCCAGGTTTAGCCGCATAACTCACACCCGACGCTACAAAGGTTTTGAGCTCAGAAACCAAGCCAGTACTACGTATTTTCATTCGTCCAGTTTCAATCAAAGTTTTTAGTTTATTACAAGCGGCTAGCTTGGTCTTGGGTGTGGTATTAAATCCCTTGCGATATCTGCGGCCGCCACCACCGGCTGTATCACTGAGAAAATAGCCCTGTATGCGTTCTTCGCCCCATTCGGCGATACTGATCAAGGCAGCTTCGCCAATGGTATTGTTTTCTATACTAAAATAGATATTTTCAGGACTGTTAACTGTTTCGTTAATGTGTGCGCAGATGTCGGCTAAGATTCTAATCTGTTCAGGAATTGTAGTTTTATTATGTCGCCACTCGCCAATTTGTTCTGTGGTATTGGCTTCAAAAATTTGTATAGCGGCCGGGTCGCCTCCGGTACCTAGACTAGGATCTAAGGCCACTACATAAGTGCGGCCTGCCTTGGGACGTTGATACCAACGTACCTGTCCAGTTTTATACAAGGGTTCGTGACCTTGTAAATCGATCAGTTTAGCCGGAGCAATAAGTGTTTCGTCGTTGATGATAAATTCGCAGCCCATCTCACGACGAAAACGATCATCACCTAGTTGTGCTCGTTGTTCGTTGGCCCATTTTTCATCACGATCTGGGTGTTCGTTCCAGTAGCTACGATAAGATTTAAATCCATTGATACCAACTTCTGTTGGATTGCCATAAGCATCTTCACATTTGAGGGCACCTTTCCAGAGTAACGCAAACTGATCTTCGTCTGAGTTTGGTGTACTTGTAATAATAGCCTTACCACCTGTTGCTAATGTAGGGCTGATAGAGGTCCAGAACTCTTTGGCAATACCAGGACGAACGAACGCAAACTCGTCACAGTATAAGAGTGATATACTCATACCGCGTCCTGTGTTTTCTGTTGTTGTGGTTGAAACTATACGTGATCCGTTTTCAAAGTCCAAGTTACCTTTGTTGTAACTGGTAACACCTGCACGGATATGATCCGGGCATAACTCATAGGCATAGCGAATACGTTGCATGATCTCTTGCGAGCCTGTGTACTTGTGTGCGGCAATAAGAATGGTTGAGTCCGGGTGGAACATGGCTACCCATAGCAGGTAGCCTGCGGCACTGGTTGACTTACCAGTTTGTCGCGGCATCATTGAGATTGAGTATCTATAGTTGTGGTAAGTATTAATCAGGCGTTGTTGATAGTCAAACGGATGATACAGCATTTTGCCCTTGGTAGGATGCTGTATGTGGAAAAAATTATCCATAAAATAGTGTGGGCCTGTTATAGGGTCAGCACATTTCATAAATTCTTCTAGTTGTTGGTCGGTCCAGGAGTGCTTACGATATGGAGCCTTGACTAACGTTGATTCATCTTTGCTCATATACTGTTATTTGCATAGTATTGCATCTATCTCAGGCCATAATCGGGCAAACTGTCCTTGTGTATCTTGGTGATAGGTAGATTCTGTTAGGTCAACAAAGTCTAATAATTCTTTACTGCTGTCTTGAGTAGCAGGCTGATTATAACTTTCTTTAACTTGCAACAAAAAGTTGCGTTCGCTGTCAGTAAGATCTGTTCTTGCTAATACCTTGCTGACTTCAGCTAATGCTAGGTCCTGCACAGCCTGATTATGATTTGTTGGATCTAAACAGGGTACAGAATGTAATGTTTGAAAATGCACAGTCAACTGTTGACTTTTTGTCCAGTCAAACAAGTTGGATAAACAAGTTGCATTATACATATTATAGACAGCGTGTATGCCGCCCCAATGTCCACGAGCAAATAATTCTTTAAGAATTGTTAAATTATGTTGTAGTAACGTCCAATCCGCACCATAACGAACATATTCAAACTGTGGACCAATGTTGTCAAAGCTCATTGACCACCCTACTCGACGTCGTTGGGCTAGTTTTTTAAATATTTTATTTGTTTCAAAATTTACACTCATGTTGGTAATAACTGTTACTACGCAATCTTCGGGTATAACATCAAGCAAACGTTCGTTTTCCGGCAACAACAGTGGTTCGCCGCCAACTAGTGCAACTTCACGAATGTGTGGACGATATTGATTTATGTAGTCGCAAACTTGTTCGTAGTAGGGACGAGTTCCTGACTTAAATGGAATGTTCTTTAATACTGCCCATTTTGAACTTGCTGATGGGTCGCAATAATTACAACTAAGGTTACAGGTAGTGTTCCATCTGACATCAATCAAAGTTGGAATGTGTTCAGTATCGCTGGCCTGTGTAGAGTCAAAATCATGATTAATATTGTTATGCCATTCTCGCTCGCTATTGCCAAACTTTTCTGCGTTCACACAATTACTACAATATTCATGGGCTACGCCTTGGCGCAATGATCTACGAATTTCCTGTAGTTTTTCACCTTGTAATACTTCTTCAATATTTTGGTCATTGAGATTGCCCAGCATGTTAGGATTGCCGGCACAACAAGTTTTTATGTCACCACGTGGATTAATATGCAGCCCCCGCCAAGGAGCTGCACAATAGAAATTGCTCATACTGTAATTATGAGCGGACAGGTCACTGGCCTAAATTAAATCGCATGCCGGTAGCTTGCTCTACAGCGGCCACAGGCACTTGATATTTAGGCAAATCAGCTACCGGTAGTGGAGCATTGGGCATTAACCAGGCTTCTACTTTACGGCTGTTCTTTTCAATAACAATCTTGTACAAGCGTGTCGGAATACCTAGACCGTTGCCAACAACAGGGTGACCCGGATCGTAAATACCACCAGAGATGATGTAGAAATCTGTTCCTGGGGCCATGGCCCATTGACGTTCAAATGTTTCCAACTGCTTCCAGATACCACGATTGTTGTTGGCCACTTGTGGAACCATGTTTGACAAGTTAAAACTCTCCGTCATGATAGCATCATTTTGTGTGTTGTTACCGGCTGGAGCCATATGTCCGCGATCGTGTGTTTTACCAACTACAGCATAGTCAGCTAGACTAGCACTACAGTTAGGTGTAACTGATGCGTCTGGGTGGAAGTTGTCTTTACGTTTTGCAGGACCTGTCATTGCGGCCACTGTCAAGTGTTCAAATACTGCCACAGGAGCCTTGACACTACAACGATGGATCACTGCATAGTTCATGTGGCAAATCTCTTGATCGCCAGGTTGTGCCGCATATTGCGGTGTGCCGTTGGCTGTGAACTGCGGACACTGTTGATTGATT